AATCCGTTGCCTAACTTAGAACTTAACATTAACACAAACTTTGGTGTAAAACCTGTTCTTATAGATCGACTTGTGGAAAAAGTAAACAATCTAATTGCTAAGGGTGCTATCAAAGATTTTAAAGTTTTCACTAGTATGGATACTTGGGGTAAACCTGCGGAGTATATTCGTACCGGATTAGATCTAGAAGTATGGGAACGTAATTTAGATACCTATCTAACTAAAACAACGTTGCCAATAACCTTTATGTGTACTTTTAATATACTAACAGTGACAAACTTTCAAAGTTTACTAGAAAAGATTTTAGAATGGCGCATTAAGTATAACGGCACAGAGCAAAACAAATGGCAGCGTGTACGCTTTGACACCCCATTCTTGAAAGAACCTTTGCAGTATGATATGAATTTATTGCCTAAAGAAGAATTTATGCCATACATGATTAGTCACCTAGACTTCATTCTAGCCAATCTAGACGATAAAAACCGCAGCAAATTCAGTGAGTTAGAATACGAAAAATTCCTAAGAGTAGTAAAATACATGGAATCTAGTATCTATACCCCAGAAAAGCTAAAAGAAGGCAAAAGAGACTTCTTTAATTGGTTTACGGAATATGATCGTAGAAGAGGTACAGATTTTCAAAATACCTTTCCAAATCTTGTGAAGTTTTATAATGACTGTAAACAACAAAGCAAATAAACTTACATTTAGATTTGAATTATTAAAGCCTAAATATACCAGAGGGGATATTACAAATCCACCTTTTGCAGATGTTTATAAATCAGACAGGTCGTCTATAGGTAATTTTTTAAAAGACTCTCGTTTTAGATTTTCACAATTAGTAGATATTATTTTTTATTATCATGCTCGTATTGAAACAAATGCCGAATATACAATAAACATTGAATCTATCGACAGCTCACACACCAGTAATTATATTATTCCTATAGCAGTGGCATATCATCCAAACGATTGGACAGATTTATTCAACGGCAACCCAGTAGAAAAACAATCAATATTTGAATGCATTAATCCTATATACTTAAAAGATTTACAAAATGGACAGGCAATGCTAATGATTGATCAAAGTGTTGAGGGGTATCATACTGATTGGTTATGGCAGTGGTTTCATAAAAAATGTGCAGACTACAATATAACCCCACAGGCAATTATGTATGTTACAGGTGATCAATCATCGTCAGATAATTATAATCAGTGGGCGGTGGATAATAATGTTGTTAATAAATTAAACATACTGCCATCTACAACTTTATCTTTTTACATAAACCAAACTTATGTTAATCGTGGACTTGATATCAAATTTGATCAAGTATTAAATTATAAGAAAGAACATTCTTCTAAAATTTATCTATATGATTGTACTAATTTTAGACCAAGGCCTCAGAGAATTTTTAATTATCTACATCTCGAAAATGCAGGATTGATACCCTACGGACTTATTAGTATAGGAACACATCCAGAATGGGGAACTAAACTGACTAAAGAACAGTTAGCAGAATACCATTTACCAACAAATCTAAATACCACAATTACGCCTAAAAGTATTAATCAAGTAAAACCAACCGATGCTACTCAGTATTACGAATTTGTTGAACGCATATTAGATGAAGTTTATCTAAACAGCTGGGTATCAGTGATTACAGAATCTAGTTATTTTAAACACGAACATAGTATTTTTATTAGTGAAAAAACTTTTAAACCTATTGCCTGTATGCAACCGTTTATTATTGTTGGCAGTAAACATACCTTAAAATATTTAAGAAAGCTAGGGTACAAAACCTTTGACGGGTTTATAGACGAATCATATGACGAGCTAGACGACAACAAAAGATTTTTAGGGATTGTTAATGCTTTAGAAAAAATTAAAAATATTGAAGATAAAGCAGCCTGGTACGAATCAATGAAAGATATATTAGAACATAATCATAAATTGTTTTTATCAATTCATACTCGACAATTTCAAGAACATAAATCTCTTGTTAAATATTATTTTGATTATTTTAAGGAATAAGATGCTTCCAACACATTGCGATGATATAAAAGAAGGCGATAACGTTATCATAGGGTTAGGTGACAGCTTTACCCAAGGGGTGGGTGCGTATTCTTTAGAAACATGGAAATCAATTCCCAAGGATCCATCTACCTATAATATTTCTGGAACATATTTTTTAGAAGAACAATCACAAAATAATTGGGTAAGACAATTAGCTAACAAATTAAATTATAAAACATTTAATCTTGGTGTTAACGGCGGCGGTAATAGAGGAACAATCAGAGAAATGTTTTTAAATAAATTGCCTGATAATTTGGGTAATGTGATTGTAATACTGTTAGCTACTGGAATGGAACGATACGATTTTATAAAACAGTCAGACCAAACCGCTGGAATAAATTGGCATCAAAAGTGGCAAACTATATGGCCTAATCCAAACAGTGATCGTGGCGCTATTTCAAAATTTGAAAAAGAATACTTTAAAGAAGTATGGTCTCCTAGAAATGATGCCATAGAATTTCTTTTTAACATCAATGATGCTAAAAATTATTGTCAAAGTCGTGGATATAAATTTTTATTTTCTACAGTATTCGACGAAAGAATTAGTAGAGAAAATATAAAAAAAGATTTAGAAGATAAAGATCATCTTATAGATCTAATAGATTGGAATGATTTTGTATCTCCAGCTCCATATTCGTCATTAATGGATATGATATATCGTTCAGATGGCAACGAGTATAAAAGCATGCACGATTTATTTTCACTAGGAAGAACGATATCAGTTCCTACAAAATATATTACTCCATGCGCTCACTGGTCTATTGAAGGACAGTATAAAGTATCGGAGTATTTTTATGAAGAAATTAAAAAACGAAATTTAGTATGAAAATTTTTATAACAGGCATCGCAGGATTTTTAGGCAGTCATTTAGCTGACAGAATGATTGCTCTAGGACACACAGTTGCAGGCAACGATACACTAATTGGCGGATACATTGACAATGTTCCTGAGCAGGCACAATTCTTTCAGATTGATTGCTGTGATATCGAAGCAATGACCCAAGCCATGCAGGGAAGTGATATAGTCTATCACTGTGCGGCTACTGCACACGAAGGACTGAGCATATTCAGTCCTAGTTTTATAACACGAAATATTTTTCAAGCCAGTGTATCTACTATCAGTGCCGCTATACAAAACAAAGTTAAAAGATTTGTCTACTGTTCTAGTATGGCACGCTACGGTAATCAGGAATATCCATTTAAAGAAACTCAAACACCTAGACCTGTTGATCCTTATGCTATTGCTAAAGTAGCCGGAGAAGATGTACTAAAATGTCTAGCAGAATTAAACAACATGGAATGGGTTATAGCAGTCCCTCATAATATTGTAGGACCCCGTCAACGCTATGACGATCCGTTTCGTAATGTTATGAGCATAATGATCAATCGTGTGCTACAGAATAAACCGCCGATTATCTATGGTGATGGCAGTCAAATGCGCTGTTTTAGTTTTATAGACGACTGTATTTTTTGTTTAGAAAAACTAGCCTTTGATCAGACAATTAAAAATGATATTTTTAATATTGGCCCAGACGAAGAGTTCATCACAATTAAAAATCTTGCCAATATAATTATTCAAGAATTAGATTTCAACGGTGAGCCAATCTATATAGCAGACAGACCTAATGAAGTAAAATATGCTACCTGCGATGCTACCAAAGCTAGAACTCAACTAGGCTACACTACGTCAACAACATTAATTGATGGAATTAAAAGCACTATACAGTATATCAAAGAAAAGGGACCTAAACCGTTTGACTATTCTTACCCTTTAGAAATAGTCAATGAACAAACTCCTAAGACCTGGTCTGAAAAATCGATGTAAGTTTTTCTGAAAATACACCTAATTGTTTCATGGTGTTTTCTTTGCGTACAAACACTTCTCGATTATGGATTAATAACTTCTTTTCTTTAAACCGCCAAGCAATTTGTTCGTCTCGAGACAACGACTTTAAATGTTTTACAGTACTTTCAATAGACGCTAATAATTTTTTATATCTTAGAACATCGTTGGGTTCGTCGTCAAAGCTCAAATCAAAATAGTCTTCGTAGGTTTTAAATCCTAGCATTTGAATTTTGCGATTGATTCCTGGCTGTCCGTAGAGTATCATTGGTTGATAGTTGATAATTGGTTTTAATAGCTTTTCCGAAAAGAATAACGAAGTATTATTATAATTACTGATTAGGGTTTCATTAACAATACTAAACACTGTTTTAGAGTGCAGATCGGGTAAATGATCAAACGGAGCATTAATATGAAAGTTATTACCGTCTGCTAACAGCGGAAGTGCATTTTTAAACTCCAGCCAGTCATCCACAGTGAGATCTAATTTTTCTAAAATATCTTTAGATATTGTAGCTGTGTTGTTTATAACATCTTGGCTAATAATAGAATCTTGCTTTAATTGAGATTTCCATAATGCAAAATGAGCCACAACACGAGGAAATCGATTTCTTCGAGATAAACTTAGAATTATTTTTTCTAAATTTTCAAAACATTTTATTTTGGTATTTTTAAAATTTGCCGTTGCACTACAATCCCACCCAGTGTCTAACAAAAACACAGGAATTACATTAATACTGTCGTCTGTATCTAAAAAATTTCCTGTAAATAAGAAAATCTTAGCCGGGTCAATATTATATAAAAATGCATTATAGCATAAACAAGTTTTTAAAGGCAATTCTGTTTCGCTGTAGCCTTCGAGGGTAGCATCAAAAATTAAAACAGTGCGACCGTTTCTTAACTCATTAATTGATTCAGCATCTATGAATTTAAACAAGTCCGTAGTCGCAGTAATTTTTTGTTCATAGCCTAATAGTAAATTAATATAATTAACGCCACGATGTCTACTAAACAAATGTCGATATTCCTTAAATCTAAAATAATGAGTTAAAGTAGTTATCTCTGGACTAGAACAAAATGGATTGTCTTCAAGTGTAATTTTTAATTTCTGCATGACATATTTATTCGGTTAAATACACACATAATGAAAATAAGTCTCGTCCAACCAAATTTTCAACAAGGTCCAAAAGAATTTAACGCACACTACCTTCCATATAGTGTAGGAGTGTTATGGGCTTATGTTAATCAATTTGAATCGATTAAATCTAATTATCAATTAGAAGATATAATCTGGCGACGTGACAATATTGATAAAACTGTAGCCAAACTGTCTAAGTGTGATATAGTCGGCTTTAGCACCTATGTTTGGAACAAGAATTATAACTATGCACTAGCACGTAGACTCAAAGAACTTAATCCTAATTGCATTACTATTTTTGGCGGACCAGAGATACCTATTACAAAGAAAGATATCTTTGACAAATTACCATTTGCCGATGTAGTAATTAAATCCGAAGGAGAGATTATTCTACGGCAACTATTAGATGCTATTACTGATAATACTCCATGGGAAGATATTCGCGGACTAGTAATTAATCGCGACGGCCTAGCAGTAGATACCGGAGACGGGGAACGTATCAGCAGTTTAGAAGATATGCCAAGTCCATACCTTACAGGTGTATTTGATAAGATAATGGCAGAAACCACAGACGTAGAGTGGAACGCTACAGTTGAAACAAATAGAGGATGTCCGTATGCCTGCACATTCTGCGATTGGGGTAGCCTAACCTACAATAAAGTTAAAAAGTTTAACCTAGAAAAAGTGTTTGCTGAACTAGAATGGATCGGTGCTAACGGCTGCGGATTCGTCACCATTACTGATGCTAACTTTGGTATGTTTGTCGAGCGTGATAATGCTATTGCTGATAAACTAATTGAAGTACAAGAAAAATATGGTTGTCCTAATAGTTTTAGTATGAGCTGGGCCAAAGATCAAAAGCCCGAAGTATTTGACATTGTATTCAAACTAATTAAGAATCCTAAATTTAATCAGGGTCTAACTGTTAGTGTACAAAGTATGGACCTAGATGTTTTAGAAAACATCAAACGTAGAAATTTAGCACAACATAAAATTGAAAATATTTTTGCACTATGCGATAAAAACAATGTTCCTGTTTATACAGAAATTATTCTAGGACTTCCAGGCGAAACAAAAGACACATGGAAGGAAGGATTCTATAAGATATATCGTGCAGGCAATCATACTGGTATTAACATATTACATGCACAGCTACTTGAAAACGCTGAAATGAATTTGCTGCAAAAAAAATTGTACGGAATTACCAGTGTACCAGTGTATGATTACATGAGCGGCAGTTACAATTATAACGAACTCCAAGAGTGTGTAGAAGTAGTGACCGGAACCAAAGATATGCCAACTGAAGAAATGTTAGACAGTCAGGCATTTAGTTGGTTTATGCAAACATTTCATATTAACGGACTTACTACATACATCAGCAGATTCTTACACAAAAACGCAGGTATAGATTATTCTGTATTCTATGATAAACTATGGGATTACTTACAATCTGATCCTTGGTTTATTAAAGAGCGTGACGAGCTTAGACACTATTATCGTAATTGGATGACAGATGGCAAAATTAATCATCCTAATATATCTAACATTGAAGTTCACGGGTGGAACATTATACATAGAACTACTTTAAATATGCATTTAGATAGAAAATATAATTATGTATTTGATCTAATAGAGAAGTTTGTGACTAGCGAGTTTTCTTTAAATGATAATTGTTTAACACAGTTATTACAGTTTCAACGTAATTATGTAATTAACTACGACAACATAGAACAATTTCCGTATGTAATGAAATTTGATTATGACTTCCTTGGGTACATATTAGACAATGCACCACTAGAAAATACTGTAAAATATAAGTTTGAGTTTCACGAAAGTAAAGATATTAGTTTAGATAGATTTTTAGAAAACATCTATTTTGGAAGAAAAAGAAACTTTGGCAAAGCTCTAATAACAAAGGAACAAAAATGAATATAGGATTTATTGGACTTGGCAAATTAGGACTACCTTGTGCCGAAGCAATAGCAAAGAAAGGACACAGCGTTGCGGGCTATGATGTTCGAACAGTCGATCCAACTATGCTAGTCGACATAAAGCCAACTATCAAAGAAGCAGTGCAGAATAGAAACATTGTGTTTATTGCTGTGCCTACTCCGCATGATCCCGCATACGACGGCCAAAAACCTACCGCTCATTTAGAACCTAAGGATTTTGACTACTCAATAGTTAAACAATGTTTAATAGAAGCAAACAAATACATGACTAAAGATCAACTATTGGTCCTTATATCTACAGTATTGCCTGGTACTACTCGAAGAGAGTTCGCTCCATTACTAACCAATACTAGATTTGTATATAATCCGTATCTTATTGCTATGGGAAGTGTTGCATGGGATATGGTTAACCCAGAAATGATAATGATAGGTACTGAGAACGGAAGCCTAACGGGCGATGCTAAATTGCTCACAGACTTTTATAAAACAATCATGGAAAATTCGCCTCGTTATGAAATAGGTACCTGGGACGAGTGTGAATGTATTAAAGTGTTTTATAATACATTCATCAGTGCTAAGATTGGACTTGTTAATATGATACAAGACGTAGCGGTCAAACAAGGCAACATTAATGTTGATGTAGTTACCGCAGCACTTGCTAATAGCACTATGCGTATTATGGGTCCGCAATATATGAAGGCCGGCATGGGGGACGGCGGAGCATGTCATCCGAGAGATAATATTGCTTTGCGATATCTAGCAGAAGAGTTGGATTTAGGCTACGACCTGTTTGATGCAATAATGACAGCTAGAGAAATACAGGCTAGAAATCTAGCTAAAGAATTAGTCAAGCATGCCAAACAAAATAAGATGAGTATTTTTATTCACGGTAAAGCCTATAAGCCGGGTGTCGAATACTGTGACGGTAGTTATAGTTTGTTAATCGGTCACTATTGTAAAGAATTAGGATATGAGCCAACTTATATTGACCCGTTGACTGGAGATGAAGTTAAAGGTTGTTATGGAGTTGTGCTGTTAGCACACAACAGAAAAGTCACTTACGAGTATCGAGGATTTGAAGAACTACAGAGTTTATATTGTACAATAGAAAAAGGGTCAATTGTTGTTGACCCTTGGAGAACATTTAAATCAGACAACCATACAGTAATACATTATGGTAATACTAGAGAATTGATTTAGTTGAATCGCCTATATCTTTTTTAAGCCTGTCAATATCCACTTTAAAATCTATTTTTTTAATTTCATCTTTGTATTCGGATAGTGTTTCTAGTAATCGATCTGCAATAGCATCTGGCTTTTCTTCTTTTAACTGATCTTTAATATCTATCTGCCATACCCTGCCATCGGCAAATTCTAGATGAATGGTATCTAGATAAGCCACAGGCATGGTATTCATATACAGATCTTCAAATACTTCTGGCCACTCTTTAACAAGATGTCTCGGTGGTCTAAACAAAGGATTAGGCATTAGCTGATTCTTCTACCTTCTTTGTAGTTTTCTTCTGAGGCGGATCTAATTCATCTGCTTCTTTGCGTAATCTTGCAGCTTCTTTATACATAGCATCTGCCTGACTACGATAGCTCTTAGCAATGTCTTTGTCAGACAACGCTTCTGTATTAGCTGCCTGTGCTCTTACTGGCGCAGGAATGTCTGGATCTACGCTAGGCGCAAGATCCTTAACTTTGGCGATGTCTTCCACAGTAGCATCAGATTTTTTAGGAGCACCTGATACAAAAGTATATAAATCATCTACTGAGCAATTGCGTTGTTCTGCAATTAACACATTTAACTGATCTAACTGGATAGAGTCGTTAGTAGTCGGAGACATTATAACTAAATCTGTTGCAACTTTTTGCAATTTTCCATCTGCTTGTAGCGCCTGCAACATTGGACGACCGTCTGGAAATGTGCGAGTAAACAAAATTTCACCAAGTTCAAAAGATTCTTGAGCTTGATCTGTTTCTACTACAGTCATGATACTGTCGTGATATGAGTCTGATAAACTTGATACAGGCAATACCAAGGCCATGTTTGATTCGCCAGGTAGTGTTCTAAAAACTGTAAGAAGTTTAACTCCTGTATTCTTCATGCGACCGATGTGTTTTAATGGCTGTGCCATATTAGCTCTCCTTTTTAGCTACAGCTTCTAGAAATGAGTTTAACTTGTTAAAAGTTTTACCTACCGCCTCTAGTTCTGTTGCTTTGAACGCTCCTCTTGTTGTTGCTACTTCGATAATATTTTTAAGTGCCAACAGATCGCTGACATTTAAATCAGGACCTTGAGCCTGTTGTGCTTCTGAGTTAACAGCTTCAGCAGCTGGTGCTTCTTGTTTTTGAACTTCGTCTGACATTAGTTTCTCCTTAAATTTGGACATGCTAGCATAAAATATGTTAGTTCTTTTTGCTGCTCAAAACCTATATATGTAGAAGATTTTAAATTACCACTTTCGTCGATACCTGGTGATCTAACTAAACAATACCGACCTTTAAGTTTAGTTTTAACCCAATCTTCAATACCTTCGAATAATTCAAAATCTGAAATTTTCATCTTTGAAAAATGTGGAGGTAGTGTTTTTAATTTTCTTTGTTTTAAAACATCTATAGGATTCAAGTCAAACATAGTGAAAATATTTATAAGGGTAGTTTATTCTGGTACCGATTCTTGGCTTAATCTTTTGGCTAGGGCTTTGTTATAGCCTAGTTTACGAATATCTCCTGAGAACAGATAAAGTTCAAAGGCTGCTTTTTCTTTCAAAACCACAATAAACTTTTTAGTTATGTAAAAGGGTGAATCGATAAAGTTGTCTAACCAAACCAGAACCTGCGGAGTAAATGCAAACTCTTTAGGAAACTCTATTTTGTATGTTTTTATTTTAGCATCTTTCTGAATGAAAGTCATGGCTTCTTCTGTCAATCTTAATCCGCCGGAATCTTTTGATCTAAAATTCCACCACCATAAAGATTTATATTTTTTTACAGTTTCTAGATCAGCGTCTTGATCTGCAGCCTGTAAGAATACCCTAGTATAGGTATCCTTGATGTCCATATTATTTTACCTCTTCGCCTGTAGTCAGTTTATAAACTGCAAAGTTTGAAGTTTTGAAAAGTCGATTTAATTTTTTTGCTAGATTGTGAGCGTGACCGGGATTACTAAAACTTACTTTTTTATATTTAGGTCCGGGGTAGCTGGCAACTAGACTGCCACTCTTAAGGTTGAATGGTTGACCTTGATAGAAAACTGCCCAAATGGCTTCCGAATCGAGGATCTGCTCAATTTTAAAAGTTTCTTTGTTGGCATATTCTAAAAGTATCTTTGGTTTTGGTCTACTCATTATATACGTGTTTCCTAATTAACCACGTATATATTTATGCCTTTTAGAAGCCGCCGCCGTCAAACTTAACATCAATTTTGGTTGTTGATTCGCGAATTTCTGCTAGAGTTTGATGTATTTCCTGCACTGTACGGCCTAATTTGGATGTTAAAATAGCTAATTCAGCAGTTAGATCACGTGCTTCTTGTATAGTGATTCGTATTTCTTTCTGTTGACTCTTTTCGGCGATATTAACTCGTTGAACTAATTTTTCAACCGTAGGTAATGTTGCGGGTATATTATTTTGAGACATTTGATAATACCTGTTTCATTTCTAATTCTGTTTTAAACGGCCCTTTATATGGATAGCGTTCAAGAGTAATCTTTTTAGGACAAAAACTTTTAACCCAACCCTTTTCAAACTTAATTGTATAGTAGCCAGCGCAATATAAACTTTTTGAATCATCACTCTTGGTAAACAATGGAAGTTTTTTTCGAATGTCGAACATAGCATTGTAGGGAGAAGTGCTGGTTGGATATCCGTGAACTTCATTAGGCAAAGCATCTTCAGATTCTTTAACAATCTTTACAGTAAAGAATTTTTTACCAAATTCTCTTGTTAAACTTTCTTTGGTATCGTATATTTTAATACCACCTTCGTTGCTCATAACAAATCGATTGTCTTCATTTTTTCGAAGAGTAGCAACCTTCTCTCCATCTTGTTCGACAATCCAAAACTTATTATCAATAATTGGTTTGGCGTGTAATTCGGTCATAATGTATACCTCGCATTTAATGGTTCTGCATAACTAGCTGCCTGTTCAGAAATTTTCTTTAGGTCATATAGTCCGCAGAATTTCATTAGTCTGATACCCACTTGACTAATGTCTTTGTTAGCAGATGTTGCAGTGCTAATTGTTTCTGCAATAATTTTTTTAATATCGTCGGGCTGTTGTGTAAGATCGATCAGTTTACGATTACGTTCGTAATCCTCTAACACTCGATGTTCTTTGCCCTCATGATCAGTCCAACGTTGAAGCATTAGATTATTCCAGTTAAATCCTTTTGAGTTGCGATCTTCAAATGCTTCTGTAAGGCCAACTTTCTTACTAGTGCCTTTAGTACGAACACCCGGATAAGCAGAAAATACATTATCACTAGTATCACCACGCATACATTTTTCAAACAACAACCATTCTGGATTAGGTGCAGGCTTGGGCAACTGTGTTTTTTTATCGATAATTGGCTTACCTTTATCGTCAAAGTGTCCTTCGTGTGTAATTGTACATTCCATAACACCGTTGTATTGTTTTACATTGGGTGCAATTAACTGTACAAAATCAGTGTCTGTTGAAATAATAACATGATTATCGTGCGGATGACTCTGTATCCAACCTGCAATTAAATCATCAGCTTCTAACTGACCGTGTTGTAGCACCGTACAATTAGTTTTTTCTGTAATAAAATCTTTAAAAGTATCAAACGCTTCCCAAAACACTTTTTCTTCTTCTTGCTCTTTTTCAGTATGTGCTGCACGAGCATCTGATCGATTGCGTTTGTAAGGAGCATAGTAGTCTTTACGCCAGCTACGACCTTCTAAACAGAAAATAACATGACTGCCTTCAAATTGTTGCCATGCCTTTCTAATAGAATTAAGTGTAATATGAAATGCCATGCCGAGTTTAATATCAGCATCGCCGTTGATTACATGCCTAGCACGAAAAAACGTGTTAGCAGTATCGACTAAAATATATGTCATTGTGATTGATTCTTTCTTTTAACTTCATTAATGTCAATAACACCGGTATTAACAGGACCACCGTAATCGCCGTCTACTACAACTCCAGCACATAGTTCACGGAACCAACGATCAACAATTTCTTCATCCTTGTCGCCATCAAAACCGTAGCCCTCTTGCTTTAATTTTAACACAAATGGTTCATTCCAGTCAAGTTCAAAAAATCCGTTTCGAACATTATCTTTATTAACATGTGTGTTCAAAACACCAACCCAGGGTTCTTTCTTACGTGTAGCACGCTCTTTTGGTGTTAGCTTGGCCAACTCTTCTTGTTCTTGAACAACCTTTAATGCTTGTTCCGCTTCATCTTTTTTAGCAGTAGCTTCTTCTAATAGTTTATTAGCTATTGCAATGTTTGCTTCAATTTTATCAAAGCCTAGTAATTTTTTAATAAAGTTCATTAAGTTCCCCACTCATTTTTAAACAACGGCACTTGCAATCTGTCACTGTATCGTAAACCGTTCTTCATTGCTAGTTCAGCAACACGGCGATTATTTAGTGCGTATACACTTTCGACTCCGCCCACAGGCATTAAGTATACCGGACCTTTAAATCCAGCGGCACGATAAATGTCAACTGCTTCTAATGCTTCTTCTGCATCTTCTTCGGATGCAATGACAAATTTTAAATAGGTATAACCTGCTTCTTCGTACTCGCAGACAATCTCAGGACATATTGCTTCGTCTGGATGTTCGCCGCTGACACTTAGTTTAGCACTAACTGAAAATGTGACTTCTCTAGAAGCAAATGGCGGATTTTGACTCCACAGTTGTAAGAATGTTTTAAATTCAGGACTAAGTTTTTGAGTACCGTTAGTTTCAAAAGTAATTTCTTTAAGACCAATCATACTAGGATGACTTAGCAAATCTGGATAAGCACGTTGCCATCCTAGTAAAGGTTCGCCGCCTGTAATTACAAGATGCTCGTCCTCCCAACGTTTGAACGGTAATATCTCCATTGTACGTTCTACAATAGCATCTGTAGTTAATAATGGACTTAAATGTTTGAAGCGAGGATCCCAACTGGCATAGCTATCGCAGCCTGTACTAACCAAAGGCAACTCTTCATATTTGGTAAACATATGTGCAACTTGTGCAATTTCATCTACTTCTTTGCTTGATTCGCCTTTAGACATACCAAATCCTGCACATTTAAAATTACAGCCAAATGTACGTAAGAAAACAGAAGGAACACCCATATAGCGTCCTTCACCTTGTATGCTGTAAAACAGCTCTGCAATTTTTATTTTACTCATACTTTATTATACACTCTTTTTGTTATGTTTGCAACCGATTTTCTTTATCATTATATTCTTTTAGTAGTCTGCGACATTCTTGTTTAATTTCAATTGGATAATCTGGACTAATCTCTGCCAAAGTACAATCATATACTTTGCCTTCTGGATAGTAATCAGAAAATACTGCCGCTGCTGCTACCAGCGATAGTCCAATGATTATGATTGTAGAATCTTTCATATACATTCGCTGATTAAAATTCTACACATAAGTGCATCTCGATCATCTTTAAAAAAGAATCGCATGTCGTCTGCAGACACTTCTGTAGTATATTTGCCGCCCGGTAATCCAAAATGTTCTATAATATTGGCACAGGTTTCATTCCACCACGTGTTGCTTTGACTTTCCCACGGTACTCGTATTTCTGTCATTTACGATAGTTGCCTTTTTCTGGTATTACATGACGAACTCCCCCTGTAGGATCAGCCATGTCGCCTTTTCTACGAGGTATTAAATGCACATGAGGATATGGTACAGTTTGTCCTGCAGCTTCGCCCCAATTAAGTCCGATGTTAAAACCATCCCATTCACCTGCTTTAACCTTTTCCTGACCTATTTTAAGAGCATCTGCAAAACAGTCTTCAATAACACCGTTGGCAGAGTATTTAGGCACAAACAACATGTGCCCATCAGTTACCGGATATTTGTCTTTAAAGATTATCACATGAAAGTCTTCTCTTACTACATCGTCCCAGGGTGCTTGACCTGCTTCGCGAGCATCGTCCAACGAATAATGTAAATTCATACTAACCTCTTGTTCCCGTTTGTGTTCTTGTAATACTAGGACCATCACTTTCAAAGTCCATGCCAGCCGAACGACCTTCATATTTCTGGCCATTCCACTTCATTGAAATTTTAATGGCTTTATTAATAATAATATTGAGCTTGACATGCTCTTCAAAACTTTCTACAACAGCTTCGGTGTTCTTAGAACTCTTAGCCATTTTTACCATACAAGTTTCGCTGTGTCTAGATATTGTACCCATATTATTTTTTCTTTTGATGTTTTGCCATTGCGTCGGCACTACGCTGTTGAAAATCTACCATACTATGATATCCCATTTGATAACAAGGACAATGGTTGCCTAAAATCCAACGAGCTAATTTAATTCGTATTTTTTTAATCATTTAGTCCACCAATCTTCCCAAGGGAAATCTACCCAAACATCGTTTTCAGCTTTGTTAACTTCCATACCAACGTAATCCATGTTTGCTGTACATTGGCTGGCAAGATTATCCACTAGCACTGCAAATTTAACATTTTGATTCCATACATCGTTTTCCCATGTCGGGTCGCCCGGAAAACAACCGCTAGCCCAATCTTTCATAATCCAATTAAAGGTAGCTCCTGTATCGTTGATGTCGTCAACAATAAGAATGTCCTTGGCACGTCCTTCCTGTAGTAAAGACATCGGATCGTCTAACATAGGATCAATAGTTTTATCAGTATGTCCTAGTGCATCCTGTGCCATCCACAGATTACTTTCAGGTCCAGTTTCACTGTCACGTAGGCTAACACTCAATGAATACATTGGTACATTAAGATAATGACTAATCATAACTGCAGGAATCAACCCGCCGCGGGTTAATCCTACAATATAATCTGGATGCCATCCGCTTAGGATAATATCTCGACACAGTTTAGCAACTAATCCGTTGAGCTGCTGATTATTAATAATTAATTTATTCATATTCTGTTTGACCCTTTAACCATACATCAACTTGATTCTCTGCTTCTTGTTGACTAACGGCTAACACTTTAAACCAAATACATTCTTGATTTGCACGAATATCAAATGGAATTCTACCGCCTCTAAGTTCTAGTGGCTCGTCTAACATACGTTTAACTTCAAACTCTGTTAATGACATTACTCGGTTAAGTACTTCTGCAGTAGTATTATTAATCATGATTGAGACCTTGGACTAGTGCAACTGTCATTCCATAATTCTTGAGCTTGTTTTTTATACTCGTTTAAATCCCACTCTGCTTGTTTGGCTTGATATTGTTCTTCGGTCAATCCATGCCAACCGATGCACTTACCTGTAGGTGAACGACCGCAGCCGCAGGCTGCTCCGCCTTGTTGTATTTGATCTGCTTTAATCTGCATAATTATTCCTTATCTAGGAGCAAAGTCCTGTTGTAGTTTAATGTTATCAAAAAATTCTTTCTTGGTACTTTGATCTTCTTTGAAAGCACCTTTAAGCACTGTAGTCTGTGTTAAAGAACTATGTGCCATAATACCACGATTCTCACAACAACCGTGTACCGCTTGAATATAAACACCTACATCCTTAGCACCTGTTGCCTTCATAATTTCACGTGCTATATCATTGGCTAATTCTTCTTGAAGTGTACCACGGCGAGCGCACCACTGAGCAATACGAGTATACTTACTAAGACCGATAAGTTTGTTAGCAGCAATAATGCCAATGTAAGCGACACCACTAACAGGCTGGTGATGATGACTACACAGACTGCGTAGTTCACTACGGACGACCAACATACCTTCATATCTATCCTCACTGTCATTAGGGAAAGCAGTGGCATCTGGGTTAGGATCATAACGACCGCTCATAATTTCGTTAAAATACATTTTAGCTAGTCGTCGTGCAGTACCGTGACTGTTAGGATCGTTTTCCCGATCGATCAGCAAACGATCAAGAACTAATTCAAAAGCTTCTGTAGCTTCATCGATTAGTTTATGTTTCATTTCTTCAGTGACATATTCTGAAATATTGTCACCTGCCCAGAACCGTTTTTGATCACGTTTCATTTTAAAACGAATAGCATCAGCTAGATACGTTTCTTTATAGTCCTTGTTAGTGTCATCCTGCTGTTCTGCTCCGGCAAGAACATTTTTTAAATCTTCTGATGTAAATGTTGTCAACTTATTTCTCCGAGTTTATGACGTGGATGTCATTTTAATTATTTTAACATCTTTAACAGTTGACTGCAACTGAAAAAGTTTTCTGTAAGTATATCTGTTTGTGTATTTAGGCGAGGTAAGAATTTTTGGTAATTTTCCATATAATTTATAATATGCTCTACAACCAAATGTCTACGTTTCATATATGATTCAAATGATTCAGTCCATTCTGAAGGATATTTAAATTCGTCTAAGGCCATTTCACTGTAGCTTAATCTATCTGGAACCATAGGAATTGCATCCACTACAGCACCTTCATACCAGCTAATGCCTAGAGTTTCTTGCAAGTTAGCACTGAATACTAGTTTTGCTTCACCTAATAAATTATGATATTCATTCTTTGAAAGTTGTTGATCCTGACAAACAACAAATTCATACTGCGGTAGTTGTTCTTTTAAGTCTCGGAAGATTTCAACTTGCTTTTCTGGAGCGATACGATGCGGGAATAAAATAAGATCACGCTTGGGCATATTCTTATACATTGACAGAGTATCTGGCATATATTCCATAGGCCATCCACTACGTACAATTTTCTTGGTTGAAATGTAATCCTGCATATCTTCATGACGCCATGGATTTTCAGCCATGCCATCGTTAAGTAAATTAGCATCGAACATATCTATGTGAAACTGTGTAGCAAAATAGTTATGATCAATAGCTGCAAAGAATGACTTTTCAGCGTGTCTAACCCAACCAGCATTGCCAATAAGACGTCCTAGGAAATCTTGCGGATCATATGAACCAGCATGCCACAGTGCGTGAATAGTCACAGGTATCTGCAACAGTTCACTCATGTACTTTAAGTTTATAATGCCCGGATGCCAAGCATCAGTAAAAATAAAATGGTCGCCAGCGCGAATGCGTCCATTGCAAAATAACCGACCCATTTGTTCAACCTGACTAGCCTTGTATATATTGGTACCACCAAAATTAAGAAAAGCGCCAGGAGTAGTGGCTGTAGGAATGTCCGTAGGCCCAGATATAATTTCGACATGATGTCCTTTTGATCGTAGTAACGCAGGCAAGTGGGATTTCCACTCACCTGTGTATCTAGTTTCTACTGCTTCGAGATCAACGAGAAAAACGTTGCTCATTCTTTCTGCCATTGTTATCCCAACGTGGATTTTTACCCATATAAGGTCTGCGAGGACGTTTGCTAGCTAAGTATGCAGCATAGTTTGCAGATTCTTTGCGATACAAGTCCGCAGGGTTGAACTCACAGAGTTCAATACGACAGTAGTCGTGATATGCTTCGAGGTCGTCGAATACACGAACAACATCTGGGCGATTTTCAAAATAAGCGTAATCTTTATAGTTCTTAGCCATTATAGCCTCTTGTTAATATTTGATAAAACTACCATTTTCTCCATCTTCGGAGACCTCAATCCAAACCTCACGGTCTGGATACTTTTGTGAGATTTGAGCATATAAATCATCACTCATCATCTCGCAACTTTTAAAATCTAAACTTAGTGTAGCATCTTTATAAAGATTTTCTAACCAACGTTTAAATTGTATAAATTCTACATCACGATCGTTATGCGTAACTCCTAGCCAAACACGAAAGTGAAAGATATGACGATGTTCGTTTGCAAGAAACGATACATCATATTCATCGCCTGTGGCTAGATTAGGATCAGTTGCTGCCGCAGGGTATTTGTGAATACCTTCTTTACGAAAAGTGACCCAAATCATTTTATTTGGTCTAATATCTTGTTTAATGTTCATATTTGTAAATCCAATGTGTAATTTTTAAAAAGGCAGTTTTATAGATATAAATATTTTATGCGGTTAGTAGCATAGTGGTTATGCGCTAGGTGTCCAACTTAGAGACGGAGGTTCGATCCCCCCAACCGCTCCAACAATTTGATTGATAATCATTTTGCAGGTTCATCCTCGGAGATTCTCCATAGTAATAATTTTTCCAAGTTCTGCACCTAGATCTTTGTCTTCAGTGATTACATATAAACTGTTGTAATTTTCATCTTTACGTCGATCGTAGGTTCGAGTTTCAACAACAACACCGCCGTTGGCTTTATAGACCTGCAATCGAAATCCGTTGCTATCAATTGAAGGCGATTCGTCAACACTAATTGAACACGGATAGTCATCATCCGGATCATTCATTAGCCAATTGCGAAGTTTTTGTTTTAGCGTAAGTTTCATTTTTTTCTTTATCAGTGACGATCGTGTACTTCTTATTCGTGGAATTTGTGCTACAGTTCCGTAATTCATTTAACAATCTCATCATTCTTGTATTGTGCCCAGTCTGTAAACTTGCTACGATCCATTAGTGTGTGTAGACTGTGCGACCACACTCCGGGATTGGTTGCTTTAAAATCTTTATCATCGATCTTTAACATTGTATTGTAGTTCCACAACTTAATGTATGGGATAGGTACACGAATCTGCGGAATAAAGTTGTTGTATTCGTTTAATCCGCCGTCGTTGAATTGATCTACAGCACTTAATGGAATATCGAGACTGCATAAAAAATCATTTTCTAAACAAGAAATAACCATGTCTTCCCATTGTTTCCAATCGTCGTAGTCGTTATGTTTAGGATTGAAACTGTGATTAGCACCAAAAAAGATATGTTTACAGTTATTATTTCTAGCTAATTCGATGATAACTTGCTCGTTGTGAACTCCGACTACAAACAAAGTTTTCATTCCGAATGCAGGAGTGTGTTCTACTTCAGTACCAACAAAAAAGTTGATATCATTTTCTACACCTGTACTATAATCTCTTTTCATTTGTTGCCTGAATTAAATAGATTTTTGATGGTTTTTAAAAGATTGTAAAATCGCATATAATAAAGAGATGACTTGATCTGATCGAATAAAGAGGGAATGTGGGGGCAACGGCCTTGACGCCAATTGCAGTTAACTCTAACTTCTTCCCCACAATGTTTACATTTCATTCTTCAAATCCACTGGCCTTCATTTCTCGTATGCGTTGCTGTTCTTGATTGTGTATTTCTTGCTTCTGTTTAAGTATAACAGTTTCATCACGCAAATGCAACCGTTGTTTCTTCAAAACTTCTAAAGTAGTATCATCAAATACACCGGTACTTTCCAAACCGTCGATGCGTTTGTCCAAAACGCGGTGTAATTCTTCTAAATGTTTAATACGCTGTTCGTACATTTTGAACTCCTTAAGCAGCTACGATCTCTTCTTCTAAAGCACGTAGTTCGTCGTCGTCTGGATTACTAAAGTCAATTTCATCTTGACGAATTTCTTCTACTTCAAACAAACTACCAAATGTATTTTGTGCAGGACCACCTTGTAAGCGTGAGCCTTCCAAACTCTTTAAGAATCCAGCAGCATCAGAAATTAATTGGAATGCTTCTGCTTTAGTTTTAGTATTGAATAGTTCTTCAACAAAGGTAGCAAAGTAAAGAATTCTATTAGGAACCCAGTCGCTGTATTCAATCTCTTTCTTGCCTTCAACACCTTTCATGCGCCAATCAGGTTTATGTTTAGCAGTTTCAATGTCCATGAGTTGTTGAGCACGTTGTACCGCAACAATATGACATTCAACATTATGACCCATCATTAGTGCATAGGCAAAACTATCCCAACTAGTTTTTCCTTCTTTGTTGATTTTATTCAACATACCCGGAGCATACCAACAGATATCGCCCATAGTTAATCGACTAGCGGTTTCGCTAGCAAACGGGAATGGAATATCACTCTTAGCCAATGCTTTATTATCAGGAGCCTTGTCCATGATAACTGACCAACGCTTGTTAGTATGAACAGCATTGGTATAAACAAGTCCGTGGGCAGTAGCAATAAAAGGACTTGCACAGTCAAAGCTAATTGTAATCTCTGGATTGATATGTTTACGGATCTGACGTTGTATCAAAGTCAAGTAGCAAGACCAGTCTAACTGTGCAGTACCTAAGAAGTGCATCCAGTTCTTGCCAGTAAGCATTCCTTCGTCACGCATGGTCATTAAACGTTTAAGTGTAATGTCCATCTTGCACATATTAGCGCCGCCCATAGCCCAACCTTCGGCCTCACGTCCTGCATATTTGCCTTTGGAGTCTGAAAACTCTTTGACACCTTCGTACCATTTCTCAGCAGTATCCCAGTCTGAACCTTGTAGAACATTTAACCACTTAGTTTGACCTAAACGATTCATTAAGAAATAATCATTGTTATAGCGAGTCTTTTCTAAACAATCTTCAAACGTCTTTAATCCGGTCTTTGGACTGTGAATGTGATCGCAGGCCCATGTAGGAACGTCCAACATCATGGACCAATCAGCAGTAAGTTCTAACCATTCAAGAATCTTTTGACGAGTCTTAGTAGCTTCTGCTCCTTCGAAGTTTAACCAGTCAAACTTTAGTACACCTTTACCAATCTGATAACCACCGGAGTCACCCAAGATCATAGTCTTTGAACGATCACGATCTTGAATCATTGACTCTTGTGTTAGACTTTTTTGTAGATCTAATTGCGCATGACCTGCTGAATACAAACCGTACTTGTAATAAAAGTAGCCTTGTTCTGGATTTAGAAAGTTCATACCTTCAATTCCACGATCGAATCCTGCAGGAATACGATCGTCGGGAATAAATTTTTCTAAACGCTGTTTAGCAATATATGTGCTATAGAAACTACTAATTGCAGGCAAATAGACTGCGTAGTCTTTCTGTAGTGGTGTTAGATCAACTGGTTGTTTCATATTTAGGCTGCCTGAGCTGGAATAATGTATTTGTAAGTAGCAAGTCCGCTGTCTAAAGTAATTTGAATAGCACCTTCATTACTTAATGACATTTTTGTATTGTTTACATCTGCAATCTTAAGAATACTCAAGATTGGCAGCACTGGCCAAGTCCAGCCTCGATCAAGTTTACCTGCAACATTCTGTGCAAAAATAAACTCACCACCGTGTGTACTAGCATCACCGAAGATAAACTTCAAGTTGCCACCATCTGTCTTTGCTAAGAATGTTGGATGTTCATTGTTAGCACCAGCTTGAAAGTTAAAACGTTGAACAGCACTAACGCTAGGCTCAATCTCTACATCCCACTTAACACCACGAAACTTAACAGTCTTCATCTTTTCGTTGATAATTTCTGTATTCATAAAACGATAGTCGTTTTTAAAGTCGCCGTCTTTGTTTTCAAAATGTAGACCTACTGGCAAAGTTTCACCATTGCGTTCTGCAGTAGTAATAGTAATTTTTGCATCGTCTTTGTATTCAGAACCATCCAACAAATATTTCAACTTGTTTAACTGCGGCATACCAAACACACCGATCATATCTGCATAAGGAGCAGCAGTTTCTGCCTCCATAATAACTGAACGATCGTCAGCCATAGAGTTGATGGTTGTGCCTTTGTCTGTGCCAGTAACTTTAACTGTGGTTAAGAAACCAAGGTTTTGTGTATGGCTTACAATGTCTTGTAGAATATCTTTCATGTTAATTTCCTTTGTATAATAAGATTATATTTAGATCGTGAGCGAAAAGCAAATATATTTTACTCAAAATCAAACAGCTTGCTGAATGTATTGTCCGACCTTGTTGAACTGATGTCCCATTCCAAAACACCAATTAAGTTTTCTAGCTTTTCATCAATAACGGTATTTTCCATTTCGCTATCGTTAAAAGGTAAGTCTTTAAACCATTGCGGTAAACGCAATTCGTCTACAGGATATGCCACAGACGTATAGCCCATTGGGTTATCTTTGACCTTGCAAACAATAACCTTGGCACCGTCTGTGACTGCCATCGAGTATTTGTCATCCATCATCCGTTTGAGCGTATTCCAATTAAGACTTGCTCTAACATGACCAGGCATATTAGTCTTGCCAGCTTTCTTCTCTTTTGCGGCGTATTCTGTAATGTTGTTTGCACGTTTAGGTGATCCTTTCTCCCAACCTGGGCGAGTTTTAAATTCAGTACGGAAGTTGGTAATATATTCTAGTACTTGTTCTTTCTCAGCACCGTTTAGTACCTGTGTTAGTACTTCACTTAAGAAGTCTTGGATAACAACCGGGGTATCTGAACGCTTGAGGTCGAGCCCCATGGCCTTGATCTTGCCGCCCTTTCCGTCTGTGTCTGCTCGTTTTCCTTCTTTGTCGTAGTAGAGAACGGCATATCTTTTCTTAGTAATAAACAGACCTTTTGATGCGACGATCTCTCTTCCTGCTTTGATAACATCTCCCCTTGTTTTAGGGCAGTGGAAGCTGTCTTGCATGAATTTGACGAATGTGTCATTTACAGTTTCTCCTATGGTATCGTAAAGTTCAACTACAGATTCTCTAGTCCACGGTAATGCACCAGAGTCAATATCTTTTTTAAGTGTTTTATAAGCTGAAAAATAACAACTGTCTGTATCGCCATATATAATAGCTTTACCTATGTGATCATACTCGCCAGTGACAATTTCATTTACCTTAGCAGCCATGTGCTTGGCAATTTGACGGCCAGTGAGTGTAGTGGACTGACCAATACGATTGTCAAAGAACCTACAACCAGGATTAAGAATAGCGCCATAGAGACTGTTGAGGTTAATCTTTTTAACCAGTTGACGTTTATCCCAATATTCTTCTTCAATTTTATTTCCTGCCTTTATACATTCTTTAAGTTTGGCCTGCATCTCTTTGCGTTCAGCATACCAACGTTTTAACAGTCCGGGAATAATACCTTCTTTTTCATAGGTAAAGATAGTACCATTAGCTGAAATCATCCAAGGTTGATTGCTTTCAAATATTAAATCATATATCTGTGCAGCACTTAGAGTATCTTCACCGCCGTCTTCCCAGTCAATAGTAATCTCACGACCAACTTCTTTGTTCATCACAGCAGTGTATTCTAAACTACCAAACACACCTTCCCATGCACCTGCAAATGATCTACCTTTGGCAATTTCAGCAGCAATGAAGTCTTTGGTGCCGTCTTGGCGCAACTGCCCAACAATAGTTTCAGGCCCCATGTTTAGTGCTCTAATTGCACTAGGATATAGTGAGTTAATATCTAGAGAACCAATCCATTCGTGAATGCCTTTTTTAGGAAATGCAACATATGCACCAGCAGCTTGTGTGTCAAGCCCTTCTCGATTAACACGATTAGGAACAATCATGCCACGCTTGTGAGCTTCGTTAATAATAGCTTGTTCAGTCACAGCCACGGCACCCATAGTAGTCTGTAGCAGTACAGTACATTCATGTGCCAGTGTATTGGCAAGATCCATAAACTTTAGTTTTTTGTCAAGGTCGTCAAGCAGTTGACAGTCGTTGATGTTGTACTGAACAAACGTTTTAAAATCGTTGTTATATAATTGATCCAGTGTACCTTCATACTGTGTTTTTCTTTGACCTAATTCATATTCGGCAATAGCATCTAATCGATATGTATGACGTTCTTCATATGTATACTTACGATAAAGTTCAAGACTGTCTAGATGAACACGTCCAATGAAGTCATAGGTAATTGCAGTCTTGCCGTATTTTTCGTATTCACGCTTTTTAGGAAATTGATTCCACAAACAAAATCGTCTAGTATCCTCTTTGCTTAATACCTTGGTCACACGATTAACTGTGTAAGGTATATCAAAGCCTTCTGAGTTCCAACCGCTTAGTACATCGGCTTCTTGTATTAGATCGAGAAACGTATCTAACATGTCTGCTTCGTTGTCAAACAGCATGACATTTTTAAAGTCTGACACTTGTCGTTGAGCTTCTTCCATGTTAATTGTTTTAGGAGGAATCGCTAAACATACCATAGTGTCTAACCATTGTAGGTGAACAGCAATCGCAGTGATCGGCATGAACGCATCTTCTGGAGATGCATAGCCACGTTCTGGATCAAAGTCCACCTCAATGTCGAAGAACGCTACATTTAGTTTTGGAGCATCTTGATTTAGATAGTGATCTTCAAGGCAGCGATAAATTGGGTTAATATCGCTTTCGTATAATTTTTTGTTTGAATGAATGGCAAGTTCTTTGCGATGTTCTTTGACATTCTTACTAGAAACTCTGCTTAACGGTTCGCCTTTAATTGAAAGGAACTTGCCTTTAGGATCATTGTAATAAAAAATATGCCGTGCTGGATATTCTTTATAATGCCTTTGGCCTTTGTCGTCTCGTTCGACGACATTGATAATATCTTGCTCTCTATCATAGAAAGCGTCTACATAACTCAAATTGTTCTCCTATGCAATTTACGGCTTGCAAATACCAACATGCGGTTTATGGCCCGCCGACCTTGCTTATGAATTACTTATCATTCTAGTTATAGCTATGATATCGATAGTGGCTATTAAGGCATAGTTAGCAATCATGCCGGTGCTTCCACGTGTCCATGCTGCCCACGCAAAAATAACACATTGAATAATAAACAGTGGATACAAATATATAAACGGAGGAGTAGGCAATGTATAACCCATCCATATTGTACAGCCAATGCTCATAAACCATGCTAACAACTCTAAGAAAAATCTTATAGGATGTGTAGCATAGTCCTCTTTAATCCAATCTATAGTTGGCTTAAACACTTTAGTAAGCATCAATCAATACGCTTAGTGATATCAAGAATGGCTTCGACTTCTTTCCAATCTTCGTCGTGTGCTTTAAAATCACCCTTGTGAGCAATCTTGATTGCTTTATTAATTACACTAGGTTTAATTTGTAGTTCTTCTGCAACTGCTTTAACAGTTTCTTTAAGGCCTTCGTTGAGATCTTCTACTTCACGTAGCACATTAGAACCTTCGTTGATCAAACGCTCAAGTTTTGCTTTTTCTTCTGGACCATACATCTTTGGCATAATAGTTTCTCCTATACGACTATTATACAGCCATAAAAAAAGCCAGTCAACCTATGACTGGCTTTTGTTTACCAAAAAGATTATTATGATCCGTCTGTGTCGTCGTCTACTATACGACCAATATCAACTTCCATAGTTGTAAAACCAAATTCTGCATTTAGAGCATCAGTAAGTTTGGTAATTGAGTCGCCTTCATTTAAAAAAGATTGTCCATCATTGTAAGGAACACTTGATTCTCTAACCATAATTGTTATCATCTGATTGCCCGAATTACCACCTATTTCAAAAACTTCGCAGTATTGTTGAATAACTTTAACTGCTCGAGCAATATCACTGTTAGAATCATTAAACTCGCTGGTAGATAAAAAATTGTCGTTATCGTTGCTGTCTGTAGTCCAATTTGTACTACCACTGCCGGGCAATGTATTATCTCCGGTTCTTACATTCAGGGGAAGATTTGTAGGTGTAGCAAGATCTGATCTAGGCTTTCCAATCTTACGAGTGTTATCACCTAGTCTCGATGCTACACTACCATCGGCATTGTAGGCGTTTATTAAATTATAGAGATCTGCCATCGTCGTTTCCTTCGCTTAGTACATCGTACATTTCGAACACGCCACCGTTGCGCTCATAGATTAGACCAGCATAAAGTTCTGCCTTCATACCTTCGCCTAATTTACTAGCAGCAACACGTGATGCCCAATTAAACAATTCTTTGTCTTTAGGATCAATCTGTTGTTGTCCACCGCTTTCCTGAACTAGCTGTACCATCTGTTTGAAAGATAGTTTTGTTTCAACTGACTCAGCAACTACTTTCTTAGAAGTTGCTACTGACTCATTCTTCTTACCAAAAAACTTTTCTTGCTTGGCTGACATACCTTTCTTGCCATCTTTCTTGTCGCCACCTTTTTCGCCAGCAGCTTTTTTCATTGGCTCTTTCTTGTCGCCATCTTTGTCGAGGTCTAAGAAGTCTGGCTTAGCACCTTCCTTCATTGGCTTTTTCTTTTTGTCGTCTTTTTTATCGTCTTTCTTGGCTTCTACCATTTTGGCAAACTTGCCTTTAAAAGCTTCTGCGTCGATAGCTTCGTTGCTGCGCTTACGACCTTTTTTGCCCTTAGGTGCTTCATCGTCAGCATCTGGGTCCGTATCTTTATCGTCGGACCCGCCATAGCTACCTGGACCGGCTTTGTGAACAATACCTTTTTCAGTTTTAGTAACTGTACCACCTTTTGAAGTAGTCTTCTTATCGCCTACTTTCATTTCTTCTTTAACTTCTTCGTCTTTCTTTTCTTCAGCTTTTTTCTTAGCTTCTGTAACGTAAGAAGAAGTACCAGCTAAAACACGCAGTTGTGCATCTTCGTTAAGTTGCACACTCTGTGGTAGTTCTGGGGCAGCAATAGTTTTAACTTCGTCGTTTAAACTGCTGATCTTGCTAATAATTGATTTAAAGTCCATGTTCGAGTCCTTGGGGTTCGTATTGTTATTTATCTTTTAATTGCGTTGCCTTCACCGAATAAGCTAGTCTTCATATCTAGTGCATTATCAGTGGGTTTGACTTTTTTAGGCTTAGGTTGCGGAGGAGCTTTTGTGCCTCCTGGGCCACCTGGTTTGCCCAAATAGCTGGTTTTACCGCGAGCTTTTCCTGGGCTAAGATGTGGATTAACTACAGTGCCTATATTACCTGCTGAAGTAGCACCTGCTGTAGCCGATTCTAAAATTTCTTTAATTTTCATAATATACTATTTATTCTTTTTAGCACGACCAGCTTTCATATTAGCTAACCAGTGTGCCATACGTTGTTTTTCACCTGACGAATTTTTAGCTGTTTTGCGCAGGCTGCTAACACTGGCTTTGGTATTAACTCCACTGCGTTTAGCCAGTCCTTTACGGCCAGGCTTTTTACCATCTGCAAAGTTTTCACCAACGCCACCGCCAACGCCACCGTCTCCGCTATATCCTACGGCTGTTCCGTACATGCCATAAGGACCTGGACCGTAGGCAGCCCAACGAGGCTTCTTACGTTTCTTTTTTCTTTCAGTGATAAACTCACTAGCCCTCATAAGGTAGTCCTCCAAGTCCGCATCCAAAGCGGGCTAAAGATTCATACAGGGCTGTAAGGATTCTTTGGAGTGTCATAGCCATCATCTTCTGGATATACCGGATAATCGTTTGGGTTCATATTGAAAAACTACTTCCGCATCCGCAGGTTGATTGAGCATTCGGATTTTGTATAACAAATTGACTGCCCATAACTTCTTCTTTGTAATCAATAACTGCGCCTTGTAGATACTGCATACTCATAGCGTCAACTAAAATTTTCCAAGCCCCAATGTCAATTTTAAAATCGTCTTCATTCGTTACATCGTCAAAAGTAAATCCGTAGCTAAACCCGCTACAGCCACCGCCTTGAACAAATGTGCGCAGTGATAATTTTGGATTACCTTCTTCTGATAAAAGATCTTGTATTTTAATTTTTGCTGATGGTGTAATTTCGATCATACTGGTCGTTCCCCGGTCAGATACGGCAAACTAAACCATAACTTAAACCATTCGTCGGTTCCGGGTTTAATATTATGTTTTTTTTGAAGTTCGCCTTTTTCGTTGCCAGTAATACTTATGTTACTGCCGCCGTAAGGTTGATAACCCCGAAATTCATTAATGCCTGCCAACTTCTTGATTTGATCTAACTCATCCATCATTTATTATTTACGTGTTTTTCTAAACGATCGATACTGCCTTTCATATCTTCTTCGCCACGAGCGTGTCTAGCCTTCATTTCTTTCTCAGCAGCATCGTGTTTTTTTTCACGCTCGTCTGCGGCCTTGCGAAACTTTTCCAAAGCAGTTGCTTCGCCGGTAATAATTTCTGTAGGAGCAATGGTAATAACACTAGGATCACGACCGTCTGCCTTAAACTTGGCCTTTAATTTATTTGCCACCGCTTCTGCATGATCGTCATTTTCAAAGTCTTTCCACTTCTTGCCCTTGATATAAACTGAATAAGGTGTGCGTGGCGTGCCTGTTCTTCGAGCAACCATTGCGTCACTCCACCCTTCCATAGGGATTAAATCTTTTTTATGTTTAACGTCGCCTTGCTTTTCAGCACGCTTCATGTCTTTGTGTGCGCCAGCTCCCGCGGTCTTTTGATTTTTAACTACAAAATTACGTGGCTTAGAGGCTGGTATAAATTCTTTAGCTTTCATTAATTCCCATTCCTTGTCTAACTGCGGCAAACATTTTGCCAGCTATCTCTCCAGCACCAGTGGCTTCTTTAAATTCTTCTAAATTATTGTTAGCTGCGGCAGCACGAGCTTTACTTGCTGATACTCCGCTAACACCTTCGCTGTCTGGATCGCGTTCTCCAGCACTGACAAAATCTAACACGTCAAACTTGTAAAAACCGTGTGCTTTGCCTTCCATGCCGTTGTACTGTGACAATAGTTTTTTAAATGAATCTAATCTATCTGAACCTGCTACAAATGTAGCATTACGATAACCTTGTTCATAAAGATACGAAGCAACTTTTACCACAGTATTCAATGCTGTGTTTTCTACTATAGAATCAGCATATTGTGGATGTATAGCTCTGATAAATTTAATTTTATCTGAATAGCTTAGAGGATTATCTTTTTTATCCTGACTTTGACTGACGAAAATTTTATAGTCGCCGCCTTGACTAGCCATAGTTTTGAAAACTTGTTCGTGACCGATTGTAGGAGGATTCATCCTTCCAAAACAGAAAGTGACGTGTTTGCCTTCTTGTTCGAATAACTCGTTAAGAAGCATAGTCACCTTTTTCTAAAAACTTTGTTTGCTCTTCGGCAAATCTTTTAGCTAACTCAATGATTTTTTCTTTAGGAAATTTTTCTGCACGATCTTCAATATCATATTTTTCACAATAATGATCTAGACAACGCTCAACTGGTCTAATGTAAACTTTAAAAACATTTGGATTACCGAGATGCTCTTTGTGTCTCTTTACTGCAGGAAAGAAATATTGATTCAACATTTTATCATTGTTGTCAATAAAAAAATGAAGATCGTCTAACCAATCAACTTCACCTTGATCGTCTTTGGGAGCCCCAATAGGACTAAACATCTCGTGTAATAACATTACCAGCTCCTGCAGCTCCAGTACCTGGCTTTATGGCGAGGACCTGGGTTTTTACAATTATGTCTAGCACGGAAACTCTTTCTACGTGCCGGATTAGATTTTTTAATACGCATTTTCTTGTCGCCAAAGTTTACCTTGACAACACGACCTTGCGGATTCTTTACATATACTTTTGATTTCTTTACATCGCCTGGAAGTTTTTTACCTAACGGTACTTCCTTGCCTTGGTACTTGGCTTCGTCAACATCGAAGTCTTCAGCGTATTTGTTAGACTTCATGTAATCGCGGGCTGTGTCTAAGTAGTCCATGGCCTTGGTGATCTTAGCCTGCACCCACTCTGGAAGATTTTCATCAGCAGCGATAATACTGTATAATTCTTTGGCAGCATCATTTACGGTGCGTAATTGATCCTTGGCCATATCACCTTCACGATCATACTCGCCTACATTATAATCTGCTTCTGGGTTCTCAGGACCGTGATCTTCTTTTTTATATTTGTCTTTGATTTTGCCTAGTTCTTCTTCTGAGGCACCGTCACGACCTGCTTGTGCAAGAGCAGCCATACCGTCTTTACCGTATTTCTTTTTACCGGTATAATATTGTAAACCGCTTTCTTCGATATCTTCACCAACCTTAACACAGTTGTCTACACGCTTGCCACCTTTCATCTTGGTGCCCATGCGTTTGTATCCTTTCCAGCAGGCCTTACCATCTAAACCTTTTTGTTTTTCTTCGTTGACAACTTCACCTTCTAAGAATGTTAGACCTTCATTGGCCAACATTTCTAAGGCAACATCATCTAACTCAATAACAATACCGTCTTCTAGGATGTCTACAATTGTGGTAGAAATTTCGTGATCTTCTGAAAAGCTAATGCCAAACTCGTCACCGATTTCAAACGATTCTGTAAATCCTTTTGCTTTGGCTTCTTTTTCAAGATCAGCTTTGCGTTGCATGATTGCTTGTTTAATTTCCGGATCGCTAGAATTAGGATCCATTTGTAGATCTTGTAGAGCTTTACGTTTAGCATCTAAGTCATCTTGACTTTGTAATGCTGTTTCGCTAACAATGCTGTCTAATTTTGATAAAAGGTCTCTCATAGTATCTCTCATAGATTGATACTATATTTATCGTTGATTACAACTTAGTGATTATAACGGATTTCGGTAATAGTGCCGTTCTGCACGTTGTATGCAGCACGTATATACACAAACTTACCAATAAATGTGCGAGTTTCGTCGTTGGTTAAAGCAGAACTATCTTCTACAGTGATAGTAGTTCCGTCAATATCTACCCAGTCTGTATCATTAGGATATAATTCTAAGGTTCCCTGTATTTTAACAGTGCCTACAAAATTATTAAATTGAAATACTGCGGTATGTACACCGTTATTACTTTTGTGATAGCCAGCACCTTTACGCTTTTCTCCATATGAAAAACCTGCAGTAGCAGCTTCTGTAGATATGTTTTCTAATAATACGATAGTTTCTATGGACATCTCTTATTTATCGCTTAATACATAATTGTAAATTCGGCCTACTACTTCAGAATTACGCAATTTAAGCATCAATAGCATTGATTCGTTTTCTACTAGGATATATCTACGATCCCAATTCCAGTCAGTTCGAATAAACCAATTTTCTACAGCAGGAGTACAAGTAACTTGTTTGCCTTGATTTTTTAACCAATCGACATATCGTTGTTTGCCCTCTCGATCACCTGCCATTTTATGGGGTAATAGATAGACTTTGTATTGATATCTGTTGTGCGGCAGTTTTTTAACAGCCACAGAAGATGCAGAACTGGTCAGTAAATCAACAGTAGCAGGATCCGGTTCAAATTGATGAACTACAATGTCTTGGAATTCTTGAGATAAATCTTGATAAAACGTAGGATCGTTAGTATATAAATCTAGATTACTGTTTTCAATACGTTTAGTCCAGATTTTGCTATCATATTTTTCTAACACTTCACAAAGTCTAAGAATATTTTCTCGATTATTATAGGCTCGTTGATGTGTAGAGTATGGTCGTACTGTTGAAGCATCGCTTTGACACAACTCTTTAATATAGTCAAAATTATAATTTCGAAAGATCACACAGCCTGCTTGTCGCAGACTGATCTTATACAACCATTTGCCGTAGAACTTTCTACTGGTTAGTTTGATTTTCTGTGATGTCATCTGTTTTTTCTGCAGCTCGCTGAGCTCGTAATACTTTTTTTTCTTCTTTAGTCAAAGGTTTAGGAATTTCAGTGACTGTAAATGTTAAATCATTATCTGCAATATCTATATTAACACGACCACCGTCGACTAAATCACCAAATAGTACTCTGCGACTCAGCGGGCTTTTAATCTTATTATCGATTAATCGTGCTAACGGTCTTGCGCCCATCTTACGATCGTAGCCTTTATCAGCTAACCATTTGGCTGCTGCATTGTTTAATACTATTTCAATGCCTTTGTCTTTAAGCTGTGTGTTTAGTTCTCCTACAAATTTCTTAACAATTTGTATAACAGTGTTTTGATCAAGACTTGAAAACTTAATAACAGCATCTAAACGATTTCGAAATTCCGGAGCAAAAAACTTTTTAACTGCTTTGTCATCTTCTCCATCTTTGGCTAAATCTCCAAATCCAATCGTGTTGTTTTCGTTATCACGAGCACCTAGGTTCGAAGTCATTAACAAAATAGTATTGCGACCGTCAGCCTGTTTGCCATTAGATCCAGTGATAAATCCGTTGTCCATGAATGCCAATAAGATATTCATAACATCGGGATGTGCTTTTTCAACTTCGTCTAACAACAAGATAGCATTTGGATGTTCTTGTAGTTTAGTAATTAATTGACCTGCATTATCTTCATAGCCCACATATCCCGGAGGAGCACCAATTAATCGAGCAACACTATGTTTCTCTTGATATTCGCCCATATCAAAACGTATCAACTCCATGCTCATTCTGTCAGCTAATGCCCGAGCGGTTTCTGTTTTGCCTGTACCGGTTGGTCCTAGGAACAAGAAGCTACCAATAGGTTTATTAGGATGTTTCATTCCAGCCTGTGCCACAAAGATTTTATCAAGTAGAGTCTCAACAGCTTTATCTTGTCCGTATACTGCAGATTTCATTCCACCTTCGAGATCAGCTAAGTTTTTACTTTCTTTCTGAGCTACAGTTTCTAAAGGCATGTTAATCATCTTAGACAGTTCATAGGTGACTTGTTCAATGTCTACAATCTGTTCAACGCCCTCCATACCTTCGTCGTCTTTTAACTTATAACGAGCGGCAGCACAATCTAAAATATCAATAGCTTTATCCGGCAGTTTTTTATCCGCCATATACTTAACACTTAGTTTAACTGCTTGATCAATAGCTGCATCTGAAATTTTAACATTATGATGTTTTTCATAATACTTTTTAATACCCTTGAGAATCTTAACACTCATTTCAGCACTAGGTTCATCGATAGTCACACGTTGGAATCGACGCATTAAAGCACGATCGCTTTCAAAGTGTTTGCGATATTCTTCCCAGGTAGTTGACGCCATTAGTTTAATAATACCCTTGGTAAGAATAGGCTTAAGCATATTGCTCATATCGTTTGAGCTTTGACTTGAAGCACCTGCACCCTGCATCATATGAGCTTCGTCAATGAAAAGAATAATCTTGCCTTTCTTTTCTAATGCAGTCAACACAGCCTTAAGACGTTCTTCAAAGTCACCTCGATATTTACTACCGGCAAGCAAAGCACTGATGTCTAAGGTGTAGACCTGGTGATCTTGAATAAACTTAGGAACTTTCTTTTCAAAAATCTTTCGAGCAAGCCCTTCTGCAATAGCTGTCTTACCAACACCAGGATCACCAACCATAAGCACGTTGCACTTGTTGCGACGAGCAAGTACCAGTTGAATTTTTTCGATCTCGTCGTCACGTCCGATAACAGGATCTATAGTTCTTTGTTTTGCTTTTAATGATAAATTAGTACAGAATTGATTCAAAATACGATCCGTTTGGCCAGAGTTAACAACACGATGCTCTTCAGCATCCTCAACTTCTTCAGTTACAACATGTTCTTGAAAATACTTGACAAATTTTTCTTTGGTCACTCCGCCCTTTTGCAAAAAGTAAAATCCAAAGCTGTTCTTTTCTGACAGTACACTAATAACAACATCAGCAACTTCCATGCGCTGACGACCACTAAACAGCACTTGTGTAAAGCACCGATTAAGCACACGTTCAACTGAATTGGTTTTTTTAGGTTTAAATCCTGCTGCAGGTTTTTCAATCTTAATATCGTTGAGATTGTTTTTTAGATAATGTTCTAGATTGGCTTTGATAAATTTAGCATCCGCCCCAAAACTTTCTAGTAGAGTGTACGAATCAGTGTCACAGAGAATACCATAGACAATATGTTCTATAGTAATATACTCATGATGAAGTTCTTTGGCAGTGTTTACAGAACTTTCAAAAATGTCCTGTAGGCTTTGGCTTGGTTCAATCATTATTTTATTTTCCTAAGTTTCTTCATAGCTAAGTTTAACTTCAACGGTGATACTTTGTCAACAAAACATATACCATCTAAATGATCTAGCTCGTGTTGAAAACATTTAGCTAGATATCCTTCAAATCGTGCTTCGATTGTATCTCCTCTTGTATTTTGATATTCTGCAACAATCCAGCTAGGTCTTTTTACAGTTAAGAACAATCCAGGATAGCTTAGACACCCTTCTTGATCTAATATTATTTCTGTGCTGGCTTCTACAATCCGAGGATTGAATACGGCAAATGGTGCAGGAAATCCTGGTATATTATTACTGCCCATAACAAAAACTCGTTTGACTATGTTAATTTGATTTGCGGCTAGTCCGATGCCGTTGCTGGCAATCATAAATTCACACATTTCTTTTTCAAGAGATTCGCCATTGCCGTCTAGTAAAAAGTCCCATGGTTCACTTTTTTGAACTAGGGCATCGTGCGGCCCAAGTTTAAATTCCATGATTTTTAAATTCTTGAATTAATTCTAGTTGTTTAGGGCTAAGATTCTTTGGAATTTTAACTTTGATCTTTATTAATAAATTTCCTCTTTGACGTGTTCGCATGTGAGGTAATCCTTCTCCTTTACAACTAAAAACAGTTTCCGGTTGAGTTCCTGGGGGAATGTTTATAGACAGTGTTTTATTATCTAGAGTTTTTATTTCTAAAAATGAACCCAGAATAGCATCGTACACTGGAACTTCTTTTTCTAAAATTAAACTTGTGCCTTCTCTTCTAAATGTTGGATGAGGTTTAATAATAACATTGACTATTAAGTCACCTGGACGTAAATTAGGAATAGAGTTGTCGCCCATCCCCTCATATCTAATTTGTTGACCGTTTTCGATACCGGGAGGAATAGCAATATTAATTATTTTATTTTTTCCTCCTGGTATACCTATTTCAGCATTGATGTCTTTGCCATTGAGAATATCTTCTAATGAAATTTCTACGTTGATATTTAGAGATTTGTTACGTCTTTGAGGTTGACTTCCAAATCCTCCAAATCCAAAATTGCCAAATATATCATTTATGTTACCGGTGTTAAAATGAAATTCAAACGGACTTTGGCCAAATCCAGCGCCGGGCTGAGCATTAGGATCACCGCCCATGTCTATAATATGTTTTTTATCTGGGTCTGTTAATGCTTCGTAGGCTGTGGAAATTTCTTTAAATTTATTTTGATCACCACCGCGATCAGGGTGATGTTTCATAGCCATGCTGCGATAAGCCTTTTTGATTTCGGCATCGCTAGCACCTCGTTTTAAACCTAGTGTAGAGTAATAATCCATAGTATATTATATAATAAAAAAAGGACTACGTCAAGCAGTCCTTTTATTTAATACAGATTTACTGAGCTATTATTTTTTCTTAGCGTCTTCGATCTTTGTACCTTCATGCTTTTGACGAACTTTTACTTTGGTACAGTTTTGTTTTGGCTTATTGGTTTTAGGATCGATTACTGCTTTACCGTCTTTACCTTGCACATCAACACAAACTGTTTTAATTTCTGGTGCTTTCTTTTCTTCAGCAGCATAAGCAGTACCTGTGGCTAAAAATCCTGCAATAATTAATGATGATAAAAATTTCATTTTAAAGTTCCTTATAGTTCTGGTTGATCAGGCTGCATTGGCATAGGTTTACCTGTGCTGCTTGTTGTTGGTGCTGCCGCAAACGGACTTGCTGCTGGAGCCGGTGCACTAAAACTTGGTGTAGGTTTTGGTGCTGAGAAACTTGGAGCAGGTGCTGCCATTGGTGCCGGCGGTGTATAAGTTGTTCCAACTTGAGCTCCACCGTTATTTGCACCGCCTAACTTCTCTTGTGTACGACCAAATGCCGCAATACCTAGCACAGCACCCATAGCAATATGGAATAATCCTGCACCTTGTAGAGTAATTGGTTGCCATTGTGTATGAACTTGTCCACCACCAATAGCCTGTATCATACTCCATAATATTGGAAATAATACAAAGTCTGCCATACAGACAATCATATACATCCAACCCATCATTGGACGCCATTTACTGTTCATCCAATCTTCTTTTTTCTTTTCGCTTTCGCTCATCTCAGCATAGCTTTTTTGTTCGCTCACGTTCCGCTCCTTACTTTTTAGAAATCATAGTTTGAATCTTTCCCTGAATAATCTTAGCCCAGAATGGCTGTGGAAAATTCCAACCTACAAATGCTCCTACTGCTACCCAAAATAATGTATCTAACATGCTGTCGCTCCTAGTTATGTGTACTACTATTTAACTGCTTTGTCAAAAATCTCTTTCTGTTCTTTATGCCATTGTAACCAAGCATCTACTTTTACACGGCATTCGTAATAGGTGCTGTAATTAACTACTACAACATCTAATAATTTGCTTAATTCTTGCGTATTTTGTACAGCTTCTTTTAATTCTGGACAGGCTGTTTTTAACTCTGGCGGAATATCGGGAAACTTGGGTGCTGTTGTTAAACAACCAGTTAAAAACAATGCAGGTACTATTGCTAATAATCTCATTGTTTTTTCTCCAACGATTTATTTTTGGCAGCGGCATTATGAATATCTATAGCTTCTGGGGCTACCTTGCATTCTTTATCCATAATTACCGCAACTTCTTTAATACGATCACGATAGACAATGGTATTTTCTTTAACTACTCGTTGCTTCTTTTTAATTTCAGCATCTAGTTTTACATTGGCTTCTTTAGCCTGTTGTTCAGCTAATGCTGCTTTTTCCTGAGCTACTCGAATTTTGTCTCGCCAACTGGCTTCAACATCGTAGCCACCTTTGAAATAGATACCTGCTACAAGCAACGCAGCACTTACTACTTGAATTAACAAATAATAAGGAGCAAGTGCTGGAATTTTGTTTAGTAGTCTATGTAATACAAAAAATGAAAGAAAGCTACCAACCGCACCGATAACTAGAATAGTATTAACTATCCAAATTAATAAACTGTCAGGTACGAATGATAACATCCACATATTAGTGTCCTACAAACAGATGCACTGCGTGATTATAATGCTTGATACGATCTTCTAGACCAATAGTACCACCGTTAATACGCTTAGTTAGTGTAAGGATGTCGCCCTTGTCTGCCCACTGGTTGAGATTGTTCTGTTCCCAAAACCAGCAAGCTGATTGTACAGCACCTTCAAATGTCTGCAGGTACTCTGGAATATCTTCCAACGGTGTGTCAATACTAGCAGCAAAAATTGTGTAATTGTTTTTGCCAGTCAACTGAATGAGTCCACGACCTAGGTACTTAAATCCGTCACCACTAGCCTCGTCGCCATTGCCCATGCGATTAGCATAGATACGGCTAGCAATAGCTTCTTGCTTGTTAGGATGATTAGCATACTGATTAGCTGTAGCATCATCTGGGAAATACTTAGGAAATACCTTGCGTAGGCTAGCTGCCTTGTAATTTAAATTTTCTTTAAGGAATTTGAACCCGCCTGACTCATGAGCGCACTGTGCTACAAATGCTGCTACACGTTCTGGTGTGTTAATTTCATATTCAGGAAGAATTTCACACAACGCATGATACCAATTATCGATGTAAGGATTCTTACCGATAATTTCATGTAAGTGTTCTTTTTTAAAATCGAATGTAAAACTCATTGTTAGATCCTCTTTAATAACATACTACGACTGCCATTGTTGAAAACAAAGTTGTCTCCAATCTTATTAATGCTGTAGTCGCCTAATACTTTAGTTAGCCAAAATACTTCGCTGGTTGCTGCTTGATCAACTGAATATCCATCGTCGATGCCTTCTAAGATAGATTCAGTCGCTCCGTCTTTGATCATTTCAAGTTGAACTTTTTTATCAAAGTGTTTGTGAATAGTAATAACATTACCGTCTAATGTTAAGTCGTCCATCAGCGTTTTGTTAAAGAAACTCTTAACATTTTCAACCTGTACTCTGCTCATAAAGTTAGCATATGCTTCTGGAGAAGGAGGTATGTGTGACTTTAGATTTTCTTCAGTAGCTTCGTGTACTGCCGATTCTTTATGATATTTAAATTTAAAATCATCTAGCCCTGTGAGCTTGCGAACACCGTAGGTAAGTTCTTTAATTTGTTCTGCTAGTTTAGAACTGCGTGATAATTCAACAAATACTGAGTATTCTCCGTTGTTGTCTTCACCTGAACTAATGTCAGAGTCTAGAACAAAGTCATAACCTTTTTCAATAAACTCCATTAGGTCTTTGGCTGGACTGCGGTCTTTAACTTTAAAACTTACAACGCAAACATCTTGATCCTCGCCCATTTTTGAACTAAAAGTATCTACTTCAAAAATAGGGTGTACCATTTCTTGAAGGTCGTCTGGTCTTAGGCCTTCGTTAAGCTGCTGGTTGCTCATTTGCCATTTCCTGTGCTTGTTGTTCTGCTGGATCAATACTAGCGTTAACACCACTAGCTCCGACTATGTCTTCAATTTTGTTTCGATCTAATTCTGTGTACCCACGATTGATGTCGTGCATTAATTTCTTTGGCATGGCAATCTTAACCATCCATATAGGTTCATGATCGATTTTGCCTTTACGTGTACCTGGACGAATATCATCGGGTGTTTTAATCTTGCGGACTTTGGCAATTGAGCTTTCAGCTACCTGTACCTTGCAACCGTACTCTAGTAAACGCTTTCCGCCTCTAGGTTCTGGCATCTTATCTTCCGGCCACATAAATGTACACTCTACAAAATAGCGTGATTCTTTAGGGCCACTAACTAGCTCACCGTCGATCCAGTTTTCAAAAACATAGACATCTAGTTCATCAATAACACGCTCAAAGTCCTTGAGCAAACTAAGGCTATTGTTAGAACCGTAAATTTGTTCTATATTCTGTATAATATCTTTAATATCAGCCATGATTTCTCCTAATTGTATTTATCGTCAAAATACAAACATAACATATAACTTTTTTCAGTTATCGTTAAATACTTTTGTGTTCGGTCACGGACACTACGGTTTATAGGTCCGTGCCTAACACTTACAGGAGGGCTAACCTTAATATGAAGCGAAAGAGAGCGCAACAGCAGCAAATTCAGCATTATGATGCTCGGTTTCAGAGCAATGTTATAAATATTGACCATCGATTAAACGAAAAACGTAAACGAGTTCAAATATATCCCAAAAACCTAAGTCAGGAAACTTACTTACTAAAACTAAACAATCCCCAGACAATGATTACTTTTGCTATCGGTCCTGCCGGTACAGGTAAAACCATGCTGGCTGTGCAGTGGGCCATTGATCAACTCAAGTACAGTGATGTCGATAAGATTATTGTAACCAGACCTGCTGTATCAGTAGACGAGGAACACGGTTTCCTCCCAGGTGACCTAAATGAAAAAATGGCACCGTGGACCAAGCCTATTTTTGATGTATTTTCCGAAAACTTTTGTGCTAGAGAAATTGAAAATTTTGTGAGAGAGGGGGTGATCGAAACCAGTCCTTTAGCATACATGAGAGGTCGTACATTTAAAAATGCTATAGTCATTGCTGACGAAATGCAGAATGCAACTCCAAGTCAGATGAAAATGCTCTTAACAAGACTAGGACAGGGAAGTAAAATGGTAGTTACGGGAGACCTACAACAAGCCGATCGTCCTAGCAACAATGGCCTATTAGAATTCTTAGGATTGTTCAACGATTTTAAAGATCATCGATATGTAGATGTCTGTCACTTTACAGTGGAAGATGTTGAACGTCACGAAGCAGTCAAGGAGATCTTAGCAATCTACGGCGACAATTAATCTTTAGGAAGGTAGGGGGTCAAACGATCCCCTAACATTCTCTTATAAAATTCAATCATGTCATCATAGCCGGCTTCGGGATTAAGTCCATTTTTGACAACTTTCTTGTCCGCAAGATCTAAAATTACCTTAGCGGACTGTATGTGCTTCATACGGTAATGTCTCTTAAATTCAGTAACTTCGTCGTACTTGCCGTTAGGCTTTTGTACGTAGCTAACAATCATATAACGTTCATTCATCTAACTGTTCTACCTCTATTCCTGACTTTCGTAAAAATTCTGTGCCAGTGCTATCACGGTACTGAGCACCATACCACACACGCTTAATGCCAGACTGGTAAATGAGTTTGGCGCAATCCAAGCAGGGAGCATGAGTAATAAACATATCAGCACCCAAGCCACTATCGCTACTTCTAGCCAATTTTGCAATAGCATTCGTTTCAGCATGTAATACCTCTGGTTTTGTTTTTAATCTATATCTTTTAGTAAACGCTTGATCAGTGTCGTTCCACTCTGTAAAAGGCCATTGTTCTTCAATCTCGTTAGGGCTTAACCAACCTCCAGCGTCTCTACTCATATACTCTTTATCTTCGCAGTTGTTATCCCAACCAGCTGGCATACCATTGTAGCCAATAGAAATAATTCTATCATCCTTGACCACAATAGCACCTACATGTAGTCGCTTGGCATGACTAAGTTCTGCGAATGTCTCTGCAGTTTTTATGTATGCTTGTTTAAGTTTTGCTTTCATCTATTTCCATCCAAGTGTGATCGCCCATGTATTTTACCTGAGCTTGATACTCGTAATCTTCGGGAGCAGAGCTAGACCAATCGTTTGGGCCATTTTGTGTTAACAACGTATGCTGTTTTCGTTGATCCCAAACCAACCAATACACATTTCCCATCACTGGTTGAAACTGATATACCGCAGCATGAACAGCATCTGTGATTTCTAATCTACGTTTAATAGCCTGTGCTTGTTTTTCCAACACACTAACTAGTTCTACAATACGATCGTATTCTTGCTGGGCATACATCCTAGCATGATTAATCATCAAATCTTTTTGTTTGGTTACAGGAACTAGATCAAATTTAACTCCGCCCGCTTCTGTAGGATACTCTGATACATTTCTATTAAAGAATGGTATTAGAGTTCCGTCTATATCAGCATCAAAACTTTTTCTACCTTTAGCTAAGTTAGATTTTTTATCAGCCATTTAATCTAGATAATCTTACCAGTGTAGCTGAAAGATTAATTTCTGGGTCAGAAATTAACGTATGATCTACTAATCCTTGTTTAACAATCATGATAGCCTTGTACTGATTTTCATCGTTGCCAAAAATATCTAAATTATCATAGAGCCACCGATAGACATCTTCCATTTCTTCTGCACGTAGTTTACCGCATAACATCTTGCGAGCTTCTGTAATCTTGCCTGCTTTAAATAGCTCTACCATATCAAACTTCCAGTCAGCGGAACCTGCGTCTCCTTGATTAGGAGAAACTAACCGACCATCTTGAGCATTTTGCTGAAGCATCTGAAGACATTTACGAAGATCAGGATAGGTCACTTTAACATAAAGATCTAAAGTGTCAAGATCAAACTCGATATTTTCTTCAACTAAAATTGTTGCAGCTCTAGCGGTAAATTCTGTTTGATCTGTTTTTTCTACATGGAATCCCTGACAGCGACTGTGTATTGCTGGAATAATCTTATTAGGGTAGTTACAGGTTAAAATAAATCTACTAGTTGCATGATACTCTTCCATAACACCACGCAAGGCTGCTTGAGCATTAGGAGATAAAAAATCAGCCTCGTCAAGTAGTACAACTTTAAATGGACCAAACGGAATCATCTGCACAAAGTTAGTAATTGGAATACGAACTTCATCTACACCGTTATTACGACTACCGTTTAACTCTAATACATCATAGTCCTCAATACCTATTTCATTAATAAGAATTTTAGCCAATGTTGTTTTACCAATACCAGCACTACCACTCAAGAGCAGATGAGGAATACTTTTATCTTTAACCCATGTTTCAACTTGTTTGCGTTGATGTGCATCTCTAAATACATAGCCGTCTATGCTTTTAGGACGATATTTTTCTACCCATAGTTCTTTCATTCTTTTACCTGTTTAATAAATTCTTGTGTTATCGAATTTGCTCGATCGTCTTGAATTGAATATTGGTGTAGTTGATCAGCATTGGATCTAATAGCATCACTTAGACTGCCTACTCCGATTTCTTGTTCAACTAATCGAGCAATGTCGTGCAACTGTATTACAGCATCAACTAATTTAAGATTTCTCATTTTATAAAAGGTCCTAGATTAGGCGGTTCCCAACCCAAGGGTTTAAGTACCTTACCATCTTCACGCTTCCGGACCTTACCGGTGTCTTTGTCAATCTTAGCAAAGTTGGTACGCATAACTTCTTTCCATGCCCCCTCTGCATCAAACCCAGCACTGTGAATAGCACCTATAGTGACAACCAACATGTCAATTAAGGCATCGAGCATTTCTACTCTGTCTTTGGCTATAATTGCTTGATTTAATTCTTCTGCTTCTTCTTCGATCAATTTAAGATACATATTGAATTGATCTGTATTACCACGATCTACAGTTTGATCGCAAGCTGTCATAAACTTCGCTTGATCGCGAAAGGGGTTAGTCATGGTATCTCCTTAAGACTTTAATATCTTAATGATACGCTTTTGTTCTTGAGTTGTCAACCACTCTTGTTCCAATTCTCCAAAATTAGGAGAATTGCTTAGAGCATGGTCTACTAGTTCTTTAATTTGATATAGGTCTTTTTTAAGTTCAAAGGCAGTGAACCCGTCATTATAGGGACTAGCACACTCTCTGGACAGAGCACGAAGTTGCGTGGCAACATCTTCAATGCTCCATGATTTCTTTTTAAGATGCATTAACCTACTCTAGATAAGTTTTGAGGTAAAAAATCTTCTGGATTAATATTTAGGCTAGAACCGTTTGAAAATTCTTGCCCGATATAAAAGTCATTCGGTCTTTGATCAGCCACGGCCATAATAGATTTAACCTCTACCTTTTGAAATTCTTTTTCACCTTCGCCGTCGTCAATTTTAATTTTACGAGTCCAGCGACCGTGTTCAATCAAAACCCACTGTCCTGGCTTAACTGCAATTTCGCAACTTTCGCCAACTTTATAAACTTGTGCCCAACGAGGTTTAACACCGTGTGCCTTACCGTCGTCGCTGGCAATAACAATACCCGCGGCAGTGGTCTGTTCACCCATATCCATGTTAATAACTAGTATGTCCTTGGACAAGGGTCGAACATTGATTTTTTTGGCTTGAATTCCAAACATTGTTAGTCCTTATTTCTTATTGCCACGAGACGACACTTCTTCACGAAGTGCATTTGGATTTTGAGCATAATAGTCTTGTAAAACTTGTTCTCTGGTACGAACAATTTTACCGCCCGGTCCTAGTTCATCTCCTCGAGCATTAACTCGTACATTTCCTACTGCTGGTGTTTTTTCATTACGTAGAGATAATTTCTCCATGTCAATTTCTTTACCTCTTACGCTAGTGTAAACTCTACCCATGTTGTTCTCCTTTGAAGAATTCTTCTATTGGTATATTGTATTTAACGCTGTCTATCTTATGGACCCCAATAAGATGAAGCACATAACTTGCTACCGAACTGCCTCGTCCTACACCCCAAACTACGTTATTTTCTCTAAGAGTATCAACAACATATTTCATAACATGTAGTAGATCATACATACCGTTTTTAATAAACAGCTCTAATTCTTGATCTACACGTTGAGTTTGTTCTGTAGTTGTGCATTGAGCATATAAAAATTCTACTAAATTAGGGCAGTATTCATTAGGTATAAACCAATGCTTAGAGTTTATTTCTGTTGGAGGGGTTGGGTAGTTTAGTCTTTCACTGTCTATGCGATCTAGATATTTGCTTAAATCGTCTGAAGTTAGGCAGTGATTCAGTATTTCTGGACCATGCCTTAAAACACCTTGTACTAGTTCTTCAGTAGTGTTAGTTTCAGTCCACATTAATCAATTGATCCAAGTCGTCATCATTCTGTTTTAGTTTTCGAGCATATCTATTACTGAGCTCGTCTCTATATATTGTAATGAATGTTGACAGTTGTGTCAAGAGATCTCTACTGCCCATTCGAGCAGCCGCATAGTATTTTTTGTTCAATTCGATTAATTTTTGCTCAATCTCTGTATCTTTAAGCAAAGATAGATCGCCTTCGAGCGGATGAAACATTATGAACTAAATTGACCTAAATAATTTAAAAAGACTGTGTTAGCATCGTGTTGCCAAACTTCGATAAAGATTGGGTTGGTAGGAGAAAGTACTTTTAACGTTGCTGGAAAATTAGAAGATTTTTTAAACAATGTAGATCCGGATGGTGTAAAATTAATAGTCCACCCAGCAGTTTCTCCTACAGGGCTAAGACCATTGCCGTATAATTCCAAAGTAATTTTTCCACAACTGCCAACACCTAGTGCATCAACTTCTGCTGTGGGGAAATCGATTAATTGTATAGCACAGTTGGTACCAAATTTTATAATATGGTATAACGCCTGTTTAAATGAAACTTCTTGAGTTGCCGCTACAATTGCTGCTCCGTAGTCTCTTTTTAACAGCACTGCATCTTGTAAAGTGACTGTGGCAACTATATTATAATTAAAATCGCTGGTTGTATCTGTACGAGCTGCATTGTCCTGTAGATCTTCAATTTCAGTTTTTGCTTCTCTAAAATTGTTTTTAATGGTGTCAAAGTTATCACGAAACACCTGTGTGTCGTTATCCTGCCCAGCTACAGGAAAGTTTTCGTTAATTGCTGCGAAATTAATAAGGCTTGTCAAAGTATTTTCTCCACATTACAGGAATACAAGGTATTTATCCTTTATATTACTGCTTAAAATATTTATTTTTATCGTCTAATTCGTACCCTAGGCCAAACCTGTCCGGTAGTTGGTCTAAATTTATTATTAAATTTTGGGAACACATTACCAGCAATTTCGCGTTCTCGTTTGTAAAAAAGGAATAAATTTGGAGCACCTTGTAGATCCTGTCCAGCTGTAGGACCACCGCTTGATGCTGTTAATTGATTAGATTTAGCATATGCTGTAATATACGCTTTGGCCTGCTCTTGAGTCATTTCTGGATATGTTTCTAATGCGCAGGCCAGCACCCCACATACCTGTGGACTTGCCATACTAGTACCGCTAAGTTTACCAATAGAAAAGCTGGCATTTCTAGGATCAACAACTCCAGACGGTAATGCACTAATAATGTCTGTTCCCGGTGACCATATATCAACCCCAGGGCCGCAATCACTAAATGTTACCTTTTGATCTATTTGTGCTGTATCTACCGCACCTACGCAGATATTTGGAATATCAAACCCTCCGTTGGCTGTAGTGTCGTTGGCGGTTGGGCTAGTGCCTCTCATATAATAATAAGGTTGACCGACACTACCTGGGTATCTATTAGCCATTTCAAAAGTATTATCCCAGTCTGGCCCACCTGGTACATCGTGTTTCCATCGTCCATTGCCAGCGGCACCAACATAGAGAATTCCTTCGTCTATGGCATCTTCAATATCTGAATCTAACGCTGCTACTCTTACAGGAATTCGCTGGCTGGCAATAAATCCCCAAGCATTTAATTGTTGAGTAGTGAATCCACCACCAACAAGTTTTCTAGCATTAGTTCCTAATTGTAAATCTATTTGGGCAGGAATAGCTTCATAAAACACATATTCGTTAACCATAGTTGGACTGCCGACATTACCAAACGTACTTGCAGCTCCTTCAACTCGAACTCTGTAGGTTCTATTAGGAGCCGTACCTTCAACACCGTAGTAAATTCGTTGCACACTGTTGTCTGCACACGACCACATGATTTTTGGAAGATTAGGGTTTGAAGGTCCAAGGTTAGTATAGACACTGGACCCGGCAGTAAATGTTAGATAGTGATTGGTACCAACATATATGGTATTATAACTGTTGCCTAGAAAAGAAATGTTAAATGGTAAATTAAGAGTCCAGAAGCCGTCGTCGTTGTTGCCAACAGTTGGAGTGAGGGAAAAAACAAGAGAACCAGGACCCAACAATGAATTAGTTATTGTAGTAACAGACGCAGTTGCAGGAGTTGATTCTGTAACTACAGTTAGACTCATAGCTACAGCTATAACAGGGGATGGTGCGTCTACAACATCTAAATTTGTAGTAAATGTAATGGTGTACACTGCATTGTTTAACAAATCTACAGTTTGTCTAATATCAGTTTCAATAGTACCGCCTTGAGTTGTTTCGTCTGTGGCACTAAAAGTTTCTATAACAGTTGAGTCTTGACTAATAGTAATTCCGCTAAGTATACTCATAACCCCAGAAATAGCATCAACTGCAATATTTTTAATTAAATCGATCCTAGCTGGACCTTGCACAGTTATTGCATAACTAGATAGTGGTTCTGCAAAAATATTTAAAGATGTCTGTTGACCTTGTTGATCCCAAGATGCAGGTTTAGTAAGAATACTGCCTCCAGGAGGCACATACGGACCGGCTGTGGTAATTCTATTTCCGTGATTTTCAAGCCCAGCTAATTCTGCTAATCTTGCATTAGAAGTACACACACCGCTGTATCCAGTATAGACAGGCGCTCCAACATTAGGGGTGTATCTTGTTCCTCTATAGGTTACAGCAGTAATGTCACTTAAAGACCATTCTCCTGGAAATATACTCATGCCCCAACTGTTGTTAGTAATGGTTGGATTCTTTCTGCCGGTAGCAGGATTTATTGATTTAGTTCTATGAAATTCTCTTACGTAGTCCATTACAAAGGGAAATGTATTGTTTCCAACAGCACCAGCATAGTAAAAGATATTATATATGTTGGCTTTTCTTGCCCATCCCTGTGTATTACCGGCAACAGTGCCGGCTACGTGAGTAGCATGATCGCTAGTGCCATATGTATAAGTACCGGCAGCTCCGCCAGTAACTTGCGGGTTATGTTGCGCCCAATTGTATTGAATGGCTCTACTTCCGCCGGTGCCGTCCGCATTAACTGCATATTCTGGATGAGCGAACCTAATGCCGTCACCGTCAACGATAACCACATCGACGTTTTTGCCAGTTTGTGTTAGATTAATAGTTCCAGTCTGTGATGGAGTACCATTGGCCCCCCAACCTGTTCGTTGAACTCCTTCAACACAACGCAATAGTCCCCAATTTTTCATATCACTAGTAGCGTTAACAGATTTATCCCATGCTGTTGAAGTTTGGGTTATGGTAGAAGTGCCTGCTTGAATTCCCAGTTCTGACGGTATTAACTCTACAGATCGAATTCTAGGATCATTTTTTAATTCTTGAGCTTCCCAGTTAGTTAATCGATAAACTGTATTTCTACTAGAGGGTCTACGATCAGTACATTCAACTGCTCGATCAATATCAGTGTTAGCTGGTGCATATCCCTTGGTTTCTAAATCTTCGTATATTGACAGCAAATCGTCGCGATTATATACAGTAACAATATATTCTTTTGTTTGAACGTAGTCTGCTAACGACATTAATTAGACCTCTAACTGTAAAATTGACAATGTTACAGTAATTGCTGCTGAACCGCCGCTTTTATTAACCACAGCTACAAAGATATCTGTAGTAGGACTATCATCTGAATTAAATCCTATAGTTCCAGGAGTAATTAAAATTGTTTGAGATCCAGTAGTGATAACTTCAGCAATAACGCCTGCTCCTGGTAATGGATCCTCTCCCTCTAATCTCGATGCATCGTTTGTTCTAGCACTAGAGCTAGAATATAATCTTATCCACGCGGCATGAGTAGAAGTAATTTTATAAAGTACGTATCCTTTAAAACCAGCAATTGTAATATTTCCTCTGGCTCCATTTGCTAAACTGCTTGTAGTTGCGTTTCTACTCACACGTGAAGATGCTAATCCATCTGCTCCGGCAGGACCAGCAGGGCCAGTAGCGCCAGCAGGACCAGTAGGACCAGTAGGACCAGCAGGACCAGTAGCGCCAGCAGGGCCAGTAGCGCCAGCAGCACCAGCAGGACCAACAATTCGACCAGCATTATCCCATCCACCTGCTACCGAACGTACATATAAATTACCGCCACCCTCTGTAACAATCCAAGCATCGCCTGGTTGCGGGTTAGGCACTGTTTCTAAATTTGCTATAAGTTCAAGAGTACCTTGAAACCTAATACTAACCCCCTGTGGTCCAGCAGGTCCGGTATTACCTTGTGGCCCAGCAGGTCCGGTAGGTCCAGCAGGACCAGTAGGTCCAGGTACAGTTGATGCTGCCCCCTGTGGCCCAGCAGGTCCTTGTGGTCCAGCAGGTCCCTGTGGTCCAGCTGGTCCTGGTACAGTAGATGCCGCCCCCTGTGGTCCAGCTGGTCCTGGTACAGTAGATGCCGCCCCCTGTGGTCCAGCAGGCCCCTGTGGTCCAGCAGGTCCAGTGGGTCCAGCAGGCCCCGGTGCCCCGCGTTCGCCAGCACGCCCTTGAGGTCCGGGCGTTCCGTCAGCTGGAATAAATCGTCCAATTGATGAAATATATTGTAGAGTCTGTCCGTTTGTTGGTGGATTAGAAAAATCTATTGAAAACAATATATTTTGAGTATTTCCTAACTGTGAATAAATTTCATCAAAGTTTGAATTAATTTTACCGGCACCTTGTCGTAGAGAATCTCCACTTCCAGTATTTGCTCCGGTACCTACATTAAGATTTTGTTTTGCCATACTGCTTATTATCCTTGATCAAATGTTATAAAACTGTTATCAAAAAATATTGAATTACTATCAAAAGAATTTATTAATACCGGAGCTGAGTCAATTATTGGACTAGGTGCTGCAAGATTATTAATTATATTACGTTGCGGAAATGCAAGGTATTTATCTTCTATGGTATTGTCTAAAATGTCTATCACGTATCGATCTGCGTGAAAGTCAATGGTTTTAAAATCAAATGCACTAGCTTTAATTCTTGCTAAAACTGCAGGAGAACTGTTAGGATTACAATAGCATAAAGGTAATGCGCTGACATATCCCGATTCTACAAAATTGTTGGGCTGAATACTACGCATCCACAGCGGTAAAAATTCACGATCTCTATCTCCTACGGTGGTAATTCTTTTACGCATATTTTTCAAACTATTAGGAAATACTCTTTGATGATCGCTGTCGCTGACAAAAGGAATGTCACTGTCAACTCGAATAGAGTCGTAACTAATTAAAACCTTGCTGTTAATGTTGTTTGATAATTCAACAGTTTGACTAATACTTTTTGATTTTTTTTCATATTCATCCATAACATCAACATAGATAACTTCGTAAATTACTTCCTGTGTTAACGGATCTTTGGCCTGCGCAACTTTTACGTCCCCAAAATATATTCTTTTTCGATAGTGATTTCTGCTCATGGCCTGTACATATTTCACAGCATCTGTGCTTTCAATGCCTGCAAACACTAAAATTTTAAGTCCAGTCTGTATGCCAAAGTTTGGATCGCCGTATCGATACAGATCGCTGGATCTAAAAATAGTAGCATCTGTGATAAAATCGTACCAGTCTAATCTTTTGGTTTTAGTTTGAAATGCTTTGATATAAAGATTAGCAAAAGTTTTTGTATTGTCTGCTACTACAGTAAGAAAGAATGTTTGATTCACACTGGCAAAATTAATCGAATCTCTAGCCTTAACTGTAAACGTAAACTTCTTATCAAACGATGTGCTATTACCGTCAAAGTTGTCTGTAAAGTTTCTTGACGGAGTAGATGAATCCTCTTCTGGAGCAAGACTGTCTGTGCGTTCAAAAAATCTAGTTAGACCAGGTCCTGCATCGTCGGCAAATTGTTTGACCTTGCCTTGTACAAGACCTGTAGGCAAAAATTCTAGACCAGGCGGCAGTTTTCCGCTAACAAACTCATAACTAACTCGTCCACCGTAGAGAAGACTTTCTGCTTCTAGATATTTCTGGCTGGCTTGATTTGGCTTGATGGTGCCTAGATCACTATCAGTGATCCAGGTTATGGCGCTTTCGATTTCACCAATAATTTCTACAGTAAATGTTTTGCTAGCAGATGATGTACCAACTGTCCAAAATTCAGTGTCGGTAGGTAATCTATTTCTGTGATCTACGGTACATATATAAATTAAACCGTCAAATATTACCGCATCATTTTTAAAATAATTTATGGTAGTGTTCCACGAACCTCTAAAAGAATATAGAGTGTAGGCTAGACTACTGGGAAAATTTACAGCCCTCATAGTAAACGTATAAGTTCTACTAACACGAGATTGATATGGTACAGAGCCAGCAATTTCTCCAGTAATATTATCTAAAGTCATGCCGGGTGGAATTTCGCTGGCACTGCCGTCTGGGTTTGTAGGTAGTAGGAAGTAAGTAATAGTTCCAGTTAAAGTAGGCGGATCATATACATCTAAAAATATTGTTACGTAATTATTAGCTCTAAATCTACCCAAGTTGCTCTCAGTAATCCAAATTGGTAATCTTGCACTGCTGGCATCAGAAGTAAACAGATTAGTGTCAACCTGTACTATTGAGTTGTCGGCTTGTAAGAATTCTTCAGTGACCACATAGATTTTAAATAATCTAGTTTCTGTATACACACCGTCCGTGACTGCTACAATAAATGTATAGATTCTGCTGAGTCTTCTAGGGGTACGACTAGGTTCATTATAGTCATAGGTTTGATTGTCATAGAAAAATGTATCAAAACCGTTGGAGCGGACTTCGACAAAATCTAAAGGTGTAACATCTAAAGGAGTGGTATCATAGCCGCCAAACGGATCTCTTAGATATTCTAGGGCAAATATAGGATCTGTAAATCCTGAAATAACACCGTCTATGCTAAGACTTAGTCCCGGCGGTAGTAATCCGCCGTTGGGTAGTAGATAAAATTCTAATTTACCGCCTGCCGACAGATCTGAATCTCGAGCTTCTAATTGAAAATTAACCTGTGCATTATCTAATACAAAGAAGGCCTCGGCCGGTCCTACATTTAGGAATCCTTCTTGAGTTATCCACGCAGGAACGTCGCTGCCATCAACAGCAATAGTGAATGTACGATCCTCTATGTCAACGCCGTCGCTGGCTCGAATAACAAATTTACTTTCAGTGTAAACTTTAACTTCTGTAGGAGAACCTTTGATAAAACCGTTAGTCTGTGAACTATCATAGGTATATTCGTTGGTTAATCGAAGTCCTCGAGGTAAACTTCCAGCAATTAAAGAATAGGTTATTGTTCCGGTGTCGGATGAAGCTTCTAACGGTATGTCAACAATGACACGTTCTGTTAGTAAACCTAGGCTGCCTGCAGGAGTGATCCAGGTAATCATCTGGACTGCTCCTTAGACAATGCCACCACAATCGAGATCGATTCTGCCCGGAAGAGTGATAGTACCAAAGTCCATGTTTGAAGCTGCATACAATGTTTGCATCGAATTGTTAAACTGTCCGTTAATAACTCCAAAGTCGTAGGATTCTAAAATATCTGTAATAGGAATAATTGTTTTAAACGATACTGTAGAACCAAAAGCAGTTACTTCGATATCTTTTCTACTGGTAATTGAACCTGGAGCTGCCGTGCCACCAAATGTTATGTTTTGATTTGTACTGGCCTGTACACTACCAGAATCTGTGGAAATTCTAACAAATGCATCAGGAGCAGTGCTGTTAACTACAATAGTGTTACCGGTATCATCTAATAACATTTTGGTTCCTGACACTAGTTTTTTAAACTGTAATTCAGCACCTACTTTGTCTTTAAAAACGCCTGTACCGTTAACTCCTAGATTAACTGCAGTAATAGTTAACTGTGCAGATAAATTACTGAAGTTTGCGTTTACCTTTTGAAACGCGGTGCGTAGATCATCGCCTAAGCCGTCGTTTACTTGATTACCGATATTGATTGTTTGAACTGTCATAATACGCTCTCTTTAGTATATTTACCGTTAATCGTTGGTCTGTATCTGCTTCCAGCCACCCGAACCTAGTGACATCAATATTACTACACCGTTAGCACTATTGCTAACATTTACATAAGAGTATACATTGCCCGGCCAACGATATCGATCAACATAAGTTTCGTGTGCAGCGGATGATGTTAGGATAACCACTTTTCCAATGCTTGTAATATTTGGTAAAGTTGCTCGACCAACACCACCTAAACTATTAGAAATACTGACACTTTCTGTTTGATGATTGTCTGTAATTGCTATCAAACTTCCGTCACCGGCAGAGGTTGCTACAACTAGAACATTTGCTGTATGCGTGATTAATTTTGTAGTTCGATATGCTGTGGTCTGTGTAGTTGCATCCCCGAATACAATACTACTATTTTCTGCACTGTCTAAAATAAATCTTCCTAGAGTATTGACATCTCCACCAAACTTACCACCACTCTGAACAACTAACCATCCGCCAAAGTCGGTGTTTACTCCACTGTTATTGTTAGGCAAGGTATTTCCTACAAACATACTGCCTTCTATTTGTACACTCATTGTTCCTGTGCCGTTGGCACCAAATGTGAACAAGGCATTATTTGTATCTGGATTAGATTTGTAAATACCAGCTTTGTGTATAGTTCCAGTACCATCTGCAGATGTTGGTTTCCAATAGTAGTTGCCAGTGCCACCATCTATAGTAAGACTACTGTTGTTTACATTTATTCCGTTGAGCGTTGGAAGATTAGTCAATGCCACAACCGCTCCGCTGCCTGAATATGATGTAATACTATTTCCTTGGATTTGGAAAGTGTTTCCTTGACCAAAGGCTATGTTAATAGTTTTGTTGGTAAAAGAAGTTGAGCTTGATGCAGTAACACTACTACCTAATAAGTTTGTGTTGTCTGTTAGATCAGAGATATCTGTAGGAGCATTAGGAATGTCAGTGTAGGTTATGCGTTGACTGATAGGTAGGTTATTAACTTTTAATGTATTAGTTCCTGGATCTAAACTCAAAGGTACATTGTTAATATAAATTGTGTTGGTACTTACATACAAACTTTTGAATTGTCGTGTTGGAGTTCCAAGACTAGCACCTAAATTAGTTTTAGGGACAATGTCCCCGTCTACTACAATTTCACCATTCACAGTGATAGGCTTATCAATAACAATATTGGTACTGTCATCAGTACTCATCGTGCTACCGGTAAATGTGAACGCACCTAAATTTAGTGTTGTATCATTTAACCCCAGTGCTGTATAAAGTTCTGTAAAGTTAGAATTTACTTTTTGGAACGCGGCTCGTAGGCTATCGCCTTTTTTATCATTAGCTGTTGTGCCTACGTTTATTGATTGTTTTGCCATTTATTCGCTCCGTTATACCGTTGCTGCTATTTTTGCTTGGAAGTCGCTGAAACTAGTGCTTGCCGCTACGATTGATTGCAGTTCTGTGAGATTAATTACTCTGCTACCACGCAATAGGAATGTCTGCCCAACATTTAAATCGTTTTCTACATTAACATCTGAACTGAATATTGCTGAAGGAGTTATAGTAATATTCGAACTGTCCGGTGAATCAATTAAACTGGTAAACAATCTTACAGCAGTGATGTCATTTTCTACAGTGACATCGCTGCTAAAAATTGTCAACGGAGTTATTGTAATTGCTGACGAATCTGCCGAATCAATTAGGTTAGTAAATATATTTCCAGTAACTGTTCCAGTTAAGTTTCCGCTAAATGATGGTGCAGTTAAGGTGTTGGTATCTGTTCTATATGACAAATCAACATCTGCTCTAACAGTTTGACCAGTAGTTCTATTCTCAACAAATGTTGGATAAAACACAGTTGTTAGTCCGTTGGTATTTGTAATATTTAATGTAGACGAAACTGTTGCCGAGCTAGCATTACCAGTAACATTACCTGTCACGTTTCCTGTTAAATTGCCAAAAAATTCTGCATATACTTTGTTTTCTACGGCATCAACAATCTTAGTTGAATTGTCTCCAAACACGCTACCTTTAATATCATGTTCTGGATTTACAGCTATAGTTAAAGTATCTGTACCAGTAACTTTACTCAAACTGATAGCATAACCGCTGTTAATATTCAATGTATCACTAACAGAATCAGCTACAAGTCTGTTGGCAACATCGCCATCAACTTGAACTACTGCAAAAGAATTCTGTGCAGGCGCAGCATTGGTAACTTGAAATTCGCCAGTGGCCACATCGACCGACACAGTAATACCAAGACCTGCAGTAACTGAAATTACTCCAGTGTTAGTGATTCTTAAATTATCACCAGTAGTGCCGCTGATATTAATACCTGTGCCTGCACTTCTGCCTAAAGGTAATGCAGTGGTACTTTGTAGACTACGGACACCAGTATTAGAAACAGTAGCAGCACCGCTGACTGTAGACACACTTATTCCATTTCCCGCAGCTACACTTAATATACCAGTATTGTCAATTTCAATACTATCGCTACCGGAATTGACTGCAAGACTAATACCAGAACCAGACATTAGATTTACAGTACTACCAAACTCAGTAGCCTCTACACTAAGATTGTTATCAACCTGAATAGTTTTAAAGAATGTTTTGTTAGGATCGATAATCAAACTGGTGCCGATTCCTGTAAGTGGATCTCCGCCTATAGTTGAACCAGCTGGAAGATTTACTGCAAATCCGATACCTTTAATCTGTGCATTGCCTAAGAACACACCGTTAGTTGGATTAGACAGAGTATGTTCGCCGGTATATACTGACTTCCATCGATTTGTAATACTTCCTAGACTGCGTAAATTATTTGTGGTTGGGGTAACATCAGTATCCAATGATGAAAAATCTATAGGAGTTAGTCCTGATCCATCACCTACTGTAGCCACCAATATATCAAAATTTTCATTGACCTTGATAAATGCTTCTTGAACTTCACTCCACAGTAAGGGAGGACTGCCTGGTGTAATATTTGAATTAAATGACATTATGTTCTCCCTACCGCTATTTCAATTGTACCAATATGATCATTGTCGTAGTCTACTAGTGCTTTACCTACCACAGTTCCAACTTTGATGTCGTTACCTCCTGCTACTGCAACGCCTGGAATCCGTGATGTCACAAGCATCTCTCCTTTTGATATTTTTCCTACTACTCGACAAGGCACACGACCCTGTAGAGCTACAAGATTTTTAAGTCCTGGGCAACCTTCATACATGGCAAACGCAGCAGTGTTTGAAACAACACCCGCCACACGATTATCGCCTTGAATATTAGTTGTAGTAACTTCTTTGTCTCCACCGAATACCAACACAGTACCTACTTCGTATTCTTTATCGCCTTCGTAGTATTCTGCCAAGTCAGCGGAATAGGTTGCTTGCAATCTTGATTCGTTCGGTGATGTACCAGATAGCGTCCAGCGTCCTGTAATAGTACCTGCTGTGGTATTACCGCCTGTGGTCAATGTTTGTGTCTGTACTGAAGTAGCTGTGACTGTAGAGCATGTTATTGGAGCATTAGACACACCGTTCTGTGTTTTAAATTCGTGTAGATCGTTCCAGTACGCAGTTTTATTATCTGTAGGCAATGTTCCAGTTTGAATTAATACTCCGCCAGCTGTGTTAAATCCATAGAATCTATTATATCCGCCTGTTGCAAAAGATAATGTATCTATGGCTAAGTTATTGTCAATTTTAATACTTTGTAAATCTGCAGTTCTTCCGCCAAAGTCACCAAAACTGTCTCTAATAATAATTTCACTAGCACCTACAGTAGACGACGATCCCGCAGATCCTGCAACCACAGTGTAGTCACCGTCAGCACTAGAACTGATTGAGGATGTTCTTCTTAAGAAACCCACACTTGAATATTGTGATTTCTTTACAGCACCACCATCATCTACAACAGTTGTAAATGGTACAGCACTGACATTGGCAGTAGATAGTGTTGAATTACCTAAAACAGTTTTAGTAGCTATTTGTTGTAATTCGCCTAACGTAGTACCGTTATCTTTAAGTGTGACCCACCCGTTAACGACATCAAATCTTGCACTATCAAAGCTAGCCAATCCTCGGTCTGCCTGAGTAATTCCTGTAGCATCAGCTCTGGTAGTTGCTGCATTCATAGCCAGTTTACTCTGTGCTATAGCTGCAGCGGCATTAACGTCTGTATTGACAATTATTCCAGGTACCAGTTGAACATCAACCTGATTCAATGATGAGTCAACCCCTGTTCGTAATTCAAAGGTTACATCACCTATAACTTTAGCACTTACAGAATCATCACCACTTCCAGTAAACACAAGAATGTCAGCAGCATTCTTAGAGCCAGTAAAGTCCTGGAAGTTACTCCATGTTAGACTTCTTAGATTTACAGCATCTTGCGGATTAGTTGGATCTGCAAGTTGAATAATTGTATTCTGCCCTAGATCCATTGGAGCCTTCATGGCTAACTGACCGTCTAGAGACATAAATCCGCCTGTGACTAACGGAATAAGTTCTCCTGCAGGAACCAACGAGCCAGAATGGGTAATACCTAATCTACGTTCGATATATTTGCGTATGGCATTTTCTGTAGGTACAGTATCAACTGCGTTGTCTGTGAATGCACTATCTGTAGAAAATTCTGCTATTGGTACACCACGTTTAAAACCAATACCGTCTAGATTACTTAAAGCAATTGACGCTGAGAACGTGACAGTACCAGTACCTTGGTCAACTTTGAAGAAAGGTCCAACTTTAAAATTACCAAATTGATCAGTGGTCACATAGAAACAACGACCTACGTCTCTTTCTATTACCTCGCCTTCTTCATTAAGTGCATTTACCGACGGTCCATAAATTTCTTTTGGATAGTTAGTATCTGCATATGAACCAGTACCGATTTCAAGTAAGTCATGCCCTGTGACACGAGTCAACGCAATACGGATAGTTAGTGTGCCCAACGCACCGCTAACCCTGATAGGTACAGCAGATTTAATTGTATAACTTGTTTCAAATTGATTTAATGCATCTTCTAGAGGTCTATCAAGTGTGATTCTAGCATAGGTGTCTAAAGTTACAGCTTCACTTTCATAATTGCTAATTATGTATTCTTTGCCCAAGAACACAAACTTGCTACCTCCAATTCGAGATATCTCTTGTGCGCCAAGACCGACTACAGCAACAGAAGTATCACCTACACCACCTGTGACTATTCCTACAGTCTGCACTCCACTTTGTGAACCACTTGTGTCTACTGCTGTTCCGCCCGGAGATTCACTAAATCGGAAACTGTTTAGACCTAGGCCTGTGGATATGACAAAATATCTTGTTAACGCTGATATACCAGTAGGTAGACTGCCACCAGGGCTGGTAGTAAATTTTATAACATCCCCAGCTACAAATCCGTGACTGTTTCGAGTTACTACTGCAGGTGATGCAATGCTAATGGTGCAGGTAGCTGCTGATCCGCTACGATACTCTCCTGGATTTGACACAGTTAAATCTATGTAGTTGTAGTTTTCACGTAGATTGGTCAGTGTTAGTCCTGCAATATTATATCGATGCGTACCACTACCGGCAGTAGTTATAGATACTGCGTTGCCTCCTTTGATTTCGCTAACAGAAAATTCAGTTTCTGAAAGATTTTCAGCAAGTACAAAATATGTAAATTCTGGGTTTAACGGAGCAGGCAATGTACCTGTAGTAAAGAAATCTATGGTAAAACTTTCTTGTAGTCTATGAGTCTTAACCCCTTTAATAGTTAAGCCAGTGCCATTGCTTAATGTTGGTGATACTCCTCCAGGACTTAAAGAAACTCTAAATTGATTGTATTCTGGAACTGCAGTAATATAGTAAATAGTACCAGAAATAAATCCGTTAGCAGTGCTAGTAGGAATAAATTGATCCCCCACTACCAATTTGTGATTTTGGCTAGTTGTACATAGGTTAGTAGCAATACTGGTTATTGTGGCCAATACTTTAAAGATGGTTGGCGTGGCAGTGTTTGCTAGAATTTCATAAGGTCCGTTAGTATCTGTGGTAGCAGTAAATTGCAGTACACGATATACTACGTCTAGAGTTTCCCGTAATTTTAAACCAGTTGACGGTCTTACTGCTACGTTTTCTAATGCCCCTGTAAGCAGTATTTGACCGTTGCTGCGTAGAGTCATTATTGTATCGTTTGGTACGATTGCAAATAATCCGTCGCCCCCGCCAGAGCCTGTACCAGCACCTAGATTGAGTCTTGCCACTCCTGGTACTATGTCATCTAACGCCACAGAAGTCACTGGATATCGATAAATTTCACCGCTATGATTAATTTCTAATTCTGAACCACCTAACGGTACATAATTATATTTGTAGACAAATATTGACAATCCGTTTACTACGTTTTCGTATGTCGAATTTGGAAAATAACATCTAACACCTTGACTGAGGTCTTCATACAATTCAGTTGGAGTAGGAACTTCTAGTGGATCGGCTCCCTCAGCTACCAATGCAAAATTACCATGAGCATTTGATCCTGATACTGATCGAATCTGTCCACCATTGATAGAATAATAAGCAATGTGACAGTAGTAGGTAAACATAGAAACTAGTTCTATCAGTCCACCATTTTGTGCTACGGCTCCGTATCCTAGGTCATTGATTTGTGTAAAGTCGTTGGCCAGCAATGATCTATTTCCTGGCATTAACAGTTCATATCTATTACCATTAAAGTCTACATACTCAACTACTGCTGTTTGAATAGAAGTTTTATTAATCTGTACTAGATCTCTAGCTGCAATATTGTTGGCTGCATATCCGCTAGTACCTGGTAGAGACAATGTTATAGCTGCTTGAGCTGCAACATAATTTCCTGCTGAAATAGCACTAGCTACTGCTGTCATTAGGCTGTTAATTCTTGCAGCTTCAGTGGCAGTGGCTGCTGTGCCAGTGACTCGCGACAAAGAAGAATAGCTAACAACAGGCGCTAAATTCTGCACCACTCGCTGAGCAACAGTGCTAGCATAGGCTACAGCGGCTGCACAACGAGCCGGTTGCCCAGATAGCAATAATAATTCTCCTGTAAGATTATTATAATATTTTAATGCAGCGTGTCTTGAAGCAGAGTTCCCACCATAGATTAAATCAAAAATAACAGATTCTAGAACTAGTCTAGTATCTCGTTGAGATTTAGTTGAATTGAAAGTATCACCAGTAGCCCAGGGACTAATATTTCCTGAAATCTGAGCAGCTATCCAACCTGCTACTTCAGCAACAATATAATTTCTATTGGCCATCAGTAGGTTGTATGCACTAGTTATATTGACAGAAACACCTGGAGGCAGAGTGAATGTTAATGTTGGCGCTGCTGCTGCACCTCTATTAATTATCTCTGCAATCGTAGCATTACTAGCATCTACAATAGGTTGAATGGTAGGATAAGCACTAAGTTTATCATTTACTAGTTCATGAGCTAGTGAAATAGCTTCTAAAGTAATAACTCTTTGATCTTCAATAACCGGAGCTGATTGACTCATACGGTAAGTTAATCCGTTTTGTCTAGTCCAGTAGTTAGTACCAAATACAATATCAAAACTTAGACCATCAAGAATCAAACCTACATCTCTAAAACAGGCATCGTCGTTATAGACAAATACTGGAAACGGCCAGGGTGTAGTTTCATCTAAAATAAATGTAGCGGAAGATCCATCTTTATCGTAGATAAAATCTCTTACATAGTTGATTCGATATACACCATCTCCCACAATAAATGAACATGGTAATAACGGAAAGCGGTCAAGGTCACTAACTTCTAATCTTGTAGGATTAATTACTGCATCTATGTTAAATTCTAAATTACCAGCAAATCCGTCAACAAACATACCGCCGGCAAATACCTGTCGATCCTTACTTCTTGAAAAGCTAGCACACTCTTGAAAGTACGGTGACTTAGCAAGTATTTGTGCTGTTGGATCAAGTACTCCCATAAATCCGCCATGCCCTTGTGCAGTAAGAGCCTGCCAACGCACAGCATCGCCTGCTAAGAAAACGTCCATCTCTTGATTTTCTTTAGGATAGTTTACACTACCTGAACCATCAATTACATCTTTTAAAGCCGCAAGTAAGTCTGTAATTACTGCATCTGCTCCGGGTTCTGAAGTATAAGCCGGATCTCGTACCTGCGGAAACAGAGACTGTTTTGGTCCCACAACTAACGTGTTATCAATAACAGCCTGCATTAGTGTTTCAAGATAGGTCAATACCGCAAGATACTGTGATAGCTGAGTAGTGATTGCTATTCTTGCACTGACACTTTCATAATATTTTAAACCGGCACTGATAGTTCTATTATATTCACCATATTTTAAATCGAATATAAATGCATCAGCTAATTGTCCTACATCTCTTTTGCATAGTGCTTGATTATATTCAAAAGTTGGTCCGAATGGTGCTATAGTATTTGTGATATTAAAATTCATCCAAGCAATAATTTCTTCTTGCAGGAATGATCTGTTTAATTCTAAAAGTGATGCGGCAGCGCGATAACCGCCTTTGTTCTGTATCTTAGGATAAACTGGTTGACTAGGATCTTGCAAATAGTGATATGCGAACGGAGTTGTGGCATCTGTAGCCGGTATACCGTCTATTATAAGATCTCTACGGAATTTTTGAAACGCCCAAGGTGAACTAGAAGTTCCTGGTTTAGGTCTAAAAATAACTCGACGGAATTCATCACCAACAATAGAACAGTTATCGGGTACCTTTAGTGGATAATTTTCATAATATTCTCCCGATTCAACCAAAATACTGATCTGAATATTTTTTGCAACATCGCCATAGGAAAGAACTTCGCCGATTTCGAATGTACCAAACTTAATATCGACATCGAATATTTCTCTACCTTCGCTATCTAATGCTCCACTGTGAGCTAAAATTTGAGCCAGTGCTCCTGAATTTTCTCCACGCAAGAACAAGCCTTCTCGAATATCTCTGCCTCTTATAGATTCTGGAGTAGTTGTAAGAACATCACCTGTAAAGTCTGTACGGAATCCTTCAGTTTTAATTAAAAATCTTGGTAAATCTACTTCTAGGGTAGGAAACGAGGTAAACCCAGATCCTCGATCTGTTAAGGTAATGCCTGTGATCACTCCAGCTTCTGCTACAGCTGTACCAAAAGCTCCTGATCCGCCTCCACCCGAAATACGTACAGATACTAAAGTATAACCTGTTCCGCCATTAACAATTGACACAGAATTAATATTATAGGTTATATTAAATGTTGCTCCGACACCGATTGCACCTATTCCTGTAGGAGCACCAGATGATACTATTACAGTAGGTACTGCAGTTGCACCGGGTAATGTAGTATACGAACCAGACGAAATTATCCTAAAGGTTAAAATTCCTCCCGGGGTGCCTTGGGTTGACAAAACTTCAATTGTTGCATTAGCTGGAGCGACTCCAAATCCGCCTTGTAAACTTAAAATATCACCAGGATAATAATTAGTACCAAGAGAATTAAGGGTGATGGTATCCACACTCATTCTTAATGCGCCTACAAATCCTGTTCCTGATGTAGGAGATGGGTCAACAGTTTCTAGGGTACATTCACGGGTACCGTTGTTATAGGTCAATACTTTTTTGTAAGGACCAATTTGTACTGGAGCTTCTAATACTAATTCTTCAGCACGTTTTAGTGCTGCTTCAAGTGTTCGATAAGCATAGGCCAATGCACGACCTTGTAGTACTTTCGATACTCCCGGACGATCATCAGCACCAGAAGTAGCCACGTAAAGATTAACTGTAGATCCAAAACTCGAACTATCAACATACCTTTTAGTTGCAGCAATCAATCCACCGTAGGTTTCGTCGTCGTCTGGTTCAGGATCTCGAGATAAAATTAAAGGCCCACTCATTCTTCCAAATGATTGATCGGGATTACCGGTTTCTGGATTGATAGCATTAACACCAGCACGAGAAATTTTACTGTCTGCATACGCCTTGTTAACTAATTCGTGTCTAAAAATTGGCAGTAGAGGTTCATTTGTAGTTCCAGAATCGATAACTCTAAATTGTTCCCCGCCTGATCGCAAAGAAAGATCGCCACCAAGTCTTGGAGTTGGGTCAGCTGAAATTGCTGCAAATTCTGCATTAATAGTAATTTCGTTAGGATTGGAGGTGAAATCGATACTGATTCCATTACCTGGAATTAGTTGTTTAAATGCTAGACCAGATTCTGTATTATTAACAGTTACAACTGGAGTTCCACCTGTGGTAGGATCGTTTTGACCTACATAGCTGTCAGGAGTGTCATCTAGACCGATAAATTTTAATCTTTCTCCTAGCCCTAAAGAGCTGTATAGCTCTCGAAAATTATCGTTTACTTTTCTAAACGAATCGCGAATACTATCGCCTGTGCCGTCGTTACCTATTGTACCGATGTCAATTTGTTTTCTTGCCATGTTTTAATCCTAGAATGAGCAATTGCTCTAGTATTTAGCCCAATATTTTAAAAGCCGGATGTAAATACGTTATGTTCTTAAAAACAGAAACACAAGAAAATCAATACCTAAGACACAGTAAATGCGGTGTGGCTCACAGTTTTAGTAGAAAAAAAACTGTGGCAGTATTTTTATGCGACAACTGTGATCAAGAGTTTTCTAGAGATCTAAAACATATGGACCGTAAAAGATTAAGCAACAATTACTTTCATTGTTGCGCTGGCTGCGATCCTAAACGATTTGCTCAACGTAAAGGAGTCGAACAGAAAAAGATATGGGATATGCCTGCTAGTACAGAATTACCAGTGGGTAAGTTTTAAACTCTAAAACTTTCGCCGCAGCCGCAGCGGTCTTTTTCCTGTGGATTTTTAAAATCAAACCCTTCATTAAGGCCCTGTTTAATCCAATCCATTTCTACACCTTCAACATAGGCCAGACTTTTTGGATCTACAAAAACATGTACCCCATAGCTAACAAAGCTCATGTCTTCAATAGCAGGCTGATCTACGTATTCTATAACGTAAGCAAGTCCTGAGCAACCGGTGGTTTTTACACCAACTCTGATGCCCAATCCTTTGCCTCTACGCTCTAGATTAGTTTTAACCTTTTCTGCAGCTAGTTTAGTTAGTAGTATCATGTTTGGCTCTATAGTCTGCTATCGCTGCCTGAATTGCGTCTTCAGCAAGTATGCTGCAATGGATCTTAACTGGCGGGAGAGCAAGTTCCTCTGCGATCTCAGAGTTCTTAATCGATCCTGCTTGCTCCAACGTTTTACCCTTGACCCACTCGGTAACGAGCGAGCTCGACGCAATAGCCGATCCGCAACCGTAAGTTTTAAATTTTGCATCTTGAATGATTCCGTCTTCAACACGTATTTGTAGCTTCATAACATCACCGCAGGCAGGTGCTCCTACCATACCCGTGCCTACATTAACATCACCTGCGTCCATCTTGCCCACATTGCGGGGGTTTTCGTAGTGATCAATTACTTTATCAGAATATGCCATATTACACTCCTAGTCTAATATCTACAACATCCCAATTGATAATTCGCCAAATATTAGCAAGATACTTGGCTTTGTCCTGCTGATAATCTAAGGCCCAAGCATGTTCCCACCAATCTATCAGCAGTGCAATCTTCATCGATTTCTTATATTCGTGGTTAGGTATAACCTGTAGTTTACCTTCTGTGTCCATGTAAACCCACCCGCTGCCCTGAATGCCCATAGCAGTCTTTTCTACCGCAGCTTTAAACTTATCAAAATCTCCATACTCTTGATCTATTACAGATTTACTGAGCCCCGTGGGTTTATTAGCTGCTCTGGGTGGGGTAAGATTGGCAAACCAGATATTGTGCAGTACAGCACCGCCGTAGTTAAAATCGGGGTCACCCTCTCCTGCATTATATCGTTCGGAGTATTTGGCAGCAAGTCCGTCATAGTGATACTTGAGAGTATCTTCGCTCATTACAGGTGCAAGTTCGTCTTTACTAAACGTAAGTTTTTCTTGGTAGATTTCTCTGCGATCTGCAGTTTCTGTTAGACTTTTAATAAAATGTAGTGCCATACTGTATTTACCGTATAAATAAACCACAAGGAGATTTAACCATGTTAGGATTTATTAAAAAAATATTTGGCGGTAAAGTAGAAGAAGCGGCAGCTCCAGTACCATATAAAGTTGAAGCACCTGAAGCACCTAAATCAACTTCGGTTGTAGAACAGGCTTCTGAGACTATGGTCAAATCTGTAGCCAAAGCTCCAGCTAAACAGGCTCCAAAGAAGCAAGCAGCACCTAAGAAACCAGCTGGTGCCAAGAAAGGTCCTCGTAAGCCAAAATCAAAGGCCTAATAGTTTAGCTTGTTCATAGAGTGCAAAGCTGGCCAAGTTCTTGGCCTTGCTCTCGCACATGATGTCTGCAACTGGTCTAAAACTCAGTGCCCATTCATTTACTGCTGAATTCCAGTAGAAATCAGAATGTGCTCTGAGTTTTGCTTTTTTGTGTCCGCTTTCCATTAGCGTATATAGATTGGGACGCTGGTCGAAGGCATGGTTAACAAGATGTTCTTCCCGTGACACACTATAATGTATAACAGGACGCTGACCACGCCAACTATCACTAATCCGTTTAAAACGATCGTCAGTTGCTTCAATATATTCTCCCGTTTTAATCCAATGATGATGTATATCTAGTACAAGAGCACAATGATTCACCAGTTCAAGGCTAGCATCGATACCCCAAGCATTTTCATCATTCTCAATGGTAATGCAATTACGTGCCTCTGGACTTAGCTTAGGTAATACTGCTTTGATACCGTCAGGACCTAGCTTGCCTGAGATATGCACATTAATCTTGAAGTCTTGGAATGTTTTACCATAGCCCATCCAACGTGCCATGTCTACATGATATTCAAATTCTTCTATTGAGCGTTCAACAATGCCTGGATTAATACTAGCAAGCACAGTAAACTGGCCAGGATGGAAACTAAGCCTAACGTTCCGTAGCCTAGCAATTTCGCCCACTTCCGCAAAATGCTTTTCTGCATAAGCTCTAACGTCCACACGACGCCAGAAATCGCAATAATCACGTTGGGTATAGACTGGAAGAATATCACTGCCAATACGAACCATTCGAAGCGATTCATCTTGTTCTCCTACTTTGGAGACTAGTTTACGAACACTCTCAATGTTTTGTTGCATCAAGTCCCATAGCTTCTGTTCAGCTACATCACGACTTTGACGATTAAGCCAGGCCACAGTAGTACTGCCAGTGTTGTACTGTTTGCAGTCGTCTTTAGGTTTAATTCCGTCTAGTTGATCTGGACGGTCGATCCATTTGCAGGCAAAGCCAATTCGTTTAAGTGTCTGTGTCATAATACTATTATAACACAATCACCTCCAGTTGTCAAGAACAAATTTATCCTGTACTGCACAAGGATTCGGATCGCCGTGAAAGACAGCCACTGAACATTCTGGATGTACAACTATGTCATCTTTGACAGTTTTGAACTGTCGTTTACTGTTTATTACAACTAATTCTTCTCGACTACGAATTTCCCATTTGTAGCTTTGTATCCATTCTCTAGGCCAAAACTTTAGTTTACTTTGGCACAGTTTCCAAATCCAATCTTGATCTCCCTGCAGTCGTTGTGCATCTGCAGGTTTGGATTTAAATTCTTGATAGATATGGCTTTGAGTTCCGTGAGTCCATGCCATAACAGAACTGTTGAGATATTTCCAACTTGCATAAAATTTTCTATTAAAGTCATGAATGCCCAAAAACTGATCTTGACAGTAAAGACCTAACTTGTCTATATTGGAACAGATTACAACATCAAGATCAAAATATAGTATTCTACCTCGCAATGGTAAGTTAGCATCAAACATGTGTACTTTATGCCACCATCCTCTTTGATAGTTGGCATTTGGTTGATATATAGTTCTTACACCTTCGATAGTGTGTTGGTCGTCAGTAAGGCAGGCAAACTCATAGGGTATGGTCATATGTCGGCTAACCATATTACGCAGTCGTTCTACATATTCACGGCCATATTTGTTGCCAAATCTCACGCAGAGAACCGTGAGTTTTCCGTCTAACTCTGGAGAAATATGTTTTTCTGCTTTAGACAGAGCCTTTAGTGCCTTGGCTTCTCTCTTGATTCGTTTACGTTCTTCTTTTGACAAGTCCATCAATGGCTACCAGCTCTTCTAAAATATTTTTAAGATTATCCAATTTAATCATATTAGGACCATCACTAGGTGCGTTTTCTGGATCTTCGTGAGTTTCCATAAACACCCCTGCTACACAGCCAGTAGCTACAGCAGCCCTCGCCAAGTAGGGCACCATTTCGCGGTCTCCGCCTGAGACTGATCCCAAGCCTCCAGGCTGTTGTACAGAATGTGTTGCATCAAAGACAACGGGATAACCAGTACGTGCCATAATAGGTAGGCTGCGCATATCAACCACAAGATTATTGTATCCATGAGTATATCCTCTTTCGCATAACATAATTCGTTCGTTTCCGGTTGAAGCAATCTTTGCCGCAACGTTTTTCATATCGTGGGGTGCAAGGAACTGACCTTTTTTCACATTGATTGCACACCCAGTGGCACCAGCCGCTAATAATAGATCAGTTTGTCTACATAAGAATGCAGGAATCTGTAATATATCAATTCCTGCATCAGCACAGATCTGTGCTTGATATGTTTCGTGAATGTCAGTCAGCACTGGAATTCCAAATTCGTGTTTGATTGAATTTAAAATTTTTAAGCCTTCGTCGATACCAATGCCCCTTTGTGTATTAACACTGCTTCGATTGGCTTTGTCAAAGCTGCTTTTATAGACAAGATCGATATCTAGTTCATCGCAGATTTCTTTAATGCGGCCTGCAGTCTGCTCAGCATGATCCTGACTTTCAATTTGGCAGGGACCTGCTATAAGAAATATTTTATTAGAGTTGCTGGCAACAACTCGGTTTATTGAAAATGTACGCATATTATTATTTATGCGTATATTCTGTTAGACTTCGTAGATTGCGGAGTTAGCACCGTGCTCAGCACATTCAACTCGCACACAATAACACCGATTATTAGTTTTTTCACGGATCAATTGATCGGCAAAGTTAAAAGCGTGTTCTGCAAACTTTTCTGCACCTACACCATCAAACATTCTAATCTCTGCTAGGCCTAGTGCTTCTAATTCTTGGAATTTGGCCAAGTGAGGATCGGCTATATCTAATGCCAACTTGTGATCAAAATGGTCTTCTAGCCATGCCTTTAAGGCTTTAAGTCCACCAAAGTCTACTGCCCAGTTCTTGTTGTCTAATGAGTCACAACCAAATGTAAACGTAAATGCTAAACTATAACCATGTAGCAAATGACAGTGACTGTGATCTGCATTAGGTTGCCGAAATACCGCTGACAGACCAATGTTGTGTCCGTAATGTTTTGTTGAAAGATATTTTGCCATCTCTAGTCTCCTTTGTATCGGTAGCAAGTTTGATGACTGCAGAATTTTTATAGAGGGATGATGCCATAAAGTCCTCTGTGCCGCTGTGTGTCTATTGTAATATTATATTACCTTTGTATTTATAATGCAACAAATTTTACATTATTTTTCTGCCATTCTTTGGGCATAGCCCAGGCAGCGTGATTGATTACAGTAAATTGGCTTTGTGGATAATGTTTGAATATTAGTTCGGTGTGATATACCCAATATGAATAATCTACTGCTTGCGCATCTGTTTTGGCATAGTTTGGGGTGCCTTTGTAGAGATTGTTCACCCTATCATGTGTGGGATATAGATCAAAACCCACTAGAGTAATTTCTTTAAATCCCAAATATGCTGCTAATAAAATAGCATAACAGCCGCTGCCCCAGTGATCGGGATGATCTCTTTTGGATTCGCCGATGATAGGAATCGGGGGAAGATGTTGTATTCGTTTATTTTTTAGTATTTTACGGAAATAATGATACCAACTGTCTCTGACATAGATCAGCGTGTCGCCAATATTGGGATTAACAATCGCTTCAGCAACCATTCTGCGATCACAGCAGATTAAATGATCGATTTTAATATCTCTATGTATGCCATTACAGCCGATTAAGGTATGTGTTGATCGATATGATTCTAGATTAACACCGCGTCTACTTTCGCCGTTGCCGACAACTACAGCCTGAGACATTATTCAATCCTACCGAAACCGCTCCATAGGCCTGGATTGCCCGCTCTGGTACAGACCCAACCAATAAAACGTCCAGGTTGGGGACTGTTGTTCCATAGAATATCACCTTCGTTGAATGCTCCACTAGTAGGTGCTTCGCTGCCGCTGAGATGTAGTTTGTCGTTGAACTTAATAGCACCGCTGACATGAAGGTCAGTCCTTGGATCAATGGATGAAACGTTTACACCTAACGATCCTACTATCTTAACCTTTGTAGGTCCAAAATTTGGATTGCCTAGAGTAATATCACCTCCAGCACCAATGGTAAGTCTTGCGGTGTTGTCTGTGACCAGTTCTAGATCAGCTGAGTTGAATGTGCCCATGCTGCCCACATTAGGTTCGCTGGCTCCAAATACCAACTCAATATTTTGATCTAGGATACTCAGTGTGGCATTAGGTTGATCAGTGCCTATGCCTAGTCTATCTGTAGTAGCATCGTATACTAGATATTGATTAACACTTAGTCCGCCATCTACAATAAGACCTTTTAAACGTCCTACTTCACGTAGATTACTTTTTGTAATTGTTGATCCTAATTCGGTATCGTCGATAATCTTAACATTATTAACAGATATACCTTTGCCTTTGGCAAGATCGATAGTTTCAGACACAAAAAATCTACCAGGGTTGGCTGCATATATTAACTGTTTGTTATAACCATCACCTGACCAAATCAATCCCTTGCCGGGAATATCACCTTTAAAGTTGATAATTGGCACTTCTGCTACATTAACATCTTGACCATTTTCTAAAACTTCTCTGAGAGCGGTTAATAATGATTCTATTTTTTGATCAGCCATTATGAATTTCCAATTTTACCAAACGGTTCCCATAGTCCAGGAGTTCCTGCCTGAACACAAACCCAACCTACATATCGATTAATCATCGGTTCTGAGTTCCAAACTATGTCACCTTGGTTATATGATCCTGCTGTAGGATAACTACGGTCTACTCGCTGTAGTCTATTACCAAACTTCACAGCGCCAGCAACATGTAGATCCACCTCTGGATCAGGGGTTGACACCCTTACTGACAGTTTGCCATGGACAGATACCTGTACAGGAGGTAGCTTAGGATTACCTAGCTGAATATTACCGCCTGCTGCTATAATAATTCTAGCAGAGTTATCTGTGACAATGTCTAGACTATGACTAGCATGTGTTCCGATATATCCGCGAACACTGTCTTTGGTTCCAACAACAACTTCAATACCATCTTCGCAGACGCTAAGAGCTGCATTGGGACTGTCTGTTCCTAGTCCAAGTCTATTAGTACTAGAGTAAAATGTTAGATACTGACCAATGCTGACATCACCGTCTACAATTAATCCGTTTAATCTACCAACTTCACGCAAATTACTTTTTGTAATTGTTGGACCTAATTCTTTTTCGTCAATTAACTTAATATTGTTAACAGTAATACTCTTACCACGAGCAAAGTCTAAGTTTTCTGAAACAAAAAATCTGTCTGGATTGGCAGCAAAAATAAACTGTTTGGTATTACCTTGCCCTGCCCAAAGTAATCCCTTTCCCTCTAGATTTTTACTAGAAAAAACAATCGGAATATCTTTTTCAAAAGTAATATCAGCTTTAATTTCTTTAACTTCTAATACATCAGTTTTAATCACAGACGCAGTAACAGTACCAGCTACACCTAGATCTTGAATATGATCTACAGTAAGTGATGTAATATGTACACCGTCATCTTTTAACAATAACTGCTGTGTCGATGCTTGGTCAGCAATGCCTGTACTGGCAAAATTTTGTATTTTACCGCCATTAATATGATCTCCACTTAGCGATCTAAATGGAATTTTTTTAATAAATTCTTTAGGACTAGTTAAAAAACTATCCGGGTCTTGGCCTTTTAGCGCATCTGCAAGTGCAGCCAATGCTTGATCAATATTGGTTTTGTTCATGATAAGGTATTTATCAATAAACAAAAAGCGGGCATCGAGCCCGCTTTTACTGAGTATTTACTTGGTTATTGTATTCTAAGCAGTATAACTTCTTCGTTAATACGTCCGTTTAATTTAATATCTACGGCTTTAATATCATCTAAGAACTTACGCAACTGTACTTTACCAGCAGCCTTAAACTCTTTTAACTGCTCTTCGGGCTTGCGCAGTGTCTTTTGTACGCTGAGATTTTCATTAAATCCGATAATTGAGGTACCTTTGACACTGAGTTCTAGATATTCTGCTGCCACATACTTGCCTAATTTGCGTGACTTAGTGTTATAAACCCACAGTTCTTTAGCACCAACAATGTCTGCAGGATTAATAGATACTAGCTTTAACGGCTCGTTAGACTTTTGATACTTGAGTTTGGCAATGATCTTCTCTACAGGCTTGGCTTTCTTAGCACGTGGAGCACGATTGACCTTGGCTTCTTGTGCCAGCATATCGCAGGCTGACAGAATTTCATTGTAAAACGCAGTGATCTTTTTCAACTGTGCCTTAGACAAATGACTGTAGCCTTCTTTTAATTGCTCACATTCACCTTCGGCAACTTCGAGATACTCGTTATATTGACGTTGATAGATGTCTTTGATCATACGAGCATGAGCGGCCTTGGCCTGCTTGCCTTTGAGCAAGTTCAATACCTTAAATGCTTTTGGATCGAATGTTTCGGGATCTGCACTAAACAACTCAATAGCATCTTCTAGTTCATCTGTCATACGAGCAGCCGCTTCACGTAAGCGTTCTTGAATACTAGGCTGTGCTACCACAGGCTTAGCCGCTTCGATGGCTTTGGTTTCTTCATCATCGATATCGTCTTTACCTTCTGATACAACTTTGGCAATAGCTTCTTTGAGCCATTTAGCAGTATCACGACCATCATTAAAGTCCGCACGTACCGCAGGCATACCTTTTAGTAGGCAGGCAGCAATAGCACCCATTGTGGTACCGCAACGATTGTCTTTGGTCTTTTTAAACTCAGCGACTTCGGCTTTGGTATAACCGTTAGCAGTCATCCAGTTGATGACTTTTGGCTTGAGCTCTTTATTAGATGACTCTAAGCGATACCAAGTCATAGACTGATGAAAGTGTCGTAGGAACTGATTTGTGTCCATTTGGTCAGCATTATCCCATTTTGGACTTAGATCTTTGCCACGGTTCTCGCGAGCCTTGGTCAAATGTTTGTTTGCTTTGAGTTTTGTAGCTGCCATATGCCTGCTCCTATTCGTTAAACAATACTTATATTATAACACCATTTTAGGAGTTTGTCAACTCTGCTCAAAGCGTTTGATTTCTTCCAAATCGCCAACTTCGTTTTCCTGGAACACCACAACTGTTAGAAAGCCCAATTCCAAAGTAGCCTCTGCAATTTCAAGTGCCTGTGTTCGACTAGGAGTAGTGTCGATTAGTTCTTCATGCCCATCTTCTTCCTGAGCCCAAATTTCATATAGTTCAAACATAGTTTTACTTAGTTGTTATCGGGCCATTCACTAGGAATCCACCCAATTTTTTTAAGATCTTCTTTAATTTCATCAGTGACCGTACCTTCTGGAACATAACCACGTTTATCGAATCGTGCTTTGGCTTCTTCATCGGTTTCATCATCAAAAGCAGCAAACCCGCCCATACCAGAACAGTAGTAATCCATGTAATCTTCGCTACCGCCCCTAAGCTGAGCTACAACCCCTCCAGCTGAACGCCAAGAACACGTCCAAAAATCATCCTTGAGTACAGGTAGCACTTCTAATTTTTGCCAACGCATATTACAAAATGCTGCGTATAAATTTTGGGCATACTGTTTGTCTGACCGAATCTTCTTTAGAATTTCGTCTGAACGATAAAGGTCTTCGACTAGATCAGGACTGCTCATTTGGGTCGAACTTTAAACCACGCCATTTTACAATGCCTTTGGCTTTTTTACCATCTTCTTTCCAAGAACGGCCAGTCCATTTGCACATACGTTCGATAGGGAATGGCCAAGTTGTGGATTCGAACTCGCATTCGTATTCGCCTTTGTGTTCTGGTTTAATATCGATTTTGAACCATTCTGTTTTGTCTTTGTCTGAATATTCTTCCGATTCACCAAATTCTTCTTTAAATTTGTCAACAATTTTTTCTAATTCTTCTACAGGATCCCAATCTTCAGTAGTTTCAGATACACATGCCGGATCTAGCACTTCATCCTCATCAGGTAATTCGTAGCGTTCCCAGTTACCATTGTCGTCGATAAGACGTACCATGTCCATGTCCGAACTCTTGCCGTCGGTACTACCACCGTAGTTTTCAATCTCTTCATCATCGTAGTAGACACTGTTAACGAGTTCTTCGCCGTCGATTTCGTCGTAATTCAATACCAATTTTTCAATGTCAAATGGTGCTTTGAGTTCGATTTCGCCTTCAAAGAATGTGCCTTTTTCATTGCTGGAGCCAATGAATACCACTTCGCCTTTCTTGGCCATGCCCACCCAGACTTCGTCGTTGCAACTCCATCCTGGGCTGTCTTCGCAACCATCACAGGCTTCTAAACTTTTTTCAAATATAGTATTGCCGTTTTCATCTTCGATCTGTATGGTTCCTGCATTGCGGTTTACACCGTGAACATGTCCCATGCCGTCGCACTCATACCATGATCCTGGAGTAAACGGTAGCATGTCTGGGTCTAATCCTCGATCTTCGACAATTTCATCATAGTCACCCCAAGCCATATCTACTAAATCAATTCGATGCTTAATACAGTAGTCCCAAACCTTAGGATCTACTCGTCCCATAACTTTCTCACCACCGTATCCCCACATTTGAATCTTGTAGGTGCGAGGTGTAAATTTTAGAATTTCAATTAACTCTTGTTTTTCTTGATTAGTTGCCACGTTCTATCTCTCTAAAAGTTTTTACTTCTTTGGATGCTGTTTTTAAAGTTTCAGCATAATTCAATGCCTGCTGTTCAGTCATGATGATTGATGCCTCGTATTCAACATAACCTTTGGTCAGCAACTGCCAAGCAGTTTGAAAACGTGTGTGTGCCCACCATTTAGATTTGAGTTTGACATAGGTAGTGACGGTGACTCCTGTGCTGTCTGCTTCGACCCACACATTATGCTCACAGTCGCTGCCACAACAGGAACAGGGAACCGAATAGCTTTTAGAGTCTCCCCAATCCCCACGCTTCATAATACCTTCTGCTGGAGTTTGTGCCTTCATTGTATTACAGGCCCTTCTAATTTTTTGACATTATCGCGACTAGCATAAATGGTCTCTGCCATCATTTCATATTCTTCAGGACTAAGCATAGTTCTATAAATGGTCATGGCTTGTGCTGTCATAACTCCAGCCACTTCCAACGGTTCGTGATGTTCTGACAACTCCGAAATCACAGTCCATAACTTTGCGTAAATTTCTTCTAAAGTATTATCCATTTTGCCTTTGTTTATATCTATATTCTCGTTTAAGCCAATATTTGTAGGTGTTCCAATATTGTTTAATTGTAACAGAATCTTGACCGAAGGTCAATCGTTCTTCACAGTTTTCCATCCAAATACGCTGAACCCAAAGTCTAAAGGCACTGATTGGTTTTACGTCCATAGTCCATTCCTTACTTTGATTAGTCGAATCATCATTGCTTCATCTTCTTTTTCATAGTCTGCTTCGATCTTTTGAAGCAGTTTATGTGCTTTAGTTTGTGCTTTTTTAAACACAGGATCTTTTGGAATACCCCAACTTAACTTACCACCATTAGCTTCACGTTGTGCTTCGCAAGCCGCAGTCCATCCACTGGCTTCGTAAGGGTCAGGACGGTTGCGATAGGTAGTAGTCCACCAAGTGTACAAGTCTAGTATTTCTTGTGCTTTAACTGCCTGTGGAGTAAGTTCTCCGAGATCTTTAAAGTCCTTGCCAACTTCATCTTCGTTCCAACGTAGATTACGTTGCCATTCGAGATTGTCTAATCCTGCTTGAGGGCAGCGCCAGGTGCGCCAACGGAACCAACCACTGGCCCAGAACGGTGCGTTATACTTGTCACGTTCTTCCTCGTTCCAAGCAATGTGCCACCATGCTAGTTCAATTTCCACAAAGTCTACAAGCTCGTTAAAAAGACAAGGAAGAAATCGATTGCCAACATCGCACCATTGTCCTGGTTTAATGTCCTTGGTATGTGCAGTAAGACTGTGAGTTCGACTGACCCAACGATTATTAATATAGTATTTGATTGAATGCAGAGTATCGGGAATAAAATAAACTACATTAGAAATATAATCTAGCCCTTCTTCGGCTAACCAATACCGTATTCGACTATAGCCTTGGGCTTTTCTACCCCATTCGTCCCACTGTTCAGACGTGCCAGCAGATGGTTTTGGAGTTCCGCGAACCCAATCTGCAAACTTGCTACAACTCCAATAGTGGGACCTGCTCATGACGATGTTCCTTAAAAGTTTCTGTCGAACACTTTAATTATACTATCTTTACTAAAACATGTCAATATGTTTATTTTTTAGAGTCTTTTAAACCCCATTGGATGTGTGCCCAAAGTCTATCGTACAGATAGTAGCTGGTCATCCAAACACAGTTGATAACGATTGTAGGAATCAGAGCCTGTGTTAGACTTTGACCAGTAATCAAAAGCATGGCATAGGTCGAACATATTACCCAAATACGATAGATAATAGTTTTGACTAATGTTCTACGTCGAGTTTCTCGATTCATCGTCCACGACCAGCTGCTTTCTTTGCTGGCCGATTAGTAGTGACTTGTCCGCCACCAATGCCCTTTTCGCCACCACCGGAACTTTTCTTACCCGGTTTTTGATTGGCTGCTTTTTTCTTTTCTAATGCTGCTTTTAAAACGTCCGATGCACTCATAATTACTCCTTAGAGATTAAGGTTTCAGCCATTGGAAATACTTTGGCAATGACTTTGGCACAGGCTATGGCTATTTCCTGATGTTCTTTTTGTGTACCGTTGCCTGAACGCAGTTCGATAAAGTGTACCCACGAACGTAATGTCCCATTCATGTATAGCCGACTAACGGTATTGCCTTCCGGCAGAACTGCTCGAGCTTGTTCTTTGGCTATACCATTATTGACAGCCCACTCGTATGTGGATTTTGCGAGTGCAATGAGTTCTCGCTGTTTAGTAGCCCATTGTTCTTGTAAGTTCTGATCGCCAAGTGTTGCCTCGAGTTCAACGGAGTTCTGTCTATTTTTTGGGTCTTGCTTTCGTGCTGCTCTAACCACAAACGAGAGGTCTTTAGTAGGGTCAGCATATCGTTGGCTGAACTCTTGGAAACTAAAACTTCTGTGTCGCAAGATCTGTCGGGCAATGTCTCTGGTTGTGGTAATTTCGAGACAGGCTGATACCATCTCCAAGGGACTCCAGTGTGCGTGTTTAACAAGATATCGTATAAGCTTCTCTGATGTCTCTGTATTGAGCTGGTTGCTTGGGTTGCTGACACGGGCGCAATACGCAATGAGTTCCTGCGCATCTGAGATACCCATATCGGTAAATTGTTCTGTTGGCTGTGAATAGGACAGTAAGCGTACATCCATCATTTTTCCTTTAGGATTTTCATTAATTTTTCTTTTTCAAGAAGGTCTTTTTCTAGTTCTATATATTGTTTACGTAATTCTTTTAACTGATCCCAACGGTCTTCTAGTTCTGGATTAGGATTTAGAATACCTAAACGTTCTTCAATTTTGTCAATAGCTTCACTTAAACTCTTACCACCAATTTTAATATCTCCGCCTTCTTTAATATTAACACCATTGGTATCAATTTTGACAGTAGCATCAGTAGTGCCCCAACTACCGTTAGTAGCTGTGGTATAATTTTGATTCCACATTACAGTTGATGGAACAGTAATGCTTGTGTCGCCTGAATAAATTAAAGGATCTAAGGTTATTGTGTCACTGCCGGAACTGCCGCCAATCCCTGCACCGGTGTTAAGGGTGTACGAAGATTGGCCGGCGCCTCCTAGACTGCTACCAAGAACGATTGTGTTATCGTCTTGATCGAGCACTTTACGCTGCTTTGGCTTCTTTACGAGCATTCTTCTCTGCTGTGATTTCATTGCGGCGAGCTTTGATCAACTTGCCTGCTTCTGCTAGAGCTTTACGAGCACGAGTACCAGCGGCTGAATTGCCACTTGCAAACTTTGCATCTTCTGCTAGAAATGTATCCATTGCTGCTTTTAGTTGTTCTACTGTGTTTGACATAATGTTTCCTTTTGTTATGTGCATTTACTTATAAAAGTAATTGGTGTGGTCGGTAGGTTTCGAACCTACAAAGGCTACGAACTACGTCAGCGCCCCTTCCCCTAACCGTGCTATGGGCCCGGCGGGAGCTTTGCCAATTTGCTCACGACCACAAGTATATTATATAATCTTTGTAAAATTTATTCAACATATTTTTAATCATTATCTACACTATACCACCAATAAATTGCATATATAACACAGCGCACGGAGAAATATGAATATTAACAAGTATGAATTTGGTATTTTAGGATACGGTTATGTTGGAAGAGCCACACACTTTGGACTTCTAAAAAATCAACCTATTGCAATACACGACACAATATTAGGTACATCAATAACCAATTTAAAAGATTCAAAATTTATTTTTGTTTGTATCCCAACATCAACAGATAGCGACATTGATCTAATGATAGATACAATGAAATTATTGGTATCCCAAAACCCTCAATGTCAACTGATTGTTAGAAGCACTCTTCCAATCGGTAGTTGTGCCAAAATTGAAAGTCAATTAGGTGTAAAGATTTTTTATATTCCAGAATTTTTAAGAGAGCGATTTTGGGAAGAGGACTGCCAACGACGTCCACTGATAGTTGGACATAACGGACTAATAATTCCCAAATGGTTATCGGTTGAACAACTTACAGAATGCTCTAACCAAGAAGCAGAGATGGTTAAAATGTTTTCTAACAATTTTGCATCAGTAAGAATTGCGTTTGCCAACTTATTTTATGATGTAGCTCAACAACTTGGCGCAGACTATGATCATATTAAAACAATGTATTCTAGTGTAGCACACGATCAAACTTATATGGAAGTTCCAGGGCATGACGGAACAAGAGGATTTGGTGGAAAATGCTTGCCTAAAGATTTAGATTTTATGATTGATACTTTAGATTTTCACAACATAGACAGTCAATGGTTTAAAAATATACGAGAATTAAACAAAAAATGGCAAAAAAAGTTTTAGTCACTGGCGCCTCTGGATTAATAGGGAGAGAACTTTGCAAACAGTTGTCTTTAAATTTTACAGTTGTTGGAGTTGATAATGGTTTTCGATATCCGAAAAGCGAATCTTCTTTTGAAATCATTCAACAAAATTTAATAGACTATTTGCAAATAACAAAAAACGATTTTGATTTTGTTTTTCACATGAGTGCAATTAACGGAACAAAATATTTTTATGACATTCCTACTCAGCTAATCGAAAACAATATAACATCTGATCTTGCTGTATTTAATTTTATGCAAAAAAATCCGAACAGCAAATTAATCTATGCTAGTAGCAGTGAAATTGTTGCCGGTACTATTGAAATTCCAACCCCAGAACTGGTCGATGTGCATATTGAGAATATACACAATCCACGATGGAGTTATAGATTAACAAAAATGTTGTCGGAAAATTATTTGATGAACAGTCAAATAAATTTTTTGATTATTAGATTTTTTAATGTGTTCGGAAAACACTCAGGTACTGGACATTTTATCAAAGACATAATTGATAAAATACACAATGAAGACTATTCATTAATTGGTGCTAACGAAACTAGATCATTTTGCAGAGTTGAGGATGCAGTTGATGCAGTTATACATATACATGATCGAGTATCAAGAGAGATAGTTAATGTTGGTAGCGACGAAGAAATTTCAGTTTTAGATGCTGCCAACATTATTGCTCAACAAAAAAATAAAACGGTTAACTGGAAGTTGATAGATTCTAAGTTAGGTAGCGTTGTAAGGCGGAATCCCTCTCTAAAAAAATTATTAAAATATTATCCAACATTTAAACCAAAACGTTTTAAAGATTCGGTCGCTGATCTATGACAGATTTTCAATCAATTCCTTTTTCACAGATAGTTCGATTCGGGCAACAGACCATGTTGAATCGACCATTATTTTCCACCAGTTGGATACTTGGAAGATTTTGTAATTATAATTGTTCATATTGTTGGCCCTATGCTCGAACCGACGTACCTGATTATCAATCGTTGAACACTTATAAACACACCATAGACCAAATAAAACATCAAGCTCGACAAAATGGATTTACTGAATTTCACTGGAGTTTTAGTGGAGGCGAACCTACTGCCTACAAAGAACTAATTAATCTAATTAAACACCTAGATGACGGTGTCCAAACTCCGTACCAAAGTGTACACATGACTACCAATCTTAGTCCTAGCAGAAAATGGTGGAAAAATTGGTTAGATGCAACTGCACTATTACAACGTAGAAGTATTACAGCCAGCTTCCATGACGAGTTTGCTCGAGAGCAAGAGTTTGGAGACAAGTGTCTGCAATTGATATATGATAATGTACACGTGACGATTAATCAAGTTATGGTACCTGAAAAGTTTTATGAACTATATGATAGAATGACCCGGCTACATAATCGTGGTATTAATATTACTCTCAAGCCCCAAAGCGATCCTACAGCCAGCAGCATTGTCAGCGGTTATACAGAAGATATGATACACCTTATGAAGACAGGATTTCCACAACAATCAAAGGGAGAAGATGTCTACCAAATTGCACTGTACGACGCAAACAATACAGAATATCTATTTGATCAAGCCGAAAGATTTAATGCATTCGGGTTCAATCGTTTTACTGATTGGTCTTGCAATGCTGGCTATCAAAGTGTTATAATAAGAGGTGCTGAAGTTAAAAGATCTTATAGTTGTCACGATCAACCTCTCGGTACATTAACTCAAGGATTTAATCTGTTTACTCAGCCAGTGGTATGCTCTACGCCTAGTTGTGTTAGTTCAGCAGATTCTAAGATACCAAAATGCAAGTTGACCTAACTCATATATTATTCTGGATGGATGCTATTCGCAATAGCCAAGATCCCAAACGGACATTAGAATCATTTTGGAAAGGGCAGATTCAAAGTAAAGAGTGGCTATTAGATAATTTGTGCCCTCGACTCCCTTATAATGCTTCAATTGATATTCACGGTGGTTGGAATGGTGTGCTGGCTAGCTTACTTTTTCAAAAGGTTAAAGATATCAAGAATATTCGCAGTCTAGATATAGATCCCGCTTGTGAAGAAATTGCCTCTACAATGAACAAGCTGGAAGAAATGCAAGGAAGATTCCATGCTATAACTGCTGACATGTGTGCTGTTCGATCAGACGCCGATGTTATTATCAATACCAGTTGTGAACATATTACACAAGAACAATACGATCTGTGGATAAGTGGTGTTCCCTACAACAGTTTAATCGTGTTGCAGAGTAATAATTACGACATTGAAGAACATGTAAGAATTGCAAATAGTTTAGAACATTTTGTAGAACAGAGCCAATTAGAAGTAAGATGGGCAGGTGAACTTAAACTGCCGTTATACACACGATATATGATTATAGGAACACATAAATGACACAACGAATTTTAATTATGGGATTGCCTGGGTCGGGTAAAACCACACTAGCAGAAGCACTCAAAAAGTATCTAGAACAACACGGAACCATGAATACTTTTGCTGCTGAACAATTACCACTCACAGGATTTGGTGCTCAAGTGACCTGGTTCAATGCTGATGACATACGTCGCAAGTACAATGACTGGGACTTCAGCAATGATGGTCGTATTCGTCAAAGTATGAGAATGTTTCAGTTTAGTATAGAGGCAGGTGGCGACTATGTTATTTGTGACTTTGTTGCTCCACTAGTAGAAATGCGTAATAATTTTAAAGCTGATTGGACTATATGGGTAGATACTATCCGTGAAGGTCGCTATGCCGACACGAATGCGGCCTTTGTCGAGCCCGAAGTATATGACTTCCGAGTCACAGAACAAAATGCAGAAAAGTGGGCAGAATTTATTGGCGAGCATATTATAGAAAATCGTCGCCGGCCTACGTTTGATTGGAAGAAAGAAACAGTACAGATGTTAGGTCGCTGGCAACCGTGGCATGATGGACATCGTGCATTGTTTGAAAGACTAATAGCACGTACAGGACAAGTGGTTATTCAAATACGTGATGTGCAAGGATGGCAAGGTAGCAATCCATTCGAAGTGGCAAAAGTCAAGGCATTCATTCGTCGAGACCTAGACCCAATCTATCAAGGACAATATGAAATACAAGTAGTTCCAAATATTGTACACATCGGTTGGGGCAGAGGAGTAGGATATACCAGTGGCGAGGAAACATTCGATGAAACAATTACAGATATTAGTGCTACAAAGATTCGTAAGGAACTGGGTCTAAAGTGAACAAATATCACATTAGATTTAATACACAACACAATGGATCGGGTCTGTGCTGGCGTATTTTTGAAAATGGGCAAGAACATTTGGTACGCAGTTTTAAGATAACTGCAACTACCTTTGATGAAATTACTGTAGAAAACGGTGTAGAAAAATGGAATCTGTGTTGTCACGGATACATGACTATTATCGACAATCATGCAATAATTAGATAGGGAAGGTATTAAAATGCAAAATTTAATATTTTCTACAACCAGTAAAGAAATAAAAAAACTTAATTTTATTAGAACAGATCCCGATATTGACAGTGATTTTTATGGAACTGATACTAAAAAGTTATTTGAAACAAATTTAAAAACTCAAAGTGATACATGGCTCTATAGAACACAACCAGTAAACTATTCAGTCAATTCAGATGGATATAGAACAAAAGAGTTTAAAATGATTGATTGGGCTAATTCGATAGTTGTGTTTGGATGTTCGGTAGTTTTCGGTACAGGTGTTGATAACCAACACACTATACCAGCAATGATTGAACAGCAATCTGGAATACCTACAATTAATATGGGAATAGGCGGATCCTCGATGATGGCCTCTTTTCATAATTCTCTAATACTAAATCAAAGATACCCAACTCCTCTAGCAATAGTTCATTTGTGGACTGATTATTCTAGAACAGTTTATTACTATAAAAAATATGTAGAACATTACGGAGCTTGGGATATTAAAGATAATAATTACATACATCATTGGAACAAGGATGAAGAACACGCTAAATGTCAAGCATTGTTCGTACAAATGGCTAGCCAACAAATATGGAATGGGCGTACAAAATACTATGAAGCTAGTCTATTTTCAGCAACACAAAAATTATTAGGTTGCGACAAAATAAATGACAGATACGACAAAGCAAGAGATTTAATGCATAACGGCATCGAAACAAATAAAAATGCAGCTAAACAAATTTTAGATAATTTGGAACTATAAATGCAACGATGTTCGATTAAAATTTCTAATTTAAATGTAAATTACCAAGACTACAAAGAATTTGATTCTGCAGTTGAAGAAATTCTGTTATCAAAATATGGTGAAGAATTTATTTTTGATTTTGACGTATGGTGGAGACAATCTAGCATCGATTATAGAGTAAAAAATTATTCGCTGCATTCAAAAAATTGGGACCCTAAATCAAAATCATCTATAATTATTTGGGAAACTCCTAACCAAATAACACCGTTCGTAAATTATTTTTTTAATCACAAAATGTTTTTAAAATTTAAAAATGCACTAGAAGAAAAAGAGTGGATTGTTAGCGAAACAATTATTGAAATATGAAACCAGTAATGTTATATACTTTACCAAGAACAAGAGCTACGGTACTTTTTTATGGGTGTCGTAGAGCTATTGTTAAAGACGAAGTTTTTTCTTCTACTAATTTAGATTTAAATGCTGATAGTATTAGAAAAGCGTTCTATAAAATTGAAGATCCAAATACTGTATTAAAAATACACGGAGCACATATTAGCAGATCATCGATTGTGCAAGAATGGTACAGCAAATCTTTAGATTCTAAAACATATGACATATTTGTAGTTGAACGCCCAGATAGACTAAACACATTTCTAAGTCTTATTCTTGCAGAAAAATTTGGATATATTAAAGCAGAAGAAATTGATCCTTTTGAATTTTTCGTAACTGAAAATGACATAGAAAAAATTAAAGATGAAATAGATCACTATCTCAAATACTATCCAACTTATGGTACGATAGTTAATTTAAAAAATTATCCTCAAGATTATTTTGATCCGTTATTAATGAATACCAACGATCAAGAAAGTTATAAAAAATATCAATATATTAAAAACTTTAACTGGACGGTAGACCAAATACAAAAGATTTTAACATCCGTCGAAACTAAATGGCAACAAAAAATTAACAACTTAAATACACACATATGATAGAATACGGAATAGTTAAATGGTTTAATGATGCTAAGGATTATGGATTTATACTATCTGACAAAGATGGATCCTCTATCCTAGCAGAAAAGTGGAACATAAAAGCAGACCCTCAGGTACTGTTTGAACTTCAGCAGGTTTCTTTTGAAAGAATAGAAACAGAAGAAGGTAGTAAAGCTATCAACATTAATATACTTTCATCGGTGATTGAACACAAACATTTAGCCATGCCAAGAATAAGTGTTTTCGACAATCTGTTGCCTATAGAGGTATGTAATAGTATTATTGAAAGACATTCTAGAAACGGAATGAATCCTAATTCGGGAAAACAATCTAGACAAGAATCTTTTCAACAGGTAACAGAATTGGTAGAAAATAGAGGTATCAGTCTAGGAGTAGATCCCTATCATTATGATATACTAGCAACAGCTATTGTTAACTCTGCTAAAATTCCTTATAGTCACATAGAAGCTATTGATATCTATAACTATCCAGTGGGTAATTATTTAGATTTGCATCACGACTATCCATACGATCCAAAACAAATTAACTATTATAGATATGGCGGAGATAGAGTAGGCACAGGAATCTTCTTTTTGAACGACGACTTTGTAGGAGGACAAACAGCCTTTCCAAAATTAAATGTTGAAATTCAGCCCAAGGCTGGATCCTTTTTATATTTTGAACAAGGGTATGATGAAGCCACTAACTGGAGCACCATTCATGAAAGCAGAAAAATTACTCAAGGATGTAAGTGGATCGCCAGTTGTTTCTTTAGTGATCAACCTAGAGTAGGATACAAGGTAAGAGACTTTGACTGATATTAGTAATTGGATTCCTTTTTTAAAAATAGACGAAGATGGCTCGAGATGTATGTCTCAGCAAACCTACGAACCGTTGTTTAATCCAGAACGCACTATATTTTGTGCCAATTATGATTGGGCCAACAAATATCAACGACAAGAAGATCCTAACAGAACGTTATATACTCCCGCAGTAACTGATTGGTTCTTTGATAATGAAATACATAACTTATTAAAGTATAAAGATAAGACTTACACTCCTAATATTATAGACATCGACTATAACGCAAAACAGATATTTTTTGAATGGCAGGGCGAAACCTGTAATGAAATTATCTACGGCGGTAAAAACTTAGATAATTACTGTAATAATTGGAAAGAACAACTTCGGTATATAATGACAGATCTTTACAATACCGGAACATATAAATTGACTATGTATCCACATTGTCATTTTATACAGGAAGGTCAAATGAAAACAATAGACTGGTATGGATGCGTTCCAGTTGAACATCCATTTATCAATGCAGAATATATGGATGGAATTATTCACGAATCGGCTAAATTTAGATTGGCTGAAACCGGAGCTATTATTAACAATCAGTATAATTTAGAAATTATGTTTCAACGTTCTATGCAAGAACACGTGAAATGGGGAGACTCTACAATGGAATATATCTACAAGGAAATTTTTAATGCCTAACCGCATTGGTTCTACTAATGGGTTAATTGATTGGGACAATATTATAAAAAATATTGTGCCTCGTAGCGGAGATTATAACAGTCCTAGTACTGTCACAGATCGAGTTAAAGATGATCCTAAGGTGAATCTTGGATATTACAAAGATATAATGGATACTTGGGAGAAAGCCAACTATAATTTTAAAAATATTGAATGGTGGGATTACTATCCGGGAGAACATTTCAACAGCAGTATACAAGATATATTTGCTAATATAGTCAACGCAGATCCTAAACGTGTATTCATTTCTGAAGTTATGCCTGGCCAGTGTGTTCCGTATCATTGGGATGTAGAGGACAACGAAGATGAATGGCTAACACAGGGTAATCTTGTACGCTACGTCTGTTTTATAGATAAACCAAAATTTGCTCATGCATTTATGCTAGGTAATGAATGCTTTTGTAATATAGAACAAGGTGAAATATATCAATGGGATCATTATAGAGATTACCATGCTGGAACTAATGCTGGACAAAGTCCTTATTATCTTTTTCATTTTTTAGGAATCTCTAATGATTAAGAACATAGGAATATACGGCAATAGTATTGCAGGATACAATGGGCAACAGCCCGATCATTTTATTACTTTGTTAAAAGAATATTTTAATGCAAATATAGTTCATTCCGGTATAACTCAATGTAGTGAAGAACGTATTCTTTTTAATTTAAAAAAAACAAAAAAATTAGACTTAGCAGTTGTATTTCATTCTCCGCCATACAATATTTTTGTTCCTAGTTGGGACAGAGATATTACCAGTGTCGATCGAACAACATTAAACAAAAAAATTAGTACTAAACAATGGATGAAATCGTGTGTAGGAGTTGAACCTAACACCGTTGAAAAATTATTTGATTCGATTCCAAATGGGGCATGTTGGCAGGTTTTATCTCATTTTAACATTAGTTTTGAAAACTACTCTGAAGCCTTTGAAAAATGGGCGGAGGGAGATTCGACAGAAATAAAAGAATTAGTCACCATTTATGCTAGGTCTAAACATCAGGATGCCGAATACTACAAAGGTCTTTTTGATGCCTTAGAGTTATCTAAAACATATTTGAGTCATCCGGACTTACAAATGAATAGGTATTACGGAGCAATGATTCAAATAGATCAATATTTAAAACATAAAAATATACCTTGTGTACATTTTTTAGATAAAGAAAAATGGTATCCAGTCTGGGCAAAAATTGAATCAGGCCCAGTTGATCATGATTTAACAATCATAAACAAGGAAAATAGTAAATATTTTGTAGGTTATAATAAATCTTCTAATGCATTATCATCGGACGGTAATAAATTAATATTTGATAGAATTTTAGAACTTTTAAAAATCTCAAATGAGGTTCTAATAAATGATTAACTTTTTAGGAAATACCAATCTAATTATAGACTGGGATAATGTTATAAAAGATTTAGAAAACTGCGACAACAGTAATAAAAAGCCAGGACACGGTCCTACACATAAAGCTGGAGATCCAATTCCTCTTTTGAATGAAGTCACTGATATATGGACCAAAGAAGGATATAAAACTATTGAACTAGGCGGAACAGTGCATTGGGACATGTTTTTTCCAGGAGTACATTACGATCAAAGTGTTGAAGATAAATTTTGTGAATTTTTTAAAATTGTCCCTAATTCTCGTTCGTGGATCAGTAGGATCTGGCCTGGACATCAAGCGCCGATGCATTGGGATGTACACGATGACGAAGCAGAACTATTAACAAAACCTGATATGCCAAGATGGCATTGTCATATTGGAAAGCCAACATTTGGTCACCTATTTGTCTGCGAAAATGAAGTGTTTTATAACAAACAGCAAGGTGACACATTCCAGTGGGCGTCTCGTAGATATTGGCATGCTGGGACTAACTGTGGCCTAACACCTAAATACCTTTTTAACTTATATTAATATTATGACTGATAAACCTGTATTCACTGATCCTTTTTACATAGATAAATTTATGGAAATACAACAACAGAATATTGTGCTGTATAAAATATTATTAAAAATTAAAGAAGATCCAGAATTATATAAAAACGTCACCGATAAGTTTGGTAATGATATTTTTAAAATTTTAGAACAATGTCCAGCCTAACCTATTGTAGAGTCAAACTATCAGATACTGATTATCAAAAAGCAGACAATGCTATTTTGTTTGTGTATCCGCCTGTTGACAAATTAAAAAAAATCTATTTTGAGTATTGTGAACACAAAAAATTTGTCAGTGTTATGCCGTTATTTGAATCATATTTTACAGACACAAATATCGATATTTGGGGATATACTGATCGAGACGTATTAGTAGCATTTAGTATTGTTAAAAAACACGATCAGCAAAATGTAGAAAGTTTGCAATTTGCGTGGAACTATAAAAATTCTAAATTAGAATTAGGTCATTTAAGTTTAGAACACGAGTGTGCCACTTATAAATCTCTAGGTTATAAGTATCTATATCTTGGAGAAGCCAACAAATACAAATCTAAATTAAAAGGTTATGAGCTTTTAGGAAGTCTCCAAGACACTACTGAATCAAAATAATCTTTATCCCAATGTTTGTAGTAGCCTAGGGGTTTTAAATATTCACTAGCTGCATTAAGTTTTTCTAATGACTGACATAAAATTAAATTATATTTTCCGTTGTTGAAACTTATATCACCTACAGTTTCAGCAACAGCCACATGATCCTCTAGACATCCGTATCCTATTGGTACATACTTTTCATTGATTTTAGATACATCTTCGCTGAATTGTATTGGGTCAACATCGTCATCACAGACTAGTATAATAACGTCTATTTTATCATTCCAATTAGAAAATATTTGGTCTATATCGCTAATATAATCTTTAGATTTTTGAAATTTAATTTTATCATTTAGTAAAGCAGATTTTGCAAACGGGCAACGCGGTAAATTATTTAAAAGCAGTTCTGGTTTACTTAAATCGTTAACAATCCAATTGGTTAGATATTGTTCATAATCCGTAGTCATTTTGTCCGCCTCTACGAGCAACATCTAAAGTTAAACAGTGCCAACCGCCATCCCAGAAGAATCTATGACGCAACGGACATACAATAGGAGTAATACCTCGACTTTCTAATAAAGAAATCAGCCTAGGACTATTGCTGTTAATTACCACATGCTTGTCGTCAATTACTAAACTGTTAATATCAAAAATTGTTTCTTCAACAAATCCAGTCCAGTTAGGTAAGAAGGATTCTACAAAATGTGTAAAGTCATCATTCCGCTCTTCACCAGGAACCCACCACTTGCCCTTGTTTTTACTGCGTAAGTCTAACCATTCTCTAACACCGTCCCATCTAGAATCATTAAAGAAAACAACTTCCCAATTCTTAAAGGCCCCTTCAGATCCTTTGAACCAAGGTCCCGAAACTACCAATCCAGGTTTAAGAACAGTAAAAATGCTATCATTGTGTCCGCCAAGGTTGAGCGACTCGTAATCAAATATAGGATACTTGTCTTGTAGAAACTCAAGCAGCGTGGGTGTTTGATTTAAATCCACCAAACATTTTTTACCTATCCTTGTTAAATTAGGACTACAAAATCCCATTAACACATTTTCTTCAATTAGCTTGCGTTTTTGTTCTTCAGTAAAATCTGCCAGTGTTTCGCCTAGATTACGATCTTTGATGTATCGTTCTAGACATTCTTCAGTTTGATAAAATTTATAGTTTCCATTGTATATACTTAAATCTACCTGATCTGCTCCAAACCATTCGACAAACTTTTTTGTATAACCGGCGACTTCAAATGTTCTATCAGTAATAAGAATTTTATTACCCATAACCACAGCATCATCTCTGACTTGTAATGGACTTGTAGGAATCAAACTGTCTTTAACAAAGTCTGGATTATCACTGCCGTAGCCCAACTTGCCGTTGACATCTACATAGTCTAGTATGCTAGATTTATATCCCAGCTCTGTTGGTGTAGCCTGGAACACATCTACATTGTGTGATCTAAGTTGTTGTTTGAAATACTCAATGTCTTCGTTGGTTTCGTCTACAATGCGTTTGAGAACATCGCCAATTTTCTTATTCTTGACACCGTCAAAAAAACTGCTGTCGTATATGCTGCCTACAACAACTGCTTCTAAGGGTTGAAATTCGTCCCAACTGTTTACTTTATTGTGCATCTGGCCAATCTCTAAAATAGGCATGCTGTATGTTGCCGCTTACAAACTGATTAAAACTTTTATGCTTGTCTTCTAACTCGCCTTCTAATGGTGCTACTCTTTGGAAAGCACTTTCTAATTGTGCCATTCCTGTAAACTCCATCATGATGTGCCATTCTGGTAAATTCTCAATGCTGCGAAATCCCATCTTGCATCTAGTGATGCGAAAGCTGTGCATTTTGCCTTCATCGACAAGATGCTGAAGAAAACGTTTCATGTTGTTGACCCATTCAAGGTCGCTGATATTGCCCTCTTTGTCTGCCCAGATGTGATAAATGTCCATGCTATATTTACGAGTTTTTTATTTTTGTTAGAGGAATATCGGCAGCACAAGTACACCAGTCTCGAGTACAGATAATTGGGTCTGTTGGTCGAACAAATGTGCCTTGATATATATTGCCTAAACTGCCACCAACACGACAAGTGGCACGATGTACATCGCCGTCCCAATTGATCATGAGGCTTTCTAGTCCAGCATTGCATTGCCAACCTTTGAATTGATTTTGATGAGTTTTAATTATGTCGTTGGCATGCATTATTATTGAATCATCTACACGACAATTTGTTTTCACCGTGGCTTCTTTGGCAATTATCCATTCTAAGTCCTTGCCATCATAACGCATGTCGTCAAACACATTATGATCCCCCTCAGTCCAGCGTATTCTACGCACAGCATATTTGATACCGATTTCTTGGAACTTCTTAACTACAGTTCTAACATGATCCATTTTGTCGTGATGTGCCATGACATTGACAAAAAACTCTCGCTCTGTGCTATCGTAATATTTTAGTATTGTATCAACAATTCGTGTCCAATCATGTTCAAAATGCAGACTAAACACAAGATGATTGAAAAACATTTCGTTGTTAAGATACCATTGATAGCCTCTAGTTCCATTGGTGGTTATATTCACCCAGTATATGTTTTTGCGTTTGAAGTAGTCAAGTAGATCTTCTATGTCTGGATGCACACAAGGTTCTCCGCCGGTTAGACTGATTCGTAAAGGCTTGTCTAATTCACATAATCTATCAACAGCAGCTTCTAGAACATTGATGTCTGTATGCGGACTATAATTATCGTGTATACTAGCTGGGCAATAACTGCAATCGTAGTTGCAACGCTTGCCAAGATTCCACTCAACTTTGATTTGATCCTGATGTGGCCACGAACTTGTTATCTTAAACATATGGCTTAAACTCGGGAGTCACATCTGTAAAACTTTGATTTCTTGTTAGATCCAACCTGCGATTGAATTCAATACAGTCTTGCCACAACTCGCTTTGATCTTTGGCACGTAGGAAGTTTTGCACTCCTTCGATCTGCCCTAGAGTGATACCCATGAGTATTGGTCGCTCTTCGATCATTTTATAATTGTGTATTTTACTCTTTACAGCTTCTAATCTATCATAGGCAATGTCTTTTAGAGGTTGTGGCATTGTTTGAATACTCAACACATTAGGATATTGTACCATGTTGGTATAGAATACAATGCCTAGATCATCTAAAAAGTATTTGATCATTTTGTCCAATACCATGACATTGCTGACTTGCACAGCCACAGCACCTACAATGCGGCTGATGTTGGGTATTGTTTGTATTTGTTTAATATTGTTAATTAGTTCCGCCCACGAAGCGTTGCCTCGAACATATTCATAACTTGTACCAATACCATCTATACTTACGTTTACTGCCACTGATTTGAACTTAGGCCAGTACTGCCATATGGTTCTATTGTTTTTGCCCAATGTGGTTAAATTAGTAGCATACTTGATTTCGATTTGATTGCCATATGGTACCAACATGTCTAAGATCCTATAGTGCTGCGGATCCATCAATGGCTCTCCACCTGCAAATTCTACCCGGCGAAAGTGTGGCAGATTCTTTTCTAGACTAGCCCACCACTCTGCATTGTCTTCAAACTTGTCTAGCAGTGGTTTATTTTCTAGATTATGTTCTTCTACCATTTGATAAATTACTTGTCCCTCATCTTTGTAGAAGTCTTTGATTTCTGCCCAATCATTCCAGCTGGTACTGTCACCAGGATGACACATACGACACTTTAAGTTGCACAAATTATTAAGTTTGATTTCCATAGTAGGAATCTCAAACGGCATGGTAAAGTCGTGTGACATTTTGCTCACAGCATCTGGGTATAAAGTAATACGTGCCTCTGGAATAACTCCAGCAATATGTCGCTGACGTAGACTCTCTACTCCCTGATCTTCTAAATTAAAACAAGGAGCACATTCTGATGGGCGTTCTCCGCTTAATACTTGTTTGCGAATGCGTTGCATCGTTTCGCCGTTCCAATGATATTCTAAGGGAGCGTCCTGAATAAATCCAATAGGATGACTGCGGCAGCATACCTGTATAGCACCGTCCTCTCGAGTTGCCAATCCCGTAAAAGGATGCATACAAAATGTTTTACTTTGATTGTTCAATGGCCCATGTCCTTTCTTTACACCAAAAACACTTGCCGCATTGCGGAACAAATTGTTTTGGAATGTATGTTCTATAATCTAATCCTTCAAACTCGCCTTCGCAACTACGAGTTAAATCAAATAATTCGTGAATACCTAACCGTCTATATTGTTTTAGCACCCACGATTTATCAACAAATCTAAAAGGATGACTTGCCACACGTCCCATATGAATCATAAATTCTAAATGTTTATTATCTTCAGTTGGTACTAGATTTCGTTCGGTCATGCCACTGAACTCTGCAAGCGGTGGATTACAAGTGACAGCATTGTAATATGCATCAACATTATGTTTGTTGCAAATGTATTCTGCATACGCTCTCTGTTGAATATTATCACCAGACACTTTCTTTCCATATTCATCAACAAGACTAGGACCTATATTACCATATTCTAATTCAGGTGCAATAAAGTTAGTGTGCCTAATAAAGTTTGCATGATAGAATCGTTGAAATAACCAATGATAAACATTATCGGCATCAATTTGCTGCCAAGGTCGAGTCTTCCACATGCGAACATGATTAATAATGTGAATTTTTATAGCAGTGTCTTGTGCAAGATCGCAAATTAGATAGGCAAGTAATGCACTATCTGCACCTCCGCTTACACTAATAGCAACATCAGTCCAATTTTTATCAAATGGAATTTTTACTCCGTCAACATCATGAAAGGTATTATGCATTTTCCAAATACCTTATTAACGGGCTTACACCCACAGGCTGACCATTACGCATGGCAAGGTATATACTATGTGTAGGAAGTAAATTAAAATCTCTACAGACTTTATAATAACGATCGCTGTGAGTTAACCACAGATAGTCTGGAGGAAGATTTCGAATAAAATGTAGACCAATCTTAACTAATGCTCGATTATTCATATGAAAATCATTCATAATAGTAATTGCATCGGCGTTGGTATTTTTAGTCCAACGTAGGCCTATCCTATTCCACCCAAGCCCAAGACCTTTGCTAAGACTGATGCCAACGGATCTAATAACATCATTACTAAAGTCAAAAGTAATATCACGGCAGCAACTGATCCAAGCACCGTCAATGTGTACTTCAATATTTTTAATTTTACATTCATGTAAAATCTCCTCCATATCTCGATGTGGGGCACCAATACTAGGAAACGGCATTGCTATGATTAAAGGAATATCTGGAATCAGCGAGCCCACATCTTTAACATACGCTAACCCTAATCTTTCGTGATATCTGTAATCGCCACGTAATATCTGCACCGGACCTTGCATATACAAGGTATCAATAAATTGAGTACATCCGATAATAATATCTTTTCTGCTAAATGTGTCTAATCCAGTCAGTGTATTAAAAGGAGAAGCCACAATCCACTGTTCCATCTCTTGCTTAAAGTTTTCATAAACTGTATCGCTGATATCTCGATCTAGTTTACCTGACAACACATCTGTTATAATGGATTCAATTTTATTGTCAGCAAGGGGACTGGGCCGCTCAACCTGCAACCACTTTTCTTCATAACTTGAAGCTATCCTTGCTCTTTCCATATAAGTATTTAGATGCTTGAACGACTCGATATAAAATTTCCTATTGACCCAATCATTGAACAAGTACAATCATTGAGTTTTGATAAACGCCTACACCTAAATGAAACTACTGGACCACTGTTTTCTGGACCTTATCATGTCAAAGCAGAATTCCAAAACACTCCTTTGGGCAATGTGTTAGAATCATTAGGCACAATTGGTGAAGCTAGACTGTTAAAATTGGGCAGTGCTGAAAGTTATACAGCACATTCCGATCCTGATGACAGGCTCCACCTAGCTATTATAACAAATCCCTATTGCTATTTGCAAGACCTTACTAGCCAAACAATGTATCATGTGCCTGTGGATGGACACATATGGCGAATGGATACTGGTCAAATTCATGTGGCCACTAACTTTGGTGGGCGCGATCGCGTACATCTAAATATTCGTGTACCACTGCCTGCGTTTCAATATCCAGGTGTGTTGATAGCAATGGAAGGTGGCTCCTACGATTGGAAACAAGAACTGCACATTAGTTTTATGAGTTATCTAAATCGTGCTATAAAGACCGGACTTGTCACAGGTATTGAAAAAGTAAGTGAGCGTGAGCTGCTGTTAAATGCATCTCAAGAAGTCATAGACACAATTACGGCTGCGGTAATTGCCAAAGGTTTTAGCATCACTGTACGACCAGTATCAGAAGTGATCACGCTCTAAAAACTGATCGCCGGGTTTTGAAATAGTTTTACTTTCGCCACAGATCCTTGCACACATAATCATCTTCTTTTGAGTCCAGTGCGTGTACCACACAGTCTGCCACTCTGTGCTGTCTAACACAGCCTTGACTCCAACATTAACTGCGTGTAGTTTTTCAATACCGCCAAGGTCCGCAACCACATCTTCATATTGACGCTTGATCTCTTGGCGTAGTCCTAGACTAATATTTTCGTCATCGTATTGTGTATAAGGAATACTAGATACCCAGCAGCAGGGCATGATATTTTTTTGTGCATCGATGTATATTTCTTTGGATTCTAAAACTTTACATTTTATTTCCAACGGCATGATTGTTTCTTTGTAGGATGCAATCATTTCTTTGCTGATAAAATGCATTTTGTTATCACTCGGCGGTTCAATATAATGAGTTGTTTCGCCTTGCTTGTTTAGAACTTTGTATTTGGGTTCACCTAAAAATCTACTGGAGTTTTTCAAAGTAAAATGTTTGAACCCTAGTTCGACCGCACGAGCACGAGCTTCCTCACCTTGGTGTTCATTGTGCTTGAACTTGATAAAACACCATTCAGCAACACCGCCTGCGGCAATGAACGCTTTGGCATTTCGAATAACCTGTTCGTAAGTAGTGCCAATTCGATACAGGTGATGGGTGTCCTCTAGGCCATCTAGTGCAAACACCACAATGTGTTGATCGGGCAATGCCGCAGCTAAATCTTGCCACCATTTGATGTTTCTTGCACCGCCGTTGGTATGTATGTGTACTCGCAGATTTGGTTTGTGATCACGCAAATATTGGCACATGCCTACTAAATCTGAGTTAAGTATTGGGTCTCCAAAATTACCACAAAAATAAACTCCTTCTATAACCCTAAGAACATCTTGGGTAAAAATACTTTTGAACTCATCAAGAGTCCAATTGGTGTTAACCACCAAAGGATTGTCTAGGCCGCCGTGATAGTTTCTAGCACACATTGGACAACTGGCCTGACACATGTTGGTAATTTCTAAGTGGATGGTTTTTAGTTCTTCAAAAGCAAACATTGATTAAAATGGATCCAATAAATATGCTACTATTTACAGGAACTAACGATGAAGTGTTGTATTACTGGTTATACTCGAGGACTAGGCAAAGCTATCAATGATTACTTAGTGGCTCAAGGATGGACAGTTATTGGCTTCAATTCTTCAACTAGTCTAGATAGAATTGTTGAGCTGTCAACGAACTGTGACCTATTCGTTAATAATGCCTACGGAGATGGAATTCAAATAGAATTGTTAAATCAATTATACAACTCTGTAGCTAAAATGATTGTGTGTGGATCAGTGGTCACTGACTCTCCAGACCCACAATTACCCGTTTATACGCACCACAAGAAAGAATTAGAACAGAGATTTTTACAAGTTGCTGATACGGCCGATTCGCAAATGCTCTTGCTAAAACTGTCCAGCGATGCCTACAACGATCCACAGTTGGTTTTACGATCTATTAAGTTTTGGTTGGAAAATCCACAAATTAAAGTAATAACATATGTTGCCAAAGAGGAACCAAACAGATGAACAAAAAAATAATCATTACCGGACATACCCGAGGTATTGGCAAAGCCATATACGACAAATTTACTGAAATCAGTTGTAGAGAAATAGTAGGCATGAGCCGTAGCAATGGCTACGATCTAGAACAAGACTTTGACAAAATTGTTGCCGAAGCAGAAGGCTGTGAAATTTTTATTAATAACGCCTATTGCGAACAGCAACAGTTAAAACTAGTTGAAGCACTCAAGGACAAGGTTGACATGATGGTTGTGATGGGTAGTGTCAGTCGAATGTACCCAGAATTAATTCCTACAGAATATGTGGCTAACAAACAGGCCCTAGCAGAAGCCTGTAGACTAATCAGTGTGAATCCCAATGGCATTCCCTTGCTGCATTTAGATTTAAGTTTTATTGAAGGCACAGAAGTTGATGCCGAAGACACCGCTGTGTTTACCAGCGACTACACAACTTCATATGAAGATATTGTAGATACAATTATTTTTTGGGCAGGTAAGCCCAGCATTAGACAAATTGAATTTAGATGGAAACTAACACCCTTTGTGTATGATCAGCTGAAACGAGCCAATCCCAACTTAGATCCATCTAGGGTATCGTTTTAAGTTTTCTAAAAATCTATCCGCATGTATTTTCCACACAGTTTGATCTGTGTGTCGATAGTGAACCTGTTTGATCTTTTCTACTATGTGGAGTTTTTCAAGTGTTGGAAAATAATGTCGATGCACCAGTCGCTGGCTAGCAGCAGCACTGTCGTTAGAAGTTGCATAGATGTTGTCATTGCCAGTCCATGCAATACACGCAGGTAATAAAAATTGATCAGTAAGATTTTGATGTTCAGCAATCAATCGCTTGGGAGTTATTAGGCCAGCTGTCGGCCTAGCAGTTCCAAAAGAACAAGTTCTAGCCAACACTCGATAACTTCCTGGTCCCATAACATCATCAAAAGTATGTGCAACTACACTGCCAACTGCTTTATCATCCTGATATAGTATCCATGCTTTCCATGCTGATTCGTTGGCGAAACAATCAATCATTTTTTGTTGGCTAGAATTGTTTTCAAATCCTTTGAGAGCTGCCTCTGCATAAAAGGTTGTTAAATCTAATTCAGGTGACCAGTCTACAATCTTAAACATACAATTGTTTGGCCTTGTCTATAAAGTCTCTTGGGTAGTTATTACTAAAACTTTCAAATGCCAATAACTGTATGTCCTTAAGCGGAGTAGGAGTGTTCCAATCTATGCCCATAGCCTGTGATTGTTTTCTTAATTCTATTCTACGATTCTCGCTGATATGACTTAAAAAACTGTTTATAGTAATAGGCTGTTCATCAAAACTATAGCAAAAGAAATAATTAATGCTCTTTAGTTTTCCATCCACAACAAAATAGCTGCTAGGATGTAGGCTATATTTGTATATTTCTAAATCTTTATAGGCTGCTAGTATTGCCAACATCTGTTCTTGCCAGTCGGGTACAATCTCTTCAAAGGGGCAATGGTTGCGATCCAAACTTAGTTGCCACAAATCAACACCCTCAACTTCTAAATAAATTTTCTTTTCTAATAGATCAATATCTTTGACTACCGGAATAAATTCTGGGGCATGTTCTCTCATTCGATTGAGATAACACAACTCTCTTGCCCATTTTTCGTTCATTAGGGCAGGATCCACCACTTGATTTTGTCCTTGATGATATTCGGAGTCATTAACATACCATTGTACAAATGTCTTTTTATCATCGCTGATTAGACTGGTGTAGATTAGATTATTCCTCCAGGGCAGTTCGCCCGGCACTTGATTGTAGTAGTAGCTGTAATTCACGAGTTTATCCCTTGTATGTTAATTATCTTAAATACAATCAGGAACCTAATTAAATGATAAAAGGCATTAACAATCAACCGTATTTGGATATGGAATCATATTTGGATATGGAACAATTTGATAAACTGCAACCCGAAATACTCAAGGGATTTGCATTGGCACGGATGTATGCCAAAGAAGGTACCTGGATGAAACCAGGCTTTGATCAAACCCGCGGCAGTTATATTTGGAATTGGAAACCAATCTATCGTGCAATAGATGAATTTCTTGCCTTGCCAGACACTGACCCTATTAAACAAGCAGGTTGGGACTTATGGTGTAATGCCAAGGACTATCATACTCGTAATCTATTTACTAGATATGTTAAAATGGCCATGGGTGCCTATGATCCGTACATTTATTATTTTTTATGGGAAGAAGGATCGTGGGATGATCGCACAGCAGCTCGTAAATTAACAGACGAAGCACAGTATTTCCCTAATGTAGTCAAATGGGTTGAACAGACAATTACTAGTGGAATATTTGAACACATCGGCCGAGTAATATTTTTTCACTGTGAAGCGGATGGCATGCCATTCGAACATAGAGATTTAGATGCTAACAACGGAGTGTTTGAAAATGATTTCTATACTCCGCATAGAAACGAATTTATACACATTCGCCCTAACACTAAAAAAGGTTTTTATATCTGGGATCCCGATACCAAGACCAAAGTCTATCTCAATACCAAAGCTGCTTGGTGGAATGATCAAGACTGGCACGGTGGCGATCAAATAAAAGAACAAAGTTATAGTCTAAGAATTGATGGCAAATTTACCGACGAGTTCCGTAAAAAATTAAACATCGATCATCTGGAGAATTATTAATGAGTAAAGTATTTTGGTTGCAACCAGAAGACTCTAAGATTGGCGGTGTACAGAAGTTAATTGCTGACCGTGCTGGATCACCTAGCTTTTGTGTTATTCCGTGGATACACATGGCCACTCGTCCCAATGGCGATGCTAGACTGTGTTGTGTGACCAACGCATCGGGTGCAGCCACTGGAGACCATCAAGTGGGATTGGTCAAAAAAGAAAATGGTCGTCCTGCAAACTTTGGTGTTGATACTCCACTAAGTGCGTGGAACAACGAGTATATGCGTGATGTGCGTACCACAATGCTTGAAGGAAAAATACCTGCTAGTTGTACTAAATGTTTTGAAGAAGAATCCAACGGTGTTGCCAGCAAACGTATTTGGGAAGCCTATGACTGGACAAACAACGGGCTGGATATAGAAAAATTAATTAGCGATACTGAAGCAGATGGCACAGTTCCTCCTGTTATACGATATCTAGATCTTAGACTAGGACATACCTGCAACTTGAAATGCGTAATGTGCAGTCCACACGACAGCAGTCGCTGGGTGCAAGACTACGAGCCAATGATGGCTAAAACCAAAAGTCAAATAGTCATTAATCAGATCAACTGGGATAAAAGTACATTCAACAATTACTGGTATGAAAAGCCAGAATTTTGGGACGATGTATTTGAGCAGATTCCACACATTGAACAACTGTATTTTGCTGGCGGCGAACCGCTGATGATCAAGGAACACAAACGCTTCCTAGAAGAAATCATCAGACGTGGCTACAATCATAGAATAACACTACGCTATAATTCTAATGGTGTTTTGCTGGATGAAGAAATGATTGCTATATGGACACAGTTCAAGAAAGTAAAATATTCTGTAAGCGTAGATGCAGTCGGTGATCGCAACTGGTATATTCGTTATCCTACCAAGTGGGATGAAATCATACAAGTTCTTGAAAGATTAGACAACACTCCAGACAACATCCAAACCAGCATTGAGTGTGCTGTGCAGGCCATTAATGCAGAACACTTGCCAGACTTTGCTCGTTGGATGATTGAGCAGAATTATAAAAAAGTTAACAAGCACTATCTAGGTGATTATCAGGCAGGTGGCGGAATATTCAGTATGCACCTATTGTTCATTCCTACTTTCTTAAGTGCTAGAGTATTAACCCGAGCACAGAAAGATCGTGTGCGTGTGAAGTTTGCTGAATTCAAACAATGGCTATGGGACAACTACACACAAGATCCTGCATTCTGGCACGACAATCCGTATGGCTGGAAACGCTGGGAAGGAATCCTAAAGTTTATTGATGCAGAAGATCACAGCCATATGATGCCAGACTTTATTGAATACTTTGAAAATTTAGATAGTATTCGTAATACTAATTTCAAAGCGACATTTCCTGAACTAGAATGAAACATTATTGTCCGCTACCTTGGGTAAATTTATATGCTGAAGTTGATGGCTTTGAGCCCTGCTGTAATTGGAAACGATTGCCCGGAGATCAAATTGCTCAAGATGCACACGAAGGATTTCATGGAATTAAAATACAGCAAGTACGACAAGACATGCTGGACGGAAAATCTATACCCAACTGTGAATACTGCTATAACGATGAAAGCATAGGTGCCAAATCATTTAGACTTAGTGCGATTGAACGCTATGGTATTGTAAATGAACCTGCTATTGAATGTCTTGACATTGTTTTTGACAATGTCTGCAATTTGAAATGTCGTGGCTGCAACAGCAGTGCCAGTCATCTTTGGCGTAGTGATGAAATTGAACTGTATGGCGAGCCGTTGGTTAAAGACAAATATACTAAAAATTTGTCTTGGAATACAACTGATCTTTCAAACTTAAAAAGCATATCTATATCGGGTGGAGAACCATTTGTTAGTAAAGATTGTGAAACATTTTTACAAACTCTAACAGATCAACAACTAATAAAAAATATAAGATTAACTTTTGCTACAAACTGCACAATTATTCCGACTGCCGCTGTACATAAAGCACTAGTTGATTGTGACGATCTACACATGATATTAAGTATCGATGGCATAGGATCACTAAATGAATATTTTCGCAGTCCGTCGGTGTGGGACCAATGTGTAGAAGTGATGAAATACTTTGACAGTCTTATTGATCTACGCAAGGATAAACAAACACTTATTAGTGTAAGAAGCACAGTATACATTTATAATGTTAATAAACTAAAAGACATTGAAGTGTTCTTTCAGCAAAACTTTCCACGCTTTGAAACTACTAAAAGAAACATCAGTGTTGAGCCTACAATACTAGCCATTAAAAATATGCCTAAAGAGTTGAAAGATCTTGTAAGACCTGTGGTAGAAAGTTATGGCCAATCATACAGCGAAGTATTAAACATGCTGAATCAACCCGGGGAAGACCTATTTGATCAATTTTTATTATTTCATAACAAATTAGATTCTTTAAGAAAAGAACAGTTAGGCAGTGCTAACCAACTGTTAGCAGACTATATAGCTCAGCATGAATCAAAATATAAGGGCTACTTAAACGGAAAAAAAATATTCCCATGCATTACATAGGAAACTACAAAGACTGGATAAATCCAGACTGGCTAACAGAGATCAACAACCAGCCAGGCTATGGCCGCCCGAGAGATTGGCAGCCTGCGTTTGCTCACGAAGAAGTAGAATACATCAAGGCCGAACAAGCTGGATATAAATTAAACGATGTGCATTTCTGGTTATACGAAAAAAGCAATCTTTCGTTTGATCTAACACCTCCTTGGACTACTGGAACAGTTCATTGGTGGTTTACTAAAATGTATCCAGGACAGTTTACACCTATGCATCAAGATCCGCATACAGTTGGAGAACAATGTAAACGCTACTGGATTCCAATGACTAACAGTGAACCCGGGCATGTGTTTTTGTACAAGGACACTGCTCTAACCAAATACAGTGCCGGCGATGTATTTGAGTATATCAACCCCACCGACCTACATGGGGCTGCTAACATTGGTCATACCGTAAGAATTATTCTACAAGTGACTGAATACTTATAACCAATCTCGATTGGTATGCCAGGTTGGCTTTTTTAATTTAGAAATTTCAGTTAGTTTAATACCTTTAGCCTGCACAACTTCACCGTGCAGAGATTGCAAAGAATGAAATGCTCCGCCCGCTCGCATGTTAATTGCTACCATCGCATTAGGAGCGATGTCTTTGATATGCGTTAACAATTGATTTTCCTTAAACACACGATAGGCTAGGCTATAAAAACATGCAGTGCCTTCGTATGAAAAAATATTAGACAAGTTGATTATTGTATGATCTAACAAAGACATATCTAAAAATCGTGTGAAGTCTACAGCTTCGCCTAATAGATCAATGTGAACAAAACTATAATCAATGTTAGGCATTTTAGGTGCGTGTATTTTCCAATATTCTAAAGAATTTAGATTGTAATCATAGAACACAACTTTCATCGGTTCGTTGCTTAATAGAGATTGATGCCACAATCCACTAGCTGGAGTAATTACCTGTTTGATTGCAGTACCGGAAAGTTCCGCCGCCTTTTCAGTATTGTCTGTATGTACAAAACTAGTGGCACAAATATTTTGTCGATGATAAATCCAACTGACATTTTTATTAAAGTCGTTTATGTATTCGGGATATAGATGTATTTTTGATTTTTTTATTTCTTCTGAAAAAGCTGTAATTTTTAAGTCAGCAGATAGATAGCAAGATAAAATATTCCAACCATGACATTTGTGATCGTAGTCTTTGATTACAGTACCTTTTGATATCCATAAAGGTGTGTAGTTGTCGTGAAAGTTTTCTAGACTTCTTGTAGGCGATATTTGTTGATGTGTGCATCCTAATTGTGTGTTGCCTATAGATGGACGTCCTTGATGATTGTATATTTCTAGATTAATATAATAACATTGACTATGTAGTTCGTAATAGGCATTGCCTCGATCTAGAATATGACCAGCTAGTGCAATATCAGTTGAAGTTAGTAATTCTATATGTTGAAAAAAATCATAGCCGTTGATAAATTCGGTGCCGGTAGAAAATACCACAGCAAATTCATAACCTAAATCTGCTACATGATTTAATAGATCTTGTTCATCAAGTCCTTGATATAAATCATAGTGTTTGCCCAACACATTGCTTACGGTGTAGTCGGCTTGATTTTTAACAACTTCTCGTATCCAGTCCGTAGCAGCATCTACTGTTCGATCAACACAGCAAAATGCAATTCTTGATTGCGTGGTTGACTTAAATTCTATTATATTGTTTAGCATAACTTCTTGCAACTAACTCTGCAAATTCTTCTTTCTTAGATCCGTAGCCATAACTATGACCAATCACATGTATTCTGGGATCGTTAGAAAAGTTTATCACACTGTGATAATTTCTAATATTAACAATAAACGCACGACCTTCTTTGAAAGGCACAACTCCGTATCCTTCCAGCACCATGTGGCAGTCTTTAGGATGTACTACTGCTATGTTAACCGGCACCCCAAATTCTAGTGCATCGAAGTCCTGCTCACCTGGTAATCGACCTGGCATGTCACTGTGCGGAGTAATAGCACTATTAGATTCTAATTCCATAAATCGTATGCGCCTATAATCATCAGAAGGAAATTGATTCCAAAACTTTTTAATCACTGGTGTCTTATGTGATAACTCTGTCCAATGATAAGGCACCGTGGTTTCGTCTGTATAACCGTATCCTGTCCATGCTCCAGTCTTACCAACATCAATGCCATGAATGCAACAACTGTTCCACCCTTGGCTTTCATCTTCTCTATGCTCAACAAAGTAAGGTATTGCCTGCTGAGCTTCTAACTGCCACCCAGCTAGATCGATGTCAAGGTCTAATTCTAACCAACCAAAGTTTGATTCGTTCAGCAACCAGCTGGCAATCTCTATAGCTGATCCCTCAGGTGCTTTTTCTAACTGCCAAGTGCAATCTTTATTTTTATTGTAAAAATCTAAAGCCTGTTGTGATATCATGTGAGCAAGGCCTTTACAGTGTCTGCAACATACTTGACCTGTTGATCAGTTAGAGCCGGTCCTGAAGGCAAGTCGATGCCTCTAGACGAAACCAGTTCTGAGTTAGGCAATGATACATCATTGTTATAAAACGGATGATTGTTCATCAATGTGAAAATTGGTCTGGATTCAATACCCTGTGTTTTTAACTGTTCTACCAGTTGAATATTATTATCAACCAACAGTTGGTAGCGCCAATACACACAGGTTTCGTTGGGTCTTTCTTTGAAAATACCCATACCTGCAAAATGCTGATCGTATAGTTTGGCCACTCTGCGACGACTGGCAATAAGTGTATCAATTTGTTCAAGTTGTGCCAATGCCACGGCTGCTGCTAAATTACTCATGCGATTGTTAAGTGCAAACACCACCCCACCAGCATTGTCAGGTGGCGGTGTTCTAAGATCAAAACAACGAGCAGCCAGCTGATCGTCATTCACAGTGATAGCTCCGCCTTCGCCACTGCCAATAATTTTATTATGAAAACTATGGCAAGCAATAGTTCCCCATCCACCTACAGGTTTTCCTGCAACGGTCGCACCAAAACTTTCAGCAGCATCTTCAATAACTGGAATGTTTAGCGGATCAGTAATAGCCAGTAATGCAGGCATGTCGACTGCATAGCCATACAAATGCACAGCCATAACAGCTTTGGTTTTTGCAGTTATTTTTTTCTGTACATCGCACACATCCATGGTCAGACTGTTTGGTGCAGTATCACACCACACTGGAATTGCCCCTACTGCTGATATTGCAAAGGTACTTGCACTCATAGTCAACGCCGGTACAATCACTTCGTCTCCCTTGCCCACACCTAATGCTTGTAATGCTATGATCAGTGCATAGGTACCATTGACCACTGTAATGCCGTGTTTGGTTCCACAATAGGCAGCGATATCAGTTTCTAATTTGGACACAAACTCACCCTGCCACGATATCCAATTTGTATCAATACATTGATTGAGATATTTTCTTTCGTTGCCGTTGAGTAAAGGGGAATCTAATGGAATCATAATATACGCATATTTATTCACTATGCGATGACCGTAAAAAATATAGCGTTAAATATGATATGAACAAAACAATATGTTCGGCATTTTGGAATCATACAAATATTAGAGGTGGAGACCGAGTGTTTCCCTGCTGTAGATTCAAACAGCCCATACAGACCTTTGACGGCGATCTTGCGGCAGTCTTGCACAGTGCTGAGTATGACCGGCTAAGGCAAGACAGTGCCAACGGTGTGGCCATACCTCAATGCCAAAAGTGTTATATGGAAGAAGACCTTGGCAAGAAAAGTCTAAGGCAAGAATTCAATGAGCAGTATGGCACAGACACTATAGAGTTAAAATTTTTAGAAATTGGATTTGACAACATCTGCAATCTAACCTGTGATGGTTGTTGGGTTGAGTTCAGCAGTGCGTGGGGACACAAGACCAATCCCGATGTTCCCAAAAAATTGCATGTCATGGACACCACTGAAATTACCCAAATTCCCGACTCAATAGAACGAGTGATATTTTTGGGTGGCGAGCCCTTGATGACCAATCGACATATTACATTCTTGAACAAGATCCAAGACCTCACTGCGGTATCAGTGATGTATTATACCAACGGAACATTTCTCCTAAAGCCCAACGAAATTCAAACACTCAAACAAACCAAACAAACACACTTTGTAGTCAGCATAGATGGCGTTGGCGAACTAAATGATCGTGTGCGTTCAGGTTCTAATTGGACAGATATTCTTGCGTTTTTGCAACAGCTACGATCGTTGGATTTCAAAATCAGCATACATTCAGTTATGCATCTAAACAATTGGCACGGATTTGCAGAGTTAAGTGAATTTATAAATGCACAAAAGTTAGACTGGACTGTGGGACTATTGACTTATCCTGCTGATTTAAGTATAATAAACTTGAGTGCTGAGGACAAGCAACAGTTAATCAGCCAATTGAAAAAGTATGAAATACCAAATAAAAATTTCATACTTGAGTATTTAGAACATGAAAATAGATCAGACAGAAAAGTATATAAACTGGAACAAGTCTAAAACAACAAGAAGCAGTCTAGTACCGGGTTGGAATCCCGACTTGATCGATGTACCTTGGACTGAAGTTATTCAAACTGAAGAAGTTGTTGTAGGGGATCCGTGGGACATCTATACCACTGAACTAAAACATCAGCTGGCTGATCTTCATGCTGAATGGTCGATACCTCGTGAAAGTGTAAAACATTACATGAGCCTTAGACCACAACTAACTAATGGTCTAGAAACTGCCCTAGCACCTTTTGAAAAATATACGCACAACTACAGTCTGTTAAAGCTAACAGCTGGGCATATGATTGTGTGGCACTTTGACACCTACGCTACATTTGTCAAACACAACAACATATCGCAACAAGATGCAGATAAAATCAAACGATCTATTGTGATGCTGACTCCGTGGTCGTTTGGTCATGTACTGCAGATAGGTAGTGAAGTGATCAGTGGATGGAGTGTTGGAGATATAATTACTTGGTCAAGCGACACCTGGCACGGTGCTTGTAATTTTGGTCGAGACGATTTTACAATCATGCAGGTGACCTACATTGAATAACGTTAAAACAGTTAGTGCAGATAAAAGTACCATGCCCTATGGTAGCTCCGGTGCTATACTAGATCCCCAGGCTATCGATCATCTAGCTAATTATAAACCCAACCTAGTTGAGGTATTAGATGATACTAATATTGTAAAAGAATTTTGCAACAAGTATAAAAGTTGGATCGCTTCTACTAAACTCAACACATACATTGGCATTGACGATTTTAAGTTTGCCACATATTCAAATGCCACTAGCGAATCCTTTGACAAGTTTTATATCAAAAACAATAAACGCAGATTTAGATGCTTGCGTGGTGAATATGTCTATCATCAAGTGGCATGGCGAAACAGTTGGCCCGATTGGCGATTTATTGATGATGAACCATTAGCCGCAAATGATGCGGTGGTAATCAGCTATCCGTTTTCAGATACTGGATGCCGACATCAACGGCATGATGAAATACTAAAACGTTGTACAGAATTAGGCGTTCCTGTGCTAGTTGATTGTGTGTTTAGTGGAGTCAGCTACGATCTAGTATTTGATCTGTCTTATCCCTGTATCACCGATGTGGTATTCAGTCTTTCAAAAATATTTCCAATTGCACACGCTAGGATAGGCATGCGTTTGACCAGAGAAGATGATGACGACACCATGTTTGTCTATCAGAAGATATCCTACAACAACAGAATGGGTGCAGCACTGGGTATATATTTTATTGATAAATTTGACGTGGATTATGTAGTCGATAAATATCGTGCTACGCAATATGAGTTCTGCAAACAACTAAATGTCTGTCCAAGCAACACAGTATTTTTTGGTCTTGGCCTAGAGAACTGGCAAGAATATAATCGCGGTAGTGCAACTAATAGATTAAGTTTTCATAAATTTTTACATCGAGGAGTTTTATAATATGGCAGTGTGTTCGAATAACGATTGGGATCCTTTAGAGGAAATTATTGTAGGTATTGCTGAGAACGCACTATTACCTCCACTAAACAAAAGCACACATAGTTTTGTTTATGCTGGCGAGAAGTGGGAAGACATTCAACATCTGCAGGGCAATCACGAACAGTGGGTGTTGGATGAAGGACAGGAAGATCTTGATAGACTAGCAGATACACTAAAAGGACTAGGAGTTAAAGTTCATCGTCCTAAAGCATTGGATCATACCAAAGAGTTCAGCACACCAGAATGGAAGACCACTGGGTGGTATAACTTTTGTCCACGTGACTTGTTGTTGCCCTTAGATAATATGATTATCGATTGTCCAAGTCCTATGCGTTCTAGATATTTTGAAACTCGTGCCTACAACGATTATCTCTACGAGCAAATGAAAGACGGCACACAATGGATATGTGCTCCTAAGCCCTTGCTAGAAGATAGTAGTTTTCAGTTAGAACATCTAGAAGATGCCACGCTATTGAATAATGAAATTGTATTTGACGCACCCAATGTTGTGCGTATTGGTAAAGACCTATTATGTCAGGTCAGCAACAGTGGCAACAAGCTGGGATTTGAATGGCTTAATACTATTCTTGCACCCAAAGGTTATAGAATTCATCTTGCTGAAAAGATCTATAGTTATGCACATTTTGACTCCACAATCTTGCCATTGCGACCAGGCCTAGTATTGTTCAATGCTGACAGAGTCACACCAGACAACTATCCTAAGATTTTTGAATCCTGGGATAAAATTTGGTTTACAGGTGATAAACTGTCTGTGCCCACAGCCAACATGGCAGGCGGCATTGCTCCTTGCAGTCCGTATATCGGCCTAAACTTTTTAAGTGTTAACGAAAAGCTAGTTATCTGCGATATTGAACAAGAAGAACTGCGTCGTGAATTAGGTAGATGGGGAATTGAAACTATTGGTCTTCCTTGCCGCCAAGCTCGTACAATGAGCGGTGGATTTCACTGTTCAACTCTAGATGTTAAGCGTACAGGCACACTACAGGACTATTTTAGCTGATGCATGGTCACATTGATCCACAGTGGAATATTCAAGATTATGTTAATTTAAAATATAATCGAGACACTGTCAGTCATGAATGTCTCACAACGTTTTTGAATGCAGGGCATAGTCGTGATCAAATGTGTTTGTACAATTACTTTGAACCAAACACTATGCCCGACTCAGTTGATTATATTAAAAACAAATTTGATTTTTTAAAAAACTTAACTGCTGCAGTTAATCTGGTACTACCTGGACAGTACATGCCAGTGCATCAAGATCTATATCTAAAGTGGAAAACTGTACACAAAATCATTGATACAAAAAAAATTATGCGTGTTATTGTAATGTTAGAAAATAATGAAAATGGACAATTTTTACAAATTGAAAAAAACATTTATAATAATTGGCAGGCCGGAGACTGGTATTCATGGATCGGTGAGACCGATCATGCAGTATATAACTTTAGTGTCAAAAATAGATACGCAATACAGTTAACAGGTCTGTTGTCATGAAAGCAGAATTTGTAAACTTTGAATTATGGTTTACATATGACGAAGAACACGATCAAGATAAGTTAGATCGATTGAACATTGATTTAGTAATTGCTGATATCAAAGAAGCAATTGCAATTAAAAATGTTGATTGCATTATAGGACTATTATTAGTTGACGGATTTTTATACAAAGACAACGATCGATTTTATTCAATACTAGAAAAAATTCACAATGAAGGTACTAGATTAGGTATTAAAAAGTTTTATCTAATGCCGGGCATGTGTTCAGACTATCAAAACGAGCTTGACAGTCGAGGATTACAATACAAAATATTAACTTGGGATTTTCCAGTTAATCAAATGTATCAAAGTTATAAAGATAAATTACACCTTGTACACGATTGGAATCCAACAGCAGATAAATTTTTGTTTTTAGGAGGGGTACCGTCTAGGCCAAATCGCATAGGACTAATGAGTAAGTATTATGATGCAGGGTTATTAGAAAGAGCTGAATGGAGTTTTTTTCCGCCTTGGACTGACGAAGATCAAGAATGGTGTAGAGAACATCTTAAACATTATACTGACGAGCAATACAATAAATTTTTAGGATACTGCGATCGAGCAGTTGACGACAAATATTCATTGTCAAAAGATTACTCGAGAGTGTCGGGTAAAGAAATGGCTGACAGAAATCTGCTTGATTCTCCTTGGATGAATGATTGTGGATGGATTGATCCTAATATATTTCATAGTACATCGATTAGTATAATATCAGAAGGCAGTTGTTATCCTCCTGCTACAGATTTTGAATTTTTAACTGAAAAGATTTGGCGAGCTGTAATCAATAACCATCCGTTTATTGTAGCAGATCATCCAGATAGATTTACCTTTATGAAACGTAGAGGACTGCGTACCTTTGAACAATATTTGCAAGATCCAGACTATGCGTATATTGAATCTGAAGAAATTAGATTAGATTCTGTTGTTGCAAATACTCGCTATTTTTTAAACAACATTGCAGATCATGTAGAAAAAATAAATACTGATATAAATCATAATCGTACCGTAATGTTTGATATTCTTAATCGTGATCAAAAAATGATCGAATGGTTAAAGGCCGAATTAACTGTTGATCAAACAAGTATTGATCGATGGCTGCTTACGAAAGATTTTAAAACGTATATAAGGATACCAAAATGAACAAACAAATTTTAGAAGATTACAGAACAAAATATAATATCAATGCTGTAATAGATTTATTGTCTCAAAAAGGTCCTACAGTTATAAGTTCTTTCCCTGCAGAAACAAATTACATCAATAATTCTAATATAGATGTTCCAGTCGAAGCAAACAAAATATGTGATATGCGTACACTAACTATCTATGATGGTGATCATCCAATCTCAGATAATTTAACAAGTTTCTTTAAAGAAGAATTAGATATATTAAAATTAATACCTAATTTAAAACGAGCAATTTATGTATTTGTTTCTCCCTCTAGTGTAGTTCCAAAACACGCAGACGACGACGATCCGTATTTTAGAATAGTATTTGGAGTCTTATCTCCGTCTGAAAATTTTAAAGACGTTGGGCTGTTAATTGAAAATGATGAGGTACATTTAGGCAACAAGGCTGTAATCGGAGTGAAATCAGATGTTGTGCATTGGGGATGGAATAATACCAATAAGTATTGGAGTGTACTTACTTTGTGTATAGAGGATGAAAAATTAGATGAATTACGCAAAGTATATTGATATTCCTCACTGGGAAATTCTTCGAGATCAATTAATTGATTTCAAGAACAATTATACTCCGTCAGATGCACTATGGTGGTGCCATTTTGAAGATGAAGTCAAAGAACATATCCCAGAGTTAATTACAGTATTTGAGTCTATGGGACTACAGCTACACCAACTGATTTTTTTTACTAATCTTAAAAATGATCTAGATATGATTGATCATTCAAATCCGTCTAGTATGTTTATACATACAGATAGACAAGATGATCCAGATTCTAAATTTGATGATGTTCCGGTGCTAACTGATTTTCCACCAACTAATGCTATTAATATCCCAATGAAATATTGTGATGGGTCGTTGACTTTATTTTATGAACTTATAGATAACACTGCAGAAGATGTCTATTACCCAACATACAACTGTGGCGGACACGAACATTCTAATGTCAAAGAAGTTTTTAGATTTGAGTTAAACAGTCCAGCGGTGTTGAGAATTAATGTGCCACATGCTGTTCATAATCCGCATAATGAACCCCGAGTCGTTGCTACTTTTAGATTTTACAACGACATCGAGCATTTACTAAATTAAGGTTGTAACACTACCCAACCACCGTTTTGATACCCTTTGAATTTGTTTGCACCGGAATCATAATACATCATACCGTTTACTGGAAACCCGCCAACAGCGGTGTTGGCTGCAGATTCACTGGCATAGGTTGCAAATATAACCATTCCTGTGAATTCGGAAATTCCTTTTGAATCAATAGATAATCTTTCGACTAGAGCTCCAGAGGAATCTGCAGTACTTATTGCAAGTCTTCCTGGTACAATATTTGAACCAACACTGCCATCTACGCTAGATTCAATTCTTGAACTAGGCTGAATATCTGCGGTAGATTGTCCTGCAAATACCAAACTAAAAATTTTATCATCGGTATTTAAACTTGTAAGATTATTGGCTGTTCCTCGACTTCTAGAGAAAACAGCTCCTGATGGCAATGAATCGTCGTGTGCTGTGATGATATTGAATATATTAGCATCATCTTCTAAAGACGATTGTGTCACAATAGTGATGCCACCTTCTGCTAAGTCTTTGTTGACAAGAATATTACCGGTAATAACACTGGTGTTGTCAACATCTCCCCTAATTAAGCCGTCAACTCCGTCGACAAGCATCATGCTGTCATCACCCACAACAGACCCTTTTACATCTCCGGTATGATATCCAACAGTATTACCTGTGACATTTCCAACAACATTACCCGTGACATTTCCTATAACTGGACCTGTATGAATACCTGCTGAATTACCGGTTAAATTTCCTGTTACATTGCCGACTAAGTTTCCGTTAAATGTTCCACTGATTGCATCAACCAACGGTTGGCTAGCTATTGTTGATCCGTCATCTGCAAATAACGACCCTTTGAATGCGTCTGCTCTAATTGTTCCTGCATAGTTAGATAAATTAACATTTGCAGTCATTACATTAGTAGCAGTATTATAGGAAAAAGTAATACCGTTATGTGATCCGTCTGTAAAAATCTCTGCTGCTGAATCTTTAGCGTCACCGTCAGTATAGCCAGTAATCTGTATACCACCTAGAGTGGAACCATTTCCGACATATAATTTTTGTTCGTTGGTAACATACAATAACTCACCCGAAGCGAGTGGTTGTGTCATGGCTAATCTTTCAGCATCGGTGCCTCTGCGAACTTGTAAGGGCATAGTTTAAACTCCTGGAATATTCCTATATCATATATTTATGTCACAAGTATCAGAACCTAGAGCCAAAAAAATAGGGCTCCGAAGAACCCTATTTAAACTGCGTAGTTTACTACATTATAGGACCGTTTCCGTTCCTAAAACCCACTACACCGCCTTCTGCTGTGATACGTTTTAACACATCTTCAAACAGAATAGGTGCAAAGTCTGGAGTCTGTTCTACACATACGCAATGGTATCTAGGGTCAATTTCGTCGCTGTACAAAATTTCACCTGTTTTAGCATCAACTCCCCTAGGCTTACGAACGCGGTTAGCGTGTAAATGCCCGTGAATGTTAACTCCAAAACGACCTAAACTATCTGCGTGAACAGGGATGTGACTTAGAATCATGCCGTTCATGACATGATAAGCTCGTAATTCACGGAAGTATTCACGATACTCGTCATCACGGAAAATATCGTGATTGCCACGAATCAAGACCTTGTCACCATTAAGACGACTTAGAGTTTTTAAAGCCTTGCGGTTAATAACCACATCACCTAAGTGGTAAACTTTGTCGTTTGGACGAACACGTTCGTTCCAAGCTGCGATCATAGCTTCGTCCATTTTCGTAGGATCGTCCCAAGGCCGCAATTTTGTAACTCCGTCATTTCGAGTGAAGCGGCAGACGCCGGTGTGTCCGAAATGCGTGTCTGATACTAAAAATACACTAGGCATCTTGCCCTCCTTTCTTTGAAAAATGTTTGGCCCGGCTGCCAGGACTCGAACCTGGATCAATAGCTTAGAAGGCTACTGTACTATCCCTTGTACTACAGCCAGTTAATTTTATTATACTATAGAACGTATTCTACGTCAACCGCTAAGATAAATCTATAATCGTGACTTTGCACGATACCCGGACGATGCCATTGGTTGCTAGGATATATTACCCAGTTGCCGTCTGTGGGTCGAACAAAAAACTTACCATCTCCGTCAACACCGTTTGGTGCCATTTCTGTGCCACAGTAGTCTCGGTCTTTGACATCCTTAGGAATGTGCAGATAAAATACTCCGCTCATCATTTTAGCATTAGGATTTTGTGGATGCCAGTGATTATGCCAAAGATTATCACGGTTTTCGGCACCCTCAAGATTGGTCATAAAACTCCATGCCATCATGTTTGATACTCTAACTTCACGACCTAGATACATAAACACACTCATAAGAAAACTCATACGGTACTTTAACCATACGGATTCAGTTCTTGCGAAAATATTTTCTTTAGTTTGAAACTTAGGAGAGTTGGTAAAATAATTACCTTCACTGACAATATTACGAATGATTCTGCAGGCTTCTTGATTGTCTTGTTCTGTAATTACTGAACTAAAATCAAACTTACGAAATACTGCATCTTGATCAATTACTGTTAACATTGTGTCCTTGGAGCGGGATAGGAGAATCGAACTCCTAACCGAAGATTGGAAATCTGCTGTTTTACCATTAAACTAATCCCGCATAAAACTATTTACTCATCCTCTTCTGGCGGTACAGCCAAAGGTGATGTTGAAGGCTTTTTCTTAGACCATTGACTGTAGCTGGCGCCTTCTGCTCGACCACTAACACCATATTCACATTGTGTGATCTTTCCACCGTTGGCTAAAAACTCTGCCACCGCAGCATCTACTTCAGCTTGATCATTTTTACTCATGTTTACCTTTTGTTATAATTGGTTGCGGGACCCGGAATCGAACCAGGAACTACAGCTTATGAGACTGTCGAGATACCGTTTCTCTATCCCGCGATTGTTCTTACAGTAAGCCTTCTGCTGTTAGTGTTGCTACAGTATCATCACCGAGCGGAATCTCAGTTTTGATATTCAACTCAAGGATTTCGTCGTTGAGTTTTTGTTTCTGCTTCTTGAGATTTAGGATCTCAGTTTTAGCTTGTGCAATCTGTTCTTTGCTTAAAATACCTGTGCTAACAGTATCACTATAACCGTAAAGACTGCGACGATTATTGTCACCTTTGTCGTTTTTCATCTTTTCCAACTTGCCTTTGATTACTTCTAGTGAAGTAATTTCTGTGCCTCCGGCCAACTGCTCTAACTGACCAATACGCTTGTCAATAAACGCCGCCTTGGCCAATGCTGTGTCAATACCGCTGGCTGCATTAGCAGTGCCTACTAGGGCTCGGATATTGTATAGAGCCATAGTCAAGTTCTGCCTACGGCCATCATTTACAATCAGTTCATTGTTGGCCTTACTGAGTGTGTCCTCAACATTTTGAAACTCGTTAATCTCAACTGTGAGGTCAACTCGAATATTTTTTACTGTTTCGTTGATGCTGTTTTGTACAGCATTTGCTTTACGAAGGGTAATGTTCATTTACGTTTTCCTACTAGTGTTTTTAGATAATCTTCTTTAGTATAATGTCCGTCTTCTATTTCTTTTAATGCTGACACTACAGGGCCATGTCCAGGTTCTGCCTTTGTAGGAGAACCACGTCTAATTTCTCTAGCACGTTGACTAGCAACTAATACTAGATCAAATAATCCACCTGCTGCGATTGCTGCTTTTTGCGATGTAATCCTGGCCATGTCTAATCCTTTAAGTTATAAGTGACGGTTTGGTAAAAGGTCAAGCAATAGACCGGACAATGAACAACGAAAGAATTATAGTCTTTCTTTGACAATGTGCAAATAACAATACACAGAGGTTCATATATTTCCGATTAACAAATGACATTCTATTAGGGATCGGCTCACATAAACACGGTCCAATTTCAAGTTGGATTGTAAGTTTGGAGTAAGCATGAAGCTTAAACCTGTGTGTCTATCCTCGTCTACCTTTTACTTCACCGGTTCAGTATTGCTACCGAACAAAACTATTATAACACTATTTTGCGTCTGTGTCAAGACTTTTTGGTATTATTGGCTCCGATTCCTGGATTCGAACCAGGCTTCACGGATTAACAGTCCGCCGCCTTCACCTAGATTGCTCAATCGGAATTATTTTGGTGCCCCCGGGGTGAATCGAACACCCTTTTCTTTCGAGCCTGATTACAAATCAGGTGCAATCCCACTATGCGACAGGGGCATACTTCTTTACTCTGCTACTGTTTCTTCTACTACCGCAGGAGCAACATAACCTAATCGTGTTAGACGACTGTTGATTTTAGCAATAAGTTTTTTCTTACTGGATTTTTCTCGAGCATCTAACAACTGTTTAATATTTAATGAAACTACCTTGATCTCCCCTGCCTTTGTGAAGCCAGGTTTCTTACGTTGTAAATTTTTTGCCATACTATCCTCTTATGTTATTTGGTGGAGGTTAGGAGATTCGAACTCCTCGCCTATTGCTTGCAAAGCAATTGCTCTACCAAATGAGCTAAACCCCCAAATACTTAACCTTTGTTGCTGTCTTTTTGTCGCGGTGCTCTTGACGGTACTGCCGCAGCTAATTCTGCTTGAATCATTGAGCGACGCCATGAGTCACGTTGATCTTTGTCTTTCCATAGTCCTAGTGCTAGACTGCGTTTTGCCTGTTTACTTAATTTAAATGTTGCATTTGCTTTCATAATTTCCTCTCAGTTAAATGGCGGAGCATGTTGGATTCGAACCAACGGTCCAGGTTATCCCCAGACTCTTTCTTAGCAGGAAAGTGCCTTAAGCCTCTCGGCCAATGCTCCATTAGTTGATAGTACTCGCCGTCTATGACAACGTGTCTATTTAGGAGTCCTGCGCTAACAGTTCCAAAGCATCTAACAACAGTTATATCAGACTTCGCACCATGCCAGTGGATGTCGTGTAGCGTATGCGTCCATACGCGATACCTGCCGAGTGCTATCAACTAATGGTGCCCCAGGACGGACTCGAACCGTCACGCTTGCGCACTGGCTTCTAAGACCAGCGTGTCTACCAATTCCACCACCAGGGCATATTTCTTTCTTACAAAGTATATTATATAGCCTTTCATCTACTATGTCAACACTTATTTTGGTACCAGCGGAGGGAATCGAACCCTCTCAAGAACGCTAATCTGGCGCTAAAAGTCTTATAAGGACTCTCTGACTACCAAGTCTCACTGGCATTGATTGGCCGGTCCGGAGAGATTCGAACTCCCGACAGCTGGTTTCGAAGACCAGAACTCTTCCACTGAGCTACGGACCGATGGCGGAAGCGGTGAGATTCGAACTCACGGTGCCTTGCGACACGACAGTTTTCAAGACTGCTGCCTTAAACCAGACTCAGCCACACTTCCTTATTTTTGGTACCCCAGACGGGAGTCGAACCCGCAACTAGTCTGTCTCTTGAACAGATGCGTCTACCTAGTATTTTGCGCCACTGGGGCATAGCTTGGAGCGGGTAGCGAGAATCGAACTCGCGAATAAACCTTGGCAAGGTTTCAGGTTACCATTACATCATACCCGCATTGTTTGGAGTGAAGGGTCGGATTCGAACCGACGGCTTTAGAGTTTTGCAGACTCTTGCATTGGGCCTCTCTGCCACCTTCACGTTGGCGAATCTCCAGGGAATCGAACCCCGATCTGCGGTTTTGGAGACCGATGTAATGCCATTATACCAGAGACTCATATTGGTACACCTAAGGAGAATCGAACTCCTCTTCCCGCCGTGAAAGGGCGGTGTCCTAACCGATAGACGATAGGTGCATAAAACTTGGCGGAGTAGACGGGACTCGAACCCGCGACCCTCGGCGTGACAGGCCGATATTCTAACCAACTGAACTACCACTCCATACAACTATTATAACAGCAAATGACGCTGCTGTCAACCTTTTTTGGTGCGACTGGCCAGAATCGAACTGGCATGGATTGCTCCGCAAGATTTTAAGTCTTGTGTGTCTACCGATTTCACCACAGTCGCAAATTCTGGTGGAGATGATAAGAATCGAACTTATTCACCCGAAGGAACAGATTTACAGTCTGCCGCCACTCTCCAACTTAGCCGCATCTCCGAATCACACTCTTAAGAATGTGTGTATCAAAGCATACTCAAACGAATACGCTTTGGTACGCTGTAATTTTTCACACTACAAAAAGTGCTTCATCCTACAGGCCGCCCGTTCGTCCATGTTTAGAGTGCAGACTGGGACCTCGTTTCCCTTACACACTTTGTACTAATTTACGCTAAAGGTTGGTGATTTTAACACCGCCTTCTGATATATCTTAGCACGATCAAACTTATCTTGAATAAGTTTTTGAAGTTGCTCTTTGGTAAGAACATTTTCATAAGCCTGCTCAACGACACGTTCATTTAATTTTTCGTAATCTATCTGTTTCATTTTGTCCTTTATAAAACAAAAAACCCCAGGTTTTAATCCTAGGGTCCTTGAAGTTTATGTTTAGTTATTTGTTAACTGTACACGATCTCCTTGGACCCTACACGTAGTAAACGATCATTTGTCACACTTGATTCAATCGCATACCAGCAAGAAGGCATCACGCCGCCTAGCTTGGCTATGGATATTGAATCTTGTGTATGATATGTCGTTTGCATCTGTTTCCTAAGTAAGTACAATTATATAGTCTTTTTATTTAGCTGTCAATAGATATATGGTATGATAATGTGGCATTTTTACAACATTATTCCATTTCTACTATGCCAGTCTCTCCAGCGATAAGCAAGTGTTTGCCAATTTCAAAAAGTCCAACTCCACCCGGTAGGTCAAGAGCACAAGCATGGATCTGAGTAAGTCCGTCGCTGTCTATACTAGCAGCCACAAACTCTGTAATCTCTCCGCTCTGGACCATCATACGCATAGAGTCGATGACATCTAGTAAATCTTGTTTGCGTTTAGCTTCAGCTGCTTCTTTACCGCCAAGAACTACTATATTTGAATCTGTTTTCATCATTGTCTTTATTTTAAAATGTAATCTGCTGCACCATGCTCGACCATTTCCTGTGCTGTCATGTAAACATCAGTTGGCGGCAGTAGCCTTTTCTTAACATAAGTTGGCGGTTGTTTGGTAGCGGCTGCTAAAACATCAACCATCTTACTATTAAGCAATTCTGTTTCTTTCATTTCAGCTTTGAGATCGTGATACTTACCGTCTGTGCCTGAACTGAACTGATGACACATACAGCTGGTATTATGGGCAACATATCGTTCACCACGAGTACCTGCTGCCACGATCAAAAATGCTGCACTCATCACAGTACCTATACCAATGGTACGAATTTTATGCACACTAGAATTCATGATATCTATTAAGGCAAATGCCTGATATAAATCGCCGCCTGTAGAATTCACGTATAGCGTTAGTATTTTATCCTGATTAGGATTAAGATCTTCGTAGGCAATCCATTTAATACATTTTTCTACGTTTTCTTCTTCGATTTCTCCCGAGAGGAAAAATACTGAATTTTCCAGCAATGCAATATCAATACGTTCTTCTGCATTAAATTCGGTAATATTTTTCACTTGGGCTCCGTTGAATTACACTTACTTATCTCTTTGTTAATTATAGCATCAGTTTATATTTAAGCCAACATAATTACGCCAATAATTGCAATATAGGTAAGATAGTGCAGACCCTGATCTGCGCCAAACCATACCCAAAACATACGATCTGCTGTGGTCAGCCCGCGATTTAACTGTTGTTTTAGCCAATCGACATGATAGTGTACAACTCCATCAATTAGACCCAAAACTACTGCGGCAAAGTGTGCGAACGGACCCCACGGTAGTACTATTACCAATACCACAAATGTACCCAAGGCATGAATCAGGGCATGTTCGAGACCTCCGCGAGCTCCATAAGTTCCTTTTTGTGCTACCATATGAGGATACTGTAATAGGAAATCACAGACAAAATGTTTGACGCCAAACAGGGCTAATAGTAAGATTACTGTGGTCATTCTGGTAAAGATCTAAATCTCAGCAAAAAGCTCTCTTCATAACAGCTGAATTCTCGACATTCCTTGCAATTATCTTGCTCATAATGAATCCATATTTTTCCGTCAAGTTCTACTCTATGAACTACGTGAAATATATTGCCTTCATTACTTACCCACCTTGATCCTTCTTTGACCATACGCTCTCCTTACTTGAAATTTTCTAATGCATCAGTGTCTACATTCTCTACCATATGTAGCATAAATCGATAGCCGTCCCAGGCTTTCTTTACAGCATCACTATCACTATTTACTGTTGGGAACATATCTACCCAAACTGAATTCTCAGGTTGCTTGTGTCTGTGCATACCTTGTCTGCGTGGCTGCAGAATACGATTTGAATTCCAAAGAGCCAAAGCCACACGTCGACATTCTTCTTCGTCTAGCATATAAAGGTAATCATCTCGATACAAATAGCTATCAACTACTTGTACTAATTGATCTTCTTCGTGAATGTTTGTGGCTGCAATAACAAAGGCCACATCATCAAGAGCAACTTCTCCCTTGACAATATCACGAATACAACGACCAAGACTGAATCCAATTTTCATTCTTTGACTCCAAAATGTTCTAACAAATCTCTGCCAGTACGATCAGCATACTCATCCATAAATTCAGCAGATTCCTTAATTAATAACTGGGCGAATAAATCTAATCCTTCTTGATCAGGATTAAAGTCTATGCCCGCCTGCTGTTTGAGTTCTTGAAGCCGACGAGTCATTTAGGCTCCGTAGTATGTCTGTGCTTGTTCAGCAGCTCGTTCTCGTAGTTGTTGATCCACTCGTTGAACAGCTTCTTTACGTTCTTGATCAGTAAGTTCATAGCATTTAGGGTTCCCTTTAGGATCACGCATTAGCGGATAATCTCGTTGTTTCTTTTGAAAAAGTTTGGAAATCATGTGAATGTCTTTCAGTTGATGATATACTATTATAACATCATTTCCATTTTAAAGCAAACATTATTTTGTCCGCTTCTTCAATAAAATAAAAAGCTGAAACACTGTCATAGTTGTAGTCGACATCGGAGGTATCTACTAATTCTGCCCAAACGAAACTTTGACAGTGTGCTCGAGCCCATTTTTTCATACGCCACATAGGCTCAACAGGGTCGGAAAGAAGTACCCGATGACATTGATCTAATACGTGTTGTGGCGGCGTTAAATCGTAATTGTTAACGTGCATTATGACCATTTCATGGCAAACATAGTAGCATCTTGTTCATTTTGAAAATACCAAACTCGATTGCTGCCACGTACAATGTCTCTGAACTTGCCTGCACAATGCTCCATACACCAACATAGTTTATCTTCGTAGTTGTCATGCAACACTAAAGGGACACCGTGCCATCCTTCCAAAATAGTCATTAATCGTTCGTGTTGTATTAATCCAACATCTTCAGAAATCATGTCTAGTCGAACTGTCATTTGCCGTGCCTCAACAACCATTCGGTTAGTGCCGGTCCTGTGAGTTTAGCTCGTATCTCATATTTGTATCCATAACTTATATGATCTGCCATCCTATACCAAGAGGGAGTTTCACAGGCATGTGTCATAACCCATTGTCCTGTATCACTCTTTTCCCATTCGTGTAATGGTTGGGCAGCATAGAGATCTGGATCTTCCACATCACCCATGGTAAAACTATGAACAACTATTTCTTTCATGTGTAATATATTTTAGTGCAAATACTGTTGCTTCGACATCGCTGCTGATATAAACTGTATGCATGGGGTCTCCCGAATTAAATCGAAATGCATGATCTGCTGTAGGACAATTTGTATTCATCCACCCTATAAAATCATGATCATCGGCAGGATAGACCCAGCAGTACCAACCGCGAGGCATAGGATCCGTATTGGTAATTAAAAATGATGAATAATTTGGAATCGTTGCGCCATCTTCAAATCGCCAGTAGTGTACCGATGTTGTTGATCTCATAGCCATTTTAGTGTAAACGTCACAGCATCGCCCTGATCTTCAAAAATAAAATGTCTGCCGTTTCTATGAAATTTTCCTTGACAATTATCTGTTAACCAGTAGGTAATATCAACAGCATGTTTGTTATCTTGCAACTTTGATAGATCTATGCGGTGCCAACCGCAAGATTTGACTAACACATCAGTAAGGATTTCAAAGTCTATGGCACTATGCATCTGTGTGCCTAATTCTTCTAGTATTTGATCTTGCATATTCATTTTAATACATTGCCTTTAGCACCGCCCCAACGTAGCATAAACATTGTGGCATCATAGTCATCTGAAAATTGAAAATAAAGAGCATGTGTGCTTTCACAGCGCCAAATGCCTTTACAGGTTGTTTCACACCATGATTTCATTTCGGGCAGTGTAGTATAACCTATCTGGTCAAAGTTTACACGATAGGGAAATATAGCCCTTGCTCGAGTGGCTAATAGTTCACCTAGTGTGGCAATCTTAGTTTTTGACATCTTAGGACCAAGTTCTATGCTCTTCAGCTACCCACTCTGCACCATCGTAGTCCTGCACGATCCACTTAACATCACCCGGCACTTCAACAATTTTTAGATTAGAGTGAGGACCGTTTGCACTCATACCTAACTCTCGAACAATCTTAAGCAGGTAAGGATCATCGCGTGGAATATCTCTATCGCAAAAACTAGGATCATTGATGCCTGCTAGTTTTTTGTATTCAAGAATAGCACGATCGCTGAGGCCAAAACCTCCGTAGCAGTCGTTGATCACAATATATTGAAGTCCACGCAGTTGATCAATGAACTTTTCTACTTCACTCATTTTTTCTTTTTCTTTTTTGGTACAGGAAAATCAATAGGATTGTCTGTGCCTGTTTCATGCAGAGCAATTACATTACGCAGAATATCTTCTACTAATTGATTTAAAGTAATATCCTGTTCGTGTGCTCTTTTCATCAATTCAAATAATTGATCATCATCCAAACGCAACGGCAGGTCGATACGGGTGTCATAATCTTCGCCACTTATAATACTTTGTGCCTTGTCTAAAAAATCTTCGTCTGTTTCTAAATCCACATAGTTAATACCGTCCCAAGCTTCATTAGATGCCACTTCACGATCGACTGCTTCACTATCGTATTTGTCTTTGTAATCGAAATTAATTAAACGATAAGCACGATTGTGTTTGTAATCATGTGCTTGAACTTCATAGACTTCGTGTGTACGAGTATCAAAAATAATGCCTAAACTGTGTCCGTTGTGATCTTGATTCCAGTAGTTCAAACTGTAAGCATTAGATCCATAACAGTTCCAACAATAGTCGCTACCTTCGGTGACTCGATAGTCAACAGTCTCCATAAAATCTTTAAACGTAATCATGCTACAATCCTTCCAATAGCAGAAACAATAAGATAGACTCCAAAAACTGCACCCAGTAGGCTCATGTACCAATCGCGAAAGTTCTTGCTTTCGAGAGCCATGCCAAACGTAGTACCTGCAAAGAAAACTGCAAGAATACCTAACACAAGATAAAATAAAATCATAAACCGCCTTTCATATGATACACTATTATAGCATCATTCGACGAAAAAGTCAATCTACGATAGCGTAAATTTCATCTTCACGCAATACCAATAGATCCTCTCCGTCCAATTTAACCGAGACTCCGGTATTTGGATAGTAGGCCACAACATCATCAACTTTGACTGTTAGTGGAATTACTGTGCCTCGTTTGGTTGTTCGTCCTTCGCCTACCTTTAATACTTTTCCTTGTAAAGGAGCATCGGTTGGAGTGGCCAATACCACAATACCGCCAGCAGAAGCCTCATCATTTGATGTTTTTCTAATTAATATACGATCACCTAAAATTTCTACACTCATATTATCTCCTGTTAAGTTCTGCCCACGTTAAAAATTGTTTGAAACCGTTGTACACAGCTTCTGCTTCTTTGTCATCCTGTGCAACTTTTACACCTCGGACCCAAAATCCATCAGGACCAATCTTCAACATTTCTGTAGCACCTGCATAACAGATAATATTGTTAGGTTCGGGCTCACGAAATTTATATTCAGTTCCCCAATTTTCAGTTGCGGATTGTACTGCGTCAAAGTTGTAGTTAGACATTATACCTCAAATGTAAAGTTAAAATCAAATTGATCGTTTTCGCCAGGGTAGCCATGCGGATTACACATCACTCGAGTATCGCCAATTGTATAATCAAAGTTGTTGTGCATATGGCCGTGGGTCCAAGCTCGTATCTGTGGTCGATCGAGTATGAACTCGCTTAGGTCTGACGAGTATCCACCATTCATTAGAGTGGCATCTTTGTAGATTTCATGTATGCTCAAATGACTTGGTGCGTGATGACTGCATACTACAATCTTGGCATCCTTAGGCAAATTTTCAATCACGGTTTTAAAGTAATCACGTGTCTTGGTAAACTCTATAACTGTACGCATTGGTAGAAATTTCTTAAAATTTTCACCGGCAATCCGAATCACCCGAAAGTCTGTCATACAGTGTTCAAGGTGATACTGAGTCATTGGATCACCCTTATTACAGTCTGTCCACATAGTACCGCCGATAAAGTGAACACCGTCAAGTTCCACGGTATCTCGATCTAGGAGATGTATGTTATGAATGTTTAGGTATCCAAGAGTTTCGCGAATAATACCAGCACTCTTATCAAACTTACCATGATAGTGTTCATGGTTGCCCATAACGTAGATCACGTGTTTGAACTGAAAACTTACTCTTTGAAAAAAGTCTCTATAACGCATAGCACGTTTAGCACGGCCGTAGCCATTGTCTGGAAGATCGCCCCAAGCAAGATTTACAGGCTGATTACGCAAATCGTCTGCCACAAGAATATCGCCAGACAATATAAGAACGTCTGCACCTGTGTCGTTTTTGATGTTGACATCTGCAAACTCTAGATGCAGATCAGACGCTAATTGGATTTTCATAAGACAGCTTTTAATAATATGTATATATTATAGCATCGTTTGCTGAGAATGTCAACTGGATATAAATACACATATAATAGGAGCGGAGCGAAATGGGCGAAATTTTCAAATTAATCGGCGAAGTAGGCTTTCCGATGGCTGCAGCATTGTGCGGTGGCTACTTTGTATATCTAACACTTAAATTGGTTTTGGGCTCTGTAATGAGTGCTGTGAAATCAATGGCTGGTATTATTACCATGTTAGATAACCGTGTCAAAACCATGAACCACGATGTTATACGTATTGATGCTATTGTCAGCAACGCACTAGGACTAAAACCCGATGTAGATCGTATTGCTCGTGCAGATGGCAAGAACGATGCAAGAAGGGATTAAAAATGTTATACTATGACTATACCTGGGATTTGAGTTCAAGGGGTATAATTTTAGATGCAGAACTTAACACTGATAAACTAGGGTGGAGAGGTGGAGACTATTTTAAGTTCATCAATGTCAACGGTCAACAAATGTTGGTCAAAATAGACCCATTGGAAAAATTTATCATAGACGGAGCAGCTAAAAATGAGTAAATGGAAGCCAGGCAAGTTGCCTAACAGCATTAGCGAGTACGGATTCAATCATCAAATTTGGTCAGATAAAGATCTAGCATTGATGGTTAGTATTGCACTTGCGGTTGGATTCTTTTTTGGATATATTTGTAGTTAAGCAGTAATACATTGTGGGAGCGAAAAAATGTATGTAGATGGATACATGTTGTTTGCAATTTATTTTATTGCGGTGTTAGCATTAGCTGTTAGTGCGTATGCCCTTTGGTCTTTGGAAGAAATTAGACAGTATTATGCAAGAAAAAACAGTAAAAAAAATCCCAATGCTTGGGAACAGTATAACAGTAAACCACCAGTAATACCGACTCGCGGTAAAGGACACTGGGACTAAGGAGAAAGATATGGACGTAGTATCAATGATTAACAAATATGGCTTTCCAATTGTATCAGCAGTTGGTATGGGCTATATGATTTATTATGTATGGACTTGGGCCACAAAAGAAATTAAACCTGTGCTTAACGATGCTAACACAGTTCTTATCGCTCTTATCGATCGTATTCGTATGCTAGATAACGATCTAATTCGATTAACACAAAAGGTCAATGTTGTTCTTCACTTACGTGGCAAGACCATTGAGCGTGAGCGTGTTCATGCCGAGGAACAGATCAACGAACTCAAAGAAGAAACTAAGAAAAAATAATTACTTAGTAGGACACATTGTAAACGGTTTAATACCGTTTAGACTAAAGTGGGAGATGAATTTGTCCATTTCATCTCCTTTACTTATGAGTGTCATTGGCATGTAGTACCACTGTAAAAACATCCAGACATAATAGTCCATAATGTTTTCAAAAACGATATTATTTTTCATGAGCTACGAATTCTCCATTCCAGTTATCTGGTAAATCTTGCTGTTTCATAAACTCGCAGCGTTCAATCCAAATTTTGTAATACTTGTCCATTTGTCCACCAAATGTGCCTTTCATCTTAGCGCACACAGCAGCAGCTTCATCAAACTTCTTGGCTTTGTATAGGGCATGCATCTTTAGGTGTTGTTCTCGATCTTTACTATAATCTTCACCACGTGTTCGTATTACAGTATAAATTAAATCTGCCACAGTCTTGCCCTTAGGCTGTAAGTTATCTAACAACAAGTAGAAGAAATCATCCTTAGTACGGTTGTATGTTTCAGCACCGATAATGGCTAGTACGCCATAGGCCTTACAACGTGCTTCTAAACGTGCCGCAGTACTAACCATGTCACCTAAGATGTCATAGCTGTGTCTATCAGTGCTTCCCATTTCACCAATAAAACCGATACCAGTGTTGCAACCCCAACCCATAGCCGCAGGTGGTAATCCTTGTGCTTCCATTAGTTTAGTATATTCATCTACAGCATCTAGCATTTCTAAACCGACTTGAACAATAGTGCGAGCGTGATTAGGATCATCAATAGGAGCACCGTGTATGTGCATACTTGCATCGCCCACGTACTTAATAACCATACCGTTGTTGTCCATGATAGGCTTTGAGATAGCATCCATATAGCCGTTCATGTACTTGCCTAGTCCGGCAACGTCATCTCCATAGTGTTCACCGATAGGAGTAAAGCCACGTAGGTCACTGAACATTACACTAACGTCTTTGCGTACACCACGCTTGATTAGGTCTGGATCTTTCTGTAGCATCTCTACTACTTCTTTAGAACAATATCCAGCAAACTGTTTCTTGATTGCTTGTTTTTGTAAGAACTCACTTACAAACTTAACGCCATAAGCATGAAGCATGACCAGAACAAGGCCGACCACAAGAGCAGTTGAGTCAAAGAGCCAACTAAACTGTGAGTAAGCATACGAGCCAGCGAATACACTAGACCCAATAATAACAACACCTGAAATAATGCCAACATAGGTCCACCTTGTTAAAAATAATAGTAAGATGCCTGCAACTAAGAGTGCGGCAATTTCTGCATAGTCAGCATACCATGGTCGCTCAATGTTGACATTGTTAAACATTGTGCCTAGAACTGCTGCCTGCACTTCATGAGGGAATACTGCACCTTTAGCTGTTGGTACAGGATTGCTAATACCAGCGGCAGTAGGTCCTACAATAACTACTGCACCTTCAAGTTTTTTTGGAAGATCTATCATAGACATAGATATAGATTGTTGACTCCAATCAATCCACACTCTGCCTAGACTGTCTGTGGTAATTGGACCAAATGCAGGAATACGCATTTTGTCAACGCCAAGTTCATTCAGTTTAATCTGTGTAGTTGAATCTCCTGCTGCAAGTCTAAGAGCTTCCATAGCCAGACTTGGATACACAGTTCCATCTGCAGCTACTACTAGAGGCATACGACGGACAACACCGTCAACTTCTGGCATGGTATTAACAATGCCTACGCCCGCAGCACGATTTTCTAACAAAGGCACGTTGGAAATAACTCCGCCGTAGTTGACAATTTGATCTGAGAATTCAGACTGTATTACTGCCGTGCTAGGTTTACGTGGTGAGTTTTTATTCTTATCAAAAGGTTGACTAGGCAATACTACAGGAAACTCGTTCATAGTCGCTGCTAGAGCACCATCGCCGCCTGTGCGATCTGTTTCAGCCATAAACACGTTAAGCACTACTAGTCCAGCACCACGTTTGTATAGATTTTCTACAAGATCAGCATAGACATTTCTAGGCAATGGCCACTGACCATATTTGTCTAGACTGGCTTCATCTATGTTAAGTGTAATGATGTTGTTTTCTTGGGCTGCTTTGCTGGTAATAAGTGTGTCAAAATATCGCAATCTTACACTTTCTACAAAGCTAGGATCGGCAATTCTTATACCTGTTATAAGTGCCAATGTAATTAGGGCAGTCCACGGACTGAGTAATATTTTCTTTAGCATAAAGTATTTACCGTAAAAAAGCCCGCCGAAGCGGGCTTATACTAGTACTAAGTTTTGTTAAAAACCAACTGTATAGTTTACGCCAACTGATGATATATTACCAAGCTGGTTTTGTTGTACTCCTACATTAGCACCAATACGTTGATTTTTAGTAACAGCGTACGATACACCTGTTCCTACACTTGCTGAAGTTTTCTTGTTAATCATCAATGGTGCTGAATAATTACCCATGTCGCTGGTAGAATTTAAAGAACCTGCTGATGAATCAACTTGTTGTATAACTCCTAAACTTAGTGTTCCTGTTATTTTGTCAGTAAGTTTTTTAGTTAAATTTGCACCTGCTAATAGATCAGTTGATGTTTGTGTAGTCGAAGAATATGTTAAAGGAAACAATTCATTTTGCTCAGTGTATCCGTTGACCGTAAATGATGACTTTCGAACTCCAATATAAGGAGCAACACTAGTTGTACCATTTATTGGCAAAGTATATGATGTTTTAATCTGTGCTGCTTCACCTTTGACTCCTGTGTTGTCGCCACTGATATCATAATTTCCTCTACCTTGAATTGCAGATGCTGTGATGCCTAAGCCAGTGCCATCGGAATTTTTATTCCATCCGACAAATCCACCAACTGCTGGATTGCCACTTTCGTATTTGACAGCGCCAACAGATGTTTGATTTAATTGTTGACCTAAGAATAATCCAGCTCTCCAATTAGTATCAATACGTTTAGCTACAGTAACACCTGCAGTCTGTAGGTCACCTGTGCCTGCTTTGCTTTGTCCGTAGTTAACTCCAATACATCCGCCCTTCTCACCAAACAATGTGCAATCACTACCTAGACTATTAATCATCGATCCAGTAGCTAAAGAATTCATGCTAGATAAATTGTTAGCTAGATTGTTAACATTAGCCTGTACAATTGTGCCATCAGGCATTACCCAAATTTGAACACCAGTCGGTGTATAACGTAATACTCCTACACCGTTATAACTGCTAAATGTTCCAGACACACCGTTGCCTGTTAGAACATTATATTTTCCTGTAGTATACGGATTTCCAACCATTGTTAATGTACCATCAATTGTAGCAGGACCTGTTGATGTAATTACATTGCCGTATGGTAATGTTGTCGCCCCTGTACCGGTTTGTGTATATGATCCTACGGTTATTGAATTTGTAGCAAACGTACCAGAGTTAGTTAAACTACCGATTGTTCCTGTGTTTGTAAATGTACCAGTATTGTTAACTGTACCAACAGTGCCGTCGTTAACAAATGTTCCATTGTTTGTACCGTTAGCCATTGTGCCTACGTTGTTAACAGTACTGTTGTTTAACCAATCATTAGTAGTACCAACGTTGTTCAGTATACCATTGTTTGTATATAGACCGCTCACAACTCCAGTACTGTAGTTGTTAAATGTGCTGGTAGTATTTACTGCTCCTAACACTGTTCCGTGGTTTTGAAAAGTACCGTGTGCTTCTTCATTGTTGATGCTACCAATAGTGCCGTTGTTGTTTACAATACCGCCATTGTAGGTAACACTAGTAATTGTGCCGTTGTTGTTAATAATGTGATTGTTATAGGCCAATTGGCTAACTGTACCGCCAGCATTGTTATTAAACGTACCCATGTTACTTAGAGCACCGGTGTTGCCTGCGTTGTTAAATGTTCCAACGTTAGATACTGTACCAACAGTTGCACCTGTGCTGTTATTAAATGTACCATAGTTAGTACCATTGCCCATTATACCAGCATTGTTTAGAACTGCGGTATTACCGTCGCCGTTAAAGCCGTTGATCCAATTACCTGTTCTGCCTGTTGCTGAATTGGTAAGTGTACCTAAGTTTGTTAATTGATTTGATGAGCTGATGTTGCTGTTGTTGATAACTGTAGCACCATTATTAATAGTTGTAGGACCTGTGTAGGTATATGTACCGTTTAATGATGTGCTACCGCCCGAACCAGTGTTAGCAAACGTCCAACCACCTGCTCCGCTCACTGAACCAGTTAGGCTTAGTGTTTGACCGTTGTTGTCAACTGTCATACCTAGGGCATTCAACACCATATTGTTGCTAATTTCTGTTGTCCCTGTGGCAGCCTGTAGTGTACCACCGTTGCCAGTGAATGTTCCTGCAGCCATTGTATCACTAACCACAACTTGATTAGTGTTAGTTGCGCTGAATGTAGTTGGTGCCGGGGGAGGTGGAGGAGTTGAGTTGCCGCCGCCTGCTGCGCCAACACCGTTGTCACTAATAGTACCACCTACAGTTCCAGCAACAATACCACGAATTATCTGTTCTAAGAAATCTTCGTTGTTGGCATCATAGCTCCAACCTTGGGTCCAGTTAATATCAGCAACAACAATAACAGTACCGTTGTAATCAACTCCTAGATCGCCTGCATTACCAATCCACATTTTAGCAGTTGCCGCACCGTTAGCATCTTGTGAAAGTGTTCTTCCGCCTGCACTAGTAATAATTGCCGCTGCAGCATAGTCTACGGTTGCACCGCCAGTGAAATAGGTAGCATTACCAGTTTGACCGTTTGCAGCAAACCCACCAACTGAAATTGTGCCGCCGCCTAACGAACTAGTAAATGCACTAATACTATTATTTCTTATAGCAAAGCCACCGTGCTCGCCTGATAGATATAAGTAGCCTTGGTTCTTCAAAAAGGTATCATACAAGGCCATGTCGTTGGCGGATAGTGCTATGTTATAACGCATATCCCAAACTTGTTGATATCCTGTTAGGCTTGTGGGACCCGCTGATCCAGCCTGATATGTCACGGTGTGCCCCGCAGCCTCTAATTCTGTTTTAACAGAAACATGGGAATCCCCTTCTCCGCCAATGATTAATACGTTGTCTGCCCATGCGGCAGAGGATAATATTGATGCCGCAATAGTGGCAAGGATTTTCTTTTTAAAGTTCATACCGATTTCGCTCCCGGTTATTATGATACAGTATTTAGAGAGTATTTGCTCTAAGTTTAATACTCAGATTACTGCCCTTGTTGAACAGTAATAGTACCGCAGCCGCCTGCAGTAGAACAGGTGTGATTAATAGAATAGAACTGCTGTGCAGATCCGCTTTGCGTAAGATTTAATCCTGTTTGATTTCCACTCAATGAAATGTTAGCCATATGGTTAGCAGAACCTTGTTGTAAAACATCTACAGTTTTATTGCCGCCGCTGACCGCAAGATTTAGATAATGATTACCCGAATCTCTCTGCCGTACCGTAATTGCGTTATTATTGTCATTGACCGTGGCAAAAATTCCTTTACCTCCACCTGTACTCTGCTGTGTAAGATTTACTGTATTACTGTTACCTGTAATATCAAGTTCGATATAATTTACCTGGGTTGAATTATTACCAGATTGATTAACCGTAACAGCATTATTACTGCCGTTGCCTATGTACTGTAGATAGTTTTGATGTGTTCCACTCTGATTAACGATAATGGTATTTGCATTGCCTATCTGTTCGATGCTGACCTGACTATCACTAGTAGTCCTACTAGTAAATGTCTGTACTCGAGAGGTGTGAGCAGGGTTGGCATTAAACGAACTACTGCTACCTCCACAACATAATACTGGTGCTGGTGGTGCAAAGAATGAAGCAGCAGTAGCCAGTGCAGTACTAGGAACAATCTGCCACGAACCATTTATAAACCACCAAAAGTTTACCATCTGTCCGCCCCCGTTTTCGTAATACATTATTTCTACAGGCACAGGACCTGCGGATAGTGTAATAGGACCACTTTGTCTAAAATCGCCGCCACTTTCAATCCAACTGTTGACTACGGATACATTATTAATTTTAATACGAATACCATCATCGGCTTGTCCGCCAAAGTGGTATGTGCCAGCTGTGGGTATGTTGATAAAACCGTGGAAGCGAATTATAAATCCATCACTACGAGTAGGAACACTTCCTCCGCTGCTAGTAGTTAATCCTACAGTACTTACGGTTCCAGTACTTAATAGTGTGCGATTAGTAATATTGCCATTGGCATCTTGTGTGTATGTTGGCATAGCGCCACCGGCAAGATAATTTTGATAGTTAAGCCCTGCTGTTTGTGCTTCGATGTCTTGACTATGCACACTCAAACAAAGAGTTAATAAAAATAAGGCAAATAGTCTTTTCATTGCGGTCTCTTCAGCACACCTGAATTTTGTTTGATAGTCACAACATTACCGTTAGGATCGCCACTGCCAATTATAATTGTATCTGTTTGATCGTCGTGTGTGATTGAAATAGAAGTATTTGATGCATACCCTAGAGTTTTAACTTCGGCATAGTGGTCTTCGTTCTTGCGAAACGCCACTCCTCGTCCGCGACTCTGTATATCAGCACCTGAGGGATTTTCCCAGTTAACACAGATATTGGTTGCAGGATTACAGCCTTTGGCACCCGTGGCAAAAGTAAAAGGTAGAACTTCTGCTGGTTTTTGTTCTTCTCTGGCTTTTTCTATACGCTGCGCCATCTGACGCTGCGCTTCTGCTTCTAGTTCTTCTAGTTCTTGTTCTCTTTTACTTTTGCCTGCGGCAGCTATGGCACGCTGTACCTCAGGAGGACGAACTAGAATTAAATTGTTGTTGATTTTACTTTCAATAGTATTCATAATCACAGGGGGAGTAGGCATTATCGAATTACTCATTACATAGGTAGCTTCAAATGCCTTGTCTAACTCTACCGTACCTGCATTAGTAGTGACTTCGATTTTTCCAACCTTGCAGCGTTGTTCATCCATTTCAAATTGCTTTTGTTCACTTTCTTCTTTGCAACTCGGTATTAGCACAATAAGACTCTGCCCAGCTTCGTCAACAGTCATGGTAAAATCAGTGCCTCGCACTGCTATACTGGCAGTAGGTGTTTTAACATTTACTCTCTGTGGATTGTTTTTGGCAATTTGCCCAGAGGTATATCTCACGGTACCCATGGCTGCTTTGATAGCCAGCTTGCCTGCATCTGATTTTTTAGGATCAAAGACAAAATCGTCGATTAATAATTTCGAGTTTTCAGTGATACGGACTTTGGTGTCGTCTTTGAACTTGATATTACTTACGCATGAGCCGGTAACGTAGGTATCCATAGATTCAACAGTCGCACCTTTTTGTCCATTCAGCTTGGTCTTGCCTCTCTGTATTTCACAGGCCGAGCCTCGATTATCCAACACTACACCAATGCTAGCAGAAGCCGTTAATGTCCAAAACATTAATGCTACCGCAAGTATTGTTTTCATCGTTTACCTTGCGATAGCTGTTATAGGATTAACAATACTGCCACTGTTAGTACTGCGAACAGTAATGGTATTATTATTTCCATCTGTATTAATGTTAATGGTATTATTGTTAGAACCCTGTTGCTGTGTAGTAATACTGTTAAAATCACCTGCAGTGTTTAACACCAATGTCTGTCTACCTGTATCAGCTTGCTGAATATTAATTACGTTGTTGCTACCGTCGATAGTGTTATTAATACTGCTTAGAGCACCGGTAGTAGTAGTATCTGCTGTTACTTGGTTGCTGTTTCCTGTGATAGTAGTTGTAGAAGTAAACTGTGTTGAATTTACATTCTGTATGATCATATTACTGTCACCGGTGATAGTTTCTGTGATATTAACGTTAGTTCCACTATTAACCGCAGTACTATTATTCACAGTCAATCTTGTTTGATTGTTGTCACCTGTAACTGTGCTGGTATAGGCATTTCTATTTCCGGTGATACTATACTGAGCAGAATTACTATTACCTGTCTGCTGTATATTCACAGTATTGCTATTACCGGACACTGTTCCATAGTTTGATGCACTTGGGGCTGCCGGAGTCAATGTGGTAATGCCCGATGCATCAACAGTCGTTGCCGATTGATTAGTAATACCTCCAACCGAGTTTGTTCCGCCTACCTGCTGAATAGAAATAGTATTACTACTACCGATCTGTTCAATGTAGACTTTGTTTTCGCCTGTGCTCTGAGCATAGGTTCCCGATAATGGCATTGCAGCCATTACCAGAATTGTGAGTAATTTTCTCGACAACTCACCAGCGCCTTTGTTTCTTTTGATCATATGATCGCTCCCTGGTACATATATTATTGTTATTATTGTACCTTAATATTTTTCTTTGCTATCCATCCATCCTTTCCGTCAACCCTGACGAAATAGTATTCTCCACTGGCGTTTAGTATTTCTACTCTCGTGCCTGGTTTAACACTTGCTACTTTATTACTGCTTAAATCTTTACCGGTTCTAATATTACTCCACTCTGTAATTGTTGCTGTCCCTTGTTTTTCCGCTGGTCCCTCTTGAATTACAGTTGGTCTTACCCAGCCGCCTCTGCCTTGAAGGTCTTTGACTAACACCCAATCGTCTTCACGATTATGTATGGTTAATTCTGTGCCTGCTACAAACTGCCAAGTTTTTTGACTGCGTTCATCTTTTTCTCGATAAATGAAACTAGTTTCCTTTAGATAGAATTTTTTAGATTCTACTACTTGTGGTGCTTGTTTTTTAGATACTGGTACATTAGATTGTGTGTTCTCTTTGGGCGATTGCTCTGCTGGTTTTGCTGCCGGCGGCGGAACAATCGCTGGAATAGGTCTAATATCATTTTTAACATCCTCCTTAAAACTCCAATGTCCTTTGCGGGCACCTTCATTTATAGTTGCTACTACTGCTGCCTGTATGGCCATACTAACAGCTTTGTTGATACTTTCATTTATGCTAGCGCCAGTTTCTGCTTCAACTGCTTGTGTGCCGCTGTCAACAAATTTTAACACACCTAACTTGTCCATGTAGCTTAAGACAGTTTTTGTAATAGTTACAGAAGTTAATATTTCACCTGATGCTACACTCACTGTTCTTAAACTGACTGTCACTGTATCACTTTGATATTGTGTCTGTGCACCGATACCAAATATTCTCATACCTGATCCGCCTGTGAGTGTGTTGGAATCATAGCCAACAATACCGCCTTCGATAATCATACCTGCAAACAATAACGGCGGCAACGGCTTAGCATCACGTCCTTGATATTGTTCGCGCATTTGACGAATCATTTGACGCTCTTTGATTAGGTTCTCTAATCCTACACGTTCTATTACTGTGAACCACCGCGCATCTCCTACATCCTGTAATGACTTAACCAAGTAGGCATCTGCACCTTGTGTTACCGCTGAACTCAATGATGCAATTAGTGGTACTGACTTACGTTGTCCAGTTAGATCTTTGAACCCATAGACTGCTACTGTAATGGGACCACCTGCTGGAGGTCTAATTGTTTCACTTTGTTTCTTTAGATAGACATTTTGTTCAACCTTAGGCTCGTCAAACTGATTGCCAGTTAATTTTTCACGGATTGCTGAGCTGGTTGCGCATCCTGTTAGCACTGTTATTGCTGCCAAGGACACTAATGTTTTTATCATTTGATGTCCTTAAAAGTAAAATGACCCGGCAGGCACCTTCATTGTTGTAATTTGAGTAGGATTACTAAGATTCTGTATGTTGATAATAATCATACCAGAATCGCTGCCGCCGCCTAACGACCACTCTATTTTGTTGCCGCCTATATCTGGAATACTGCCACATACTATGCCTGCAGTAGTACAGGTAGCACCTTCACCAAACATACTGTCAGTTAACTGTTTGGCCAACTGCGAATATATTCTTGATTCTAAATTGGCTATAAATCTTGCTGTGGGAGTATTGGCAGCATCACGCTCTGCTTGAGCTTTTAATGCGTCTGCTGCTGCTTTGTTTTTTTCTTTTTGTTGATCTTCTAACTGTTTGATTGTTAGAACGTGAGAGCTAAATCCAATGCCTGAAAAGGACGGACTATTAAAATTATGTGTTAACTCTGCACTATTCACTCCAGAGCTAACCAAGATGGTGCATATTAATAATGCATACTTCATACTATTCGCTCCCGGTAATCGGTATTAGTATTTAACCAAGGAAAGAATTAGTTATATGACAGTATTAATTTGTTCTAGATTAAAAGAGCAGTTTACTTAATTGCAAAACTCAAAGGTGCAATAGGCATTCTTGTAGCCATGTAGTTATTGTCTGCTACCATTTGGAATGTGCCGGTAAACATTGGAGGATAAATTACTTCAAATTTAGAAAATGCTGCAGCTTCTCCAGAAGACTTCACTGTAGTTTTTACCTGAATCATATTTGATCTTTCAAGTATTGATCTAAATAAATCTCCTACATTTTTATCTTGATTTACTGTGTTAGCAATTTTTTTAGCAACACAGGCCATCATATGAAAACCTAAATTATAAGCAGGGTCTTCAAACTTAGCCCCTTTAACTTCACTTAGTGTATAAAGATTAGGAGTTATCAATCCTTTCTTTACTGCTTGATTAGGAGGAATACGGATACTCTTCCCCATAAGATCAGCAATCATTCGAGCTTCACTATCAGATATAAATTTAAAACGATCAACACCAAGAATTAATGGCCCGTTCACCCCTTTATTTTTACGTTTCCAATATCGATTTTCAGGATTTGCTATTACTTTAAGTATTTCAAAAATAGGTACAAATTTTTTATTTTCAAAAAGGTCTTGATACTTTTCTGGAGTTTTATTAACTGCATCAACTAATCCTGTAATACTAGCTGCTGCTCCTCCTTTTTTATCCTTTGAACTAACTCTCAAACTGTTGTTTTTATCTAATCTAATATAACTGTCATACAGTTTTTCATCTCCGGCACTAGGATATAAAACTTGAGATAAACTCTTCCAGGTAAGACCTAATGGCTTTAATAAATTTTCTTCTGCGGATGCATAATCTCCGCTAACTAAGTTGCCTGTAATTAGTGCTATAGGTGCTGCTGTTTCACCAAAATCAATTTCTAGACTAGATTCGTACTTTGCCATTCCTTGTACTGGTGTTGCTGCTCCAGCGGCTATATTTTTGATTAGCTCAACCAGTCCGGTTTTTAATTCTTCGTCAAGATCTGTTCTACCATTAATTTTTGTCTGTACTGAATTTGGAATTTGTCTAAAGTTTAACCAGCTATCCGGAGTTATTACATCTTTTGGTTTAAGTTTTAGTGTAGCTCGTTGTGCAGTTTTTCCTTGGGCACCATAACCAAATGTTTTTTTAAATTCAGCGTTTGTTTGTTTTACAGGAGCAGCACCTTCTCCTGGTTTTTTAACTAATTTAACAAAAGAAATAAGAGAATTTGTTTCAAGGTCTTTCCATACACTAACTAATGCTGCTTTAGCAGTTTTTGGATTTCCGGTAAATTGTACATTTTTTAAATCGACACCGTTTTGAGACATATATTGCTGTAAACTTTTATCTAATTCTTCTTCGGTTTCAAAAGTACCAGCCGACGGCAACATAACCGCACTTTTCAGACTAATTTCTTTATTAGTTTCAGCATTTTTAAATTTAACTTCGGCGCCTTGACTAACTTCCTGGGCCCTTCGAAAAATTCCGCCTTGCGATTCGTTAATGTTAAATTCGTAAAATCTCATACGATTATTTATCGGATTTCAGGGAACAGGCACTCTTGTATAAAATGCTGTACATCGTCCTCAGATAGCCCTAAACTAACCATTACACGCGGTGTATGCGGATTACACTTTTGATTCTGTGCGTAGTAGTTTTGATCCCAAGTAGTATCTGCGGTAGTATTATTAGTTTCAGCAACTGTGTTTAGATAGTGTTCTATGGTGGTTTTTGCTAGATCCGTAATCTGCTGTAGTTCTTCTGGATCTTGTACATTACCCGCAGCAACCATACTAGGACTAAAAATATTAGTAGCCCATTCCGGAAGAGCACGTTCTTTACGCCATTCTAATTTGCTGACTTCTTCAGCGAACCACTGCATCATAGGATGATCGGGATCGCCTGCTTTTGAATAATCGTGAAAACAGCCAGTGATCTTATTCTTACCAGCTATAACATCAAATCCGTAAATTGGAGCAGGATTATGTGTGTGAGGGAAGATGCAACAGTGCATCATCCACAATCCTTTGGTTAGCCTAGCATCAACGACATCAACGTGGGCCCGACGATACTTATCGCTAGACCATACACGATTAACCCAACCAGGTTGATTAAAACGATCCATCCCAGGCTCGAAGACTTCGACTCCTGTTTTTTCAAAGGATTCCTCAAGTAGAGTTTGGATCTCAATTAGAGTGTCCCATACTTTACTCTCCTGCATAGAGGTCACGCATCATTTTAATAGCGAACTCAAATGCCACTCGAGCTTCGTCGCCTAGATCGTCTGTGAGTGTTTCACGAATAGCCATCTTCATAGCGTCAGCATTATCAAAATCGTAGAACTTGCCACTGCTAATATGTGCTACCTGTTTCTTAATGATTTGGCCACCGAATAAGTCGCCCATATGACGGCAGTATAGGTGCGCCTTAACCAAATGTTTGCGTTCTGGATCATTGCCTAATTTGTGTAAGTATGCTTGATATTCTAACGCAGCCTGTGTTAGATAGCAGTACGTGCCATCATCTAATTCTAAGAAGTCTGCATGGATAGCATGCAGTCGTGGCAATGTGGGCATTGTGTCAAGAAAACCCTGACGTTTACAATACCACTCAATAGGATCGTACACTGCCATTAGATTGTACAGGTAATTTCTGTAATCTTCTTTGCCAATCTTACCACTGAGCAACATCTTAGCAAATTTAGTTGTTTCTGCCTCGTGGTGAAGGTCTTTGGTAATTTCTCTTAGACTCATTCTTCCTCTACCTGTATGCGTAACGGGCTACCGTTTGATCGAGCAATGCCTGTAGCTTCGATGCCTTTTTGTTCGGCAATTTCATAAGGATACACACCAGCAATACCACTGCCTGTTTCGTGTATTTCTAATGTAATATCCTTGGCTGTAGATTCGGTATGTTTAAAGATGCCTGTTAACAGTTCGATAACCAATTCCATAGGAGTTTGATCGTCGTTTAAAAATATTACTTTCCATAATTTAGGTGGCTGTAGAGCAACTACTACTTTCTCTTCAACGCTGGTTGCTGTGGACATCTGCTCTCCTGTTATGTTGGGGGAGTTTCCTCCCCCAGTACTATATTATATTACTTAATTTCTACAATGTCAATCACTTTAGGTTTAGCTGACTCTGGAATGTTGCGAATTAGTTTAACAACCAACATGCCATTTTTGATCTCAGCCCCAACCACTTCAATGTGCTCCGCCAAAGGAAATTCACGATTAAAGTCACGTGATGCTAGCCCGCGGTGTAGATATTGAACGGTTAGATCTTCTTCAGTTTGGCTTTCGCCTCTAACAACTAACACATTGTTTTCTACAGTCACAGCAATTTCATTCTTTTCAAATCCTGTTACAGCAACTTCAATCTCGTAGGTATTTTCACCTGTTTTGATTATGTTGTGTGGAGGATAGTTGTTGGACACTTGGTTGGCAAATCTGCGTTCCATTGTGTCAAACATAGTATCAAAGCCAATTAGGGCTCTGTTTAATGCGTCTAGTCTAGTTAATGCGTTGTTCATAAAAGTCTCCTTATAAAGTAAGAACAATGGGGGCCTCGAAAGTACCCCCTATATGATTAGTCTGCTTTCTTCTCTGTGAAGGTAGCGTCAACTACATCATCTTGCGCAGGCTGTTGTGGAGCTTCGGCTTGTGCCTTGGCCTGTTCAGCTGCCTGTTTTTTATCTAACAATGTTTTCATTGCTGGATAAACCTTGTTGAGCTCTTCTGTGATTTTTTCAGCATCGTCACCTTTGGTAGCTTCTTCAACTGATTTGATCACCGATTCTAGCTCTGTAATTTCTGTTTCAGTTAGTTCAGATCTAAACTCTTCAAGATCCTTTTTAACTTCATGCATCTGTGCTTCTGCTGAATTACGTGTTTCAATAAGAGTACGTGCTTTCTTATCTGCTTCTGCATTTTCTTCAGCTTCGCGAATCATCTGCTGAATTTCTTCATCGCTTAGACCTGAGTTAGATTTGATTGTAATTTTGTTCTCTTTGCCTGTGGTCTTGTCCTTGGCACTAACATGCATGATTCCGTTAGCATCAATGTCAAGAGTGACTTCAATCTGTGGTTGGCCACGACGTTGTGGCTGAATACCTTCTAGATTAAATTCACCTAGCAATTTGTTATACTGAACAAGCTCACGCTCACCCTGGAATACCTTAATGGTCACCGCAGGCTGATTGTCTTCGGCAGTACTAAATGTTTGACTAGCTTTGGTAGGAATAGTTGTGTTCTTCTGTACCAACTTGCTCATTACACCGCCCATAGTTTCAATACCTAGACTTAATGGTGTAACATCAAGTAGTAGAACGTCTTTACGATCACCACCTAATACGTCGCCTTGAATAGCAGCACCGACAGCTACTGACTCATCTGGGTTAACGTCTTTACGTGGTGCTTTGCCAAACAATTTTTCAACTGCTTCTTGTACCTTAGGCATACGTGTCATTCCGCCAACAAGGATAATTTCGTCAATGTCGGAGGCACTTACGCCTGCATCTTTTAGTGCTGTCTTGCAGGGTGCGATTGAACGCTGAATTAACTCGTCAACTAGACTTTCTAGTTTTGAACGAGTAAGTTTGATGTTCATATGCTTAGGACCACTAGCGTCAGCAGTAATGTAAGGCAAGTTGACATCTGTCTGTGCAGAACTTGAAAGTTCAATCTTAGCCTTTTCTGCTGAATCTTTTAGACGTTGTAGAGCCAGCATGTCTTTTGAAAGATCAACACCTGCTTCTTTCTTAAATTCCTCAACCAAATAATCCATAATGCGTTGGTCAAAGTCTTCACCGCCTAAGAATGTATCGCCATTAGTGCTTAATACTTCGATTTGTTTCTCGCCGTCTACATTCGCGATTTCGATGATCGAAACATCGAAAGTACCGCCACCAAGGTCGTAAACAGCCACTTTCCTGTCAGCTTTATCATCTTTATCAACACCATAAGCAAGAGCTGCCGCAGTAGGCTCGTTAATAATACGCAGTACTTCCAAGCCTGCGATCTGTCCCGCATCTTTAGTAGCTTGTCTTTGGCTGTCGTTAAAGTACGCAGGAACTGTGATAACGGCTTGAGTAACTTCATGTCCTAAATAGTCCTCTGCTGTTTTCTTCATCTTGCGAAGAACTTCAGCTGAAATTTGTGGTGGTGCTAGTTCTTTGTCTACTGCCTTGACCCAAGCATCGCCATTCTTTGCTTCGAAGATTTTATATGGCATTAGGTCTAGGTCTTTCTGTACTGCTTCTTCTTTGAATTTACGACCAATTAGTCGCTTGGCAGCATAGATAGTGTTTGTTGGATTTGTCACTGCTTGGCGCTTGGCGCTAGCACCTACTAGAATTTCATCGTTAGCATAGGCAACGATTGATGGTGTAGTACGAGCACCTTCTGAGTTTTCAATTACTTTGGATTTGCCATTTTCAATAACGGCTACGCATGAGTTTGTTGTACCGAGGTCGATACCGATGATCTTAGACATTGTCTATCTCCTTATAAAGTAAGATCTTGCTGAGCACTATGCTCTATAAACTGCCCACTAATTGGTGCAATTTACGTTTTTATTTATCACACTGATCTATAAGATCTTGAAAATAAGATAAAAATTTATGATATGAATCAATACTGGTCATTGGTTCACGAAATTCTTGTAGTTTAGTAAAACTTACATCCGGTAAATTCCAGTCCTTGCCTCTTGAATACATAAAATTGTATGCTTCAACTGCCTGCTGCGTTTTATCAGCAATTTTAACTAGAGCTTCTTCTTGCTCAGTTGGGTACTTGATTTTTAATGCTGTGTAGATAGCTGTCATTAGACTATCTTCTAGTTTTTTAATCACAGCATGAATTTCTGGAATATGTTTTACAGGACTGGGTAAGTCGTTGATGTATGCTTCGGCAGCATCGTGAAGCAATCCGTACAGTTGTATGCTTGGGCCGTAATCTTTTAAATCTTCTGCAACTTGAATACAATGCTGTGCTACAGAGTACGGAGTGTACGGAATACTGTGTCCTGAAAATCTAGGCATACGACTTAGAGCCCAAGCAATATCTTCTATTACAATATCTGCAGGATTTGGATTTGAAACATCAATTTTACGACCAGATACTGTTTCTAGTGTAGCCATATTACCTCGTACTAGCAAACGGTGCAATATACTTTCCGTCGCCCATTGTTGATCCACGTAAAGCCCGATATACGTTTTGTACACCTACTGCTTGATTCCATGCATCTTCTAAAGCATGGTGAGCTAATACTGGAGGACGATTAGGATTAATGCCAATATCAAATAATGTACGGGTGTCACGAACTTCCCAGAACTGCCAAGGAATAGCCTTGCCTACTTTGCGGAAAATATGCTCTAGAATAATAACGTCAAAGCCAGCACCGTGACTCCACACACGTTTTGCACCCCAACAAAATTTATATAGTTTTTGTACTGCTTCTTCAATGCTAATTCTATCTGTAGGATCAAAGGCAGCTTCTTGTGCTGCCTGGCTTTGATTGGCCCACCAGTCTAGGGTGCTCTGACTAACTGTGCAACCAATACGATCGCAACTGTCAACATCTACTTTTACATAAAACTTTTCGCAAGTAGGCTCATTTACATCATCGCCAAATGGATCAAACTTAACAGCACCGATTGTAAGGATAGTGGCTGATGGAAGAACATCGAGTGTCTCGAGGTCAATCATTACATCTGAATTCATTTTTAATCTTTCTGTAGTGTTTATATTACATTATAGCATAAAACTACTAATTTGTCAATACATTTTTTTAGGAAGTTGCTGATCTCGTAGTTTCTTACGCCACCGTGCTTTGGCAGCACCTTTGGCACGTTTACGAGCGGTAGTAGGCTTTTCGTAAAACTCTTTTTGCCGTAGAGTATCAAGTAGTCCGCTCTCCTCTACTTTCTTTTTAAAGCGTCTAAGGGCTTGATTGATATTTTCGTTTTCTTTAAGGGTCACGGTGCTGCCCTTAATTTTGTTATCCAATTTACTCATGTTTTTTTACCATAGTCTCCAACAATGTTAAAACATCTTCAGTACTGTATATAGCACGATCATTGGCCAAATGCAGATCTTTTAGTGTACCAAAATAATAAGATTTGGCCTGAGCTGACAAATATCCAGTAATTGTATTATCTTCTGCATCTGCATTGAAAATAATCACGTCACTTTTAATTTTCTTATCTAATAACCAAGCAACACTGTCGCCGGTTCTCCAAACATAGTTGAGTATGTTGATACTGAAATTGTCAAACTGTAGTAGAGCATTAGAAATAATCTGTCCTTGCTCTTGTGTGAGATTGACTGCTAGTATTCTAATGCCATCTAAGGGTGCATCGTCTGGGGTAGTAATTACTAGGATTTTATCTGTCATTTCTTAGCGTCTTGAATTCGTTGCCAAATTGTTCGCTCGCTTTGTTCAGCATTTTGTTCGTATCCATCTAGTGTTTTTTTAATCTGATGTCCGTCTTTATTTTCCATCCATGCTATTTCGTTTTTTTTAGATTCGTTATCTGATAGATAATCGCCCGGACGTTCTTCTAGTTGTTCTTGCGCCCATTTGGCAGCTTCTAAGGCAGCTTCCCTATCTGTAAAATCTGCTTGAGGTTTGAGATAGTCTTCCCAAGGCAAGTGATCGATGATACCACGTTCGAATAGTCTGCGTTGTGCCTTTAATGAACTATCTGGATGATCATGTTTCCATGCAGTCATAGCTGCTTTTTCTGATATAGTTGCTGTTTCTAATATTTCGTTATCTTCTTTTTCTTCAGTTTCTTTAAGGTCAGCAATAGGTTCATCATTAACATCTTCGGCTACTAGGTACTGAGTGCCTAAAGGCATTGCTGGCACATAGTCGCTGTGACGTTTTTCTGCTTCGGGTAAGGTATCTTCAGGAGCGGGTTCATCGGTTGTGACAGTAGGTGTGTCCTCAGACTCACTGCTTGTAGGGCTGTCACCCTCCGTAGTTTCTTCTTCTTTTCTAAACCAAGCAAAACTGTATTGGCTAGCTAACAACAGGATAACTGCTAATGGATCAAAAACAAAAACAATAATTATAATAACCCATGTCACTGCTTTTTCTAAAACATTGGCATCTGGGTTTTCGCCGTAGATTAGCGAGGCAATGTATTTGATAGGGCCAACTTCTGCTTCTACTGCTCTTAGGTCTTTGGCAATAGGTGCTCGTTCTTCATTGTAGGCAGCAATTTTCTTTTGGGCTGCGGCAATTTCGTTTTGTAAAACAGTTCTTTCTCTCTGCTGACTACGGCGCAAAGCCACAGCTTTATCGGCACCCTTTTCATCTGAACTTCGAGCAATAGTTTGATCAACAGTGGCATCCATCTGTGTTAGAGATTTACGAGCCGCTTCAATATTGTCACGTTCAGTTTTGATCTTTTCATCAATAATGGCTACTTTGGCTGCAATGTCGCCGGTGGGCACTGCTTGATCTAAATGTGCCTTTGATAGGAATCCAAAAATACCCATTGAAGTGATCAGCATCAATACTGCTATGGCCGTGAGCAAATATGCTCGCATCAGCTTTGGTGCTCGACTCCAATTCATCTTGAGCCAAACAGTAGCAACTAGCTTGCTGATTTCTAGAGTCACGCCCATGATGATAATAGGAATCGCTGCAGCCGCAAAGATAGCCACGAGACCTGCTACCGAATACCAAACGGCAACAGCGGATATAGTTAATCCGCTGATTAATGCAAGATAGGCAATGGCCCGATCACTTGAATATATTTTCATGAAATAGTATTTATTCCCTTACCCATCGCCAATTTGTGTGTGCATTATCATAACAGGCAGTGGCAGCCATGGTTTTTTCTACACCATAGGCAATGGTTTGAATATGCACACGTCTACAGTAGCCATTACCGGTAGGCCATGTCATCACAGGCACTGCTATACCACTGGCGTCATTTTTATACCAAGTGACTCTCTGACCATTTTCTGCCATCATAACTGCATGATGAATAGTACTATGATACGCTTCTTTCTGCTCACTGTCAAGTGTTCTAAACCAACCAAATGTAAAGTCTACTAATCTATTAGCAAACTCGCCTGATCGATATTCAAAAAACTTTGGATTAGAAACAGTATTAGCCTGTGCTGGACTAATAGCCACCAGCATTAACAATTTCCCAACTACCATCAGGTTTCTGACAGCTGATACCTTTACGTTGAACATCACGTCCTCCAATCTGCATCCAATAAGTAAATTCTCCACAATTTGGTGCCATGCCGGACCTTACTTGGAAGAGCTTTTTAATTTGATCGTCTGTACATTCGACCACAGTTTCGCTGTTTACACGTTCGCCATTTTGTGTTTTAATAGTTTGGCTAGTGTGGCAGTACTGTGGTTTCTGAGCAACCTTTTTGGGAGCCGATGAACAGCCAGACAATACTACCAACATACCTGCTAGAATAATAAACACCCAAAGGGCGTTCTTAGCTCGGTAAGCGTTCATTATTGTGCTTTCTGTTTGGCTTCTGCCATCAACTGTTCAAAGGTACTCTTTTTCATTTCAAGACGAACATAAGTGTAATGACGTCCGTTCATAGTGAAATGACCTTTTTCACTCTTAACATGTTTGCGGATAGCAGTATCCTGAACTTTGTAAGAAATCATAGTACGAGTAGATTTCTTGTCATTAACAATGTCAATTACAGTTTCTGAATTCACTGTGCCGTTGATACGTTTGGCAAAGTTATTCATTGCAATAGCATCCATTTGTTCTTCAGCGGCTTGTGCGTATGCTGATTCACCTGCACCACAAGCATAGACCATATCTTCTTTCCACCAGAACCAGCCCTTAACACCTTCTTGGGCACAGTCTTTGTACCACGATGGTTGTGCGTAAGTTTTACGCTCTGGAATATCTTTCATTGACGAACAGCCAGTAATAGCCACTGCCAACATGCCTACCAAAATTGCCTTTTTCATATTTGCCTCTTTCTGTGTGTGAAAACATTTACTACAATACATAGTATAACAGGATCCGAAGATCCTGTCAATCAATCATTTACCAAAATGTTATTTGAAGAATATCAGTGCCATCATTACTGATTGTACGATAAATCCAAAACCAATCGTGACCACATTCAACATGTCCTTTTGAACGGCCGCTTTGATAAACAACAATGTAAGTCCTGCCCAAACTAACAATACCAAATCAACCCCTGGCAATCTGTCAGTGAGGCCAGCCATTACTGCCAATAGGCTAGGAATAGTTGATGCGTGTAAAACTACTACTGCTAGCCAACCAAATGTTTCAGATGAGATTGCTGTAAATTTGGTTGTGACAAATGTCTTAAAAGTTTGAATATTAAAGTTTAGCATAGTTGTTGCCTTTCGATTTTGGTTTGTAGAAAATGTGTTGTCCAATTTGTCCTATCTTTTGTAAAGGCCATTGGGGATTTACATAGTTGGCATGATAGTAGAGGGCTTCTTTAAGCACACTCAATTCAAAACCTTCTAGTAAAACTTTTTTGGCAACCTCATAACTTTCATTATAGGCTGCTTTGTTAATAGGTCTATTTTTGTGTACAGAGTCACATGCCCATGAGAATTGACATACAACTCTTTCCATAACAACATTCTTTTGATAGACCACACCACAGACGTCTTTACCGAAACGTCCATCTTTAACACGATTCATAGTGACCTGTGCTACTGCTACTTTACCTTCGAATGGCTCATGGCCTGCTTCGCGATAGATATTGATTGCTAGGCAATCTAATTGTTGTTCGCGAACTTTGATCGAAACAACATCGGGTGAATAATACCCGCTTTTTTCTTTTAGAGTTGAAAACTTAGTAGCGGTAATAGTTTGCACCAAAACAGCCACGGCTAAAAATCCCACAAGGTAGGATACTAATTTAATTGACTTTTCCATAAGTCCTCCTTTCATTTGGTGTAGTTAAAAAACACTACATTACATTAAGGGAGTAACTTCACGAGGCTCAAAAAAGAACCCTGACATACGTGTAGTTGTCTCCATTGGACGCATGATCTCATAACTCATGTGCCTTTGGAGCCTTGACCGCCCGAATCTCACGGGTTTCTCATTGGCCAAGACTCGCGGATTTGAACTGTACTGCATCGCTCCGTTCAAACCTACTATCTTGTTTCTTTGCGAAACGTATATTATATAGTTCATATACAGTATTATACACTCTAAATTGGCGATTATCGACGCATTTTGGAGATCTCAACAGCTTCTTCGTCCGAAAAGATAGGAACCGCATTTGATTTGTGCATAGTACCAATACCTTTGATTTTGTCTCCGGTATAGACTTTGTCTGGTGCTTTTACACAAGGACCACCAGTAAATGGCAGACTAGCAATGTGTGGAGTTTCTCTACGATAAGGTTCTGATTTTGGCTTCCATGTATCGGCAGCAAGTCCACGCTTACGCTTACGTTCTTCTGCTTCAATTCCCCATCTTTTTTGCAGGTCTTTCCAAGATTCTTCCAAAAACTCCGCCTTTCTTTTTGCTTCGGCACTGGCCCATTTTTTCTTGCCTTTCTTTTTGCCTGTGGTACTGAGCCACGGGCCTTCCAAATGCATAGTCAAAATAAACTCCTAAGTGTTAATACAAATACTATTATACACTCTACAGAGATTAAAGTCAAGAAAAAGCCCACCGAAGCGGGCTAATCTTAATAACAGTCTCCTGTTTCCAAAAGACGTCTCATTATACTTACTTGTTCATCACATACATTGTGACTTCGAAGCCAAAACGCATTTCTGTTGCTGCTGGTGTTGTCCACATAGTAGTCCTCCTTGTTAATAAAGATTAAGTACCGGTGTTGCCTTAGTACTTAGTATTATTATACTGAAGATCTACCATGTTTCACATACTGAAAATCATTAAAATGATATCACCCATTTAACACTTTAGCAACACTATTCATGACGCTGGCAATACGTCCAATATCACGAAGATTCTCTACTGTGTAGCCTTCTTGTTTCAATGTGTCATAGTGTGCCTTAACACAGAAGTGACACTTGCCAACAATACTTGCAGCCAAACTAAATGCTTCGAAGTTTGCCTTAGTAGTTCCGCCGTGTGATGCAATAGCATTCATTCGAAGCTGTGCTGGTAATCCTTTTAGTGCAGGATCTTCAGCCATCTCAACAAATGGATACCACACATTGTTCTGTGCCATAATGCTTGCGGCTGTCATTGCAGAATCTGCGTGAACTGGTGCGTCTGCCAACATTACCGATAATACTTTGCCGTTGCCTGTGGCAGCCAGTGCGGCCACAGCACAACCCATGGCCACATCTGCATCCAAGGTGCTACGCAAAAGAACAGCGTCAAGATTTAACTTGGTGTCCTTGGCGTAGTCTGGCAACGCTTCTTTAATAGCGTCAATGAATGCCATTATAGTGTTTCTCCGCCTACTGTACGGTTACATGCACATAACTCGCCAGTTTGTAGAGCGTCTAATACACGCAAAGTTTCTTCTGGGCTACGACCAACGTTCAAGTTGTTGACTGTGACATGTTGAATTTCATTGTTTGGATCAACAATAAATGTAGCACGAAGTGCGGCACCTGCTGGAGCATAGAACACACCAAGCTGTTCAATCAAACTTAACTCACCACGCTGTGTGTCAGCAAATTGTGTGTGAGTAATTTTCTTTAGATCAGCATGGGCATTTTGCCAGCTAACTTTACAAAACTCGTTGTCTGTGCTACCTGTGAGCAATACAGCATCACGATCAGCAAAGTCATTGGCTAGTTTATCGTAGGCTACAATTTCTGTAGGGCATACAAATGTAAAGTCTTTTGGATAGTAAACAATTACTTTCCACTTGCCTTCGAATGACTTTTCTGTAATGTCAAAGAATGCATCTTCTGGTTGTCCAGGCTTAACACCTGTAATTGTAAATGGGGCCAATTTATCGCCAACTGTTTTCATAAAATCTCCTTGTGTGTGTTTGAAAACTTCTCTCAGCGTTTTCACTGAGTATGTGTATATTATATATCCTAAAGAAACCTATTGTCAAGCAATTTTAATAGGTTTTTTCTATTGTATTTTTTAATATCGAATATTAAAAAAATCTATATGATAAAAAAGCGGCCGAAGCCGCTTTGGTTGTTTGGATGACAAGGTAAGTCCTACCTCGCGAGTGCAGTTTCTTAGGCTGCTACTGCTACTCCACCTTTTACAGTATTACCTGTGAAAGAGAAAGTACCAATCTCGAATGTATCTGCGTTTGCATTTACGAGTTTTGCTTGATTAACGGTCATCGCCTACCGTGTTGCCTCTTTCGCTATCTCGCCATGTCGAAACTGATTCATCCCCATCAAAAAGACTTTTAACAATCCAAAACAGATAATTTAGTGCTACTGCTATGCCCCAAAGATAAACCCATTGCCAATTATCAAACATAAAATCCTTTTGGTGGAGATGCCGGGCTCTGCCCCCGGGTCCACAACGCCTTTACTACGAAGGAATTACAACAATTCTTTAAAAGAGGACTAAAAAGAATACCGCTACTACTATCACGATCCCAATTGCGAAATTGTAATCTGGTTCCATAAGTCCCCCTGTTTATTAAGCTGGCTGAATATTACTAGCCTGTGCGCCTTTCATGCCTTGAGTTACTTCAAACCTTACACTCTGTCCTTCTTGTAAGCTCTTGAAGCCACTCGAATTAATCTGTGAAAAGTGTGCGAATAAATCTGCGCCACCGTCGTCTGGAGTAATAAAACCAAAACCTTTGGCGTCATTAAACCACTTTACTTTACCTGTTACCATTATATTACTTTACCTTTTATGTTATATACCACGTGTCTGTGTGTATGTTAGTATTTAAGCATCTTTTTGACTATTTGTCAAGAGCTTTGAGTGAAGAATCATGTTTTCTGTAGTCAATTTAGTAATTGTTGCTAACATGATCAGCTTTTCCTCCGGTGTGTAAGAATCTTTATCAAACATTTCTAGTACACTTGCGCCAATCATTTTCATTGCTTCTTCTTGACCTTTTTTAAAAACTCCCCAATCAAACGGGTCGCCTTCTTCTACTGCAAATGCAATATCACATAATTCTTCTAAGGTTATTTTAGCCATCCAATCCTCTTGTTGTTATCTACTCTATGTTGCCATTCTTCAACACTTCCAGGAAAGCGCCATGCCCATACAGCTACTATGGCCATAAAGACTGCAGTACTTAATATGCCTATTGGCTTTACTCCTGTAAACCACATGATGATCAAACTTGAAGTCATCATGGCCAGCATGAAGTATTTCATCTTAGTTGGGAACACACGTTTCTGCCCCCAGTTGGTTAAGAACGGACCAAACAATTTGTGATTATAAATCCAACGATGCATGCGTTCACTGCCCTTGCTAAAACAATAAGCAGCAAATACCACAAAGATTGAGTAAGGCATACCCGGAGTAATCACTCCTACATAGGCCAATCCTAAACTAATGAATCCAGCGGTATTCCAAAATAGTTTTTTAATGTTCATGCTGCTACTACCCTATTAGGTACTGCACTGACAATAATGTCAGAGTGCAAATTTGGTGTAAACTTTCCTCCAGCAGCACCATTTAGTGTTGCTAATTTATTCTGTGGTTTATTTTGTCTTATACTAGTGCCGCCATAAGGCAATCCCGGTGCAGCAAAACTTAGATGTATCCACACAGTCTTGCCTGGTAGATATTCTAACAACAATTGATCGTAGGGAATATTTTTACTGATCCACACAGCAATGTCAAAGTAGTCGTGTGCGCCTACTCCTCTAAACTGCAGATCCATAGCTTGTCCAGTACCGTGTTGACTTTTAGGATCGTTATGTCTAAAACTATTAGTTACAGTCACATTTGGATATTTGGCCTTGATCGGTTCATAGACATTTAATGCCAATGCCGCTAGATTGTTAACTACTGCCTGTGGTCCACTAACTGAAGGTGCACATTGTGATAGTTGAGCTATAGTTCTAGGAAAGGTGACATTTTTAATCATAGTTCCTAGAGTAGTGCCATTAGGAGTTAGTACTGTGGCAAAACTAATATCTCCTGTGACTGCAGCAGATTCGCGAGCTGCTGGAGGCGCTACAGGCGCTACTCCTTGAGTCTTTGGAGTTGGAGTAGTCGTCAGTTCTGTGTGTTCTTGTTTGGTGATACGACCTTCTGCTAAGAACTTATCAGCTTCTACTTTTCCTGCAGTGTTGTCGTCATCACCCTCAACGTTTTGAACAGCCTGTACCACAGTAACTCGAGGAACTGTGACTGCTGAAAATGATCCTTCTGTACTGGCTGCATTGTATAGTGCAATTATCTGCCCGTTGGCAAAAACGTTAGCAGCATCATAAACCGGTTCAACCCTACCGTTGGTACCAAACCTAAGCCCTGTGATTGCAGTAAACGGATGTGTATGCGATACTGGAATTCTAGCCGAAGGCCCGTCAGCAGGTGTATTAGCTGGCGCCGAGCTTGGGTTGATTGTTGGGGTAGTTGCCATACTACTATTTAAGCCAGCGCGATCCCAGTAGTTGACTGTACAAACTGTTTGGCAAATACTTCATCAGTTGCTTCAGCTACTGTCACTGTAGTTTTTAACAGTTTAACTTCTTTTTCTGGATTAACTGTAAACAAGTAAGGCATTAGCCCTGGACCGCGTTCGCCCATGCCAATAACCATCGGACGATTCAATTTATAATGTGTTGCTGTTTCTTCCACTAGTTTGGCTACGATTTCTTCACCACTAGTTAGTTTAAGAGTAATTACTTCTCCTGATGATACACCTTTATCTATTAACATACTATCCTTGTAAATGTTTCTTTAATTCTGTAAAACCGCCAATCAAATTTCCATCTAGAAAAATCTGTGGCACTGTTCTTGCTGTGGGTACTGCTTCTAGTAAATCTTCTTTAGTATACCCATCGCCCACTTTACGCTCTTCAAACTCAATACCTTTTTGTTTCAGTAGTGCTTTTGCTTGATCGCAGTAGGGGCAATGGTGCTTGCTCCATACGATTGCTTTCATTATATTTCCTTAAGTTTAACCGGTGTAAACAACCCCGCCACTCTTGTCAGTGACTCGAACCATCAGCATGCCTTTGTTTTTATACTGTAAAGCCGCAGCCATAGCTGATTGTTCATTACCATAGTGTCCTATGGTTGTCCAACTTTCGTAGGGGTTGCTTCTTTTGAATTGTGCTTTGTACATAGTTTATTATATAGCCGGAAGAGCATCATAGTCAAGATTTTCTCCCATCACACCTATGACGTAGTTTGTTGACTCTGATTCTTGTAGTGCTGTTTGTTTCTTGCTAGTATCTGAATGCTTGTTAAACCAAGGAATCGGAGTTGATTTTGGATGAGGATGTGTGTACTTAATACCAATATCTTTTAAAGCTGCGGCCGCGGTGTAATCTACAAAATCTTTAAGTATGTTAGCATTAAGACCAATTACAGGACCGCGATTAAACAAATACTCAGCCCATGCTTTTTCTTCACGAATAACATCCATATACAATGCATACACTTCTGTTTCACACTCTGCCTTAGCAGCTAGGAATCGGTCGTCTTCTTTGATCACTTGATTGATCATATAAGCAGTCCAGCCTTTGTGTAGTAGTTCGTCTTGTAGGATTAGGCTGATAATGTTGCCATTGCCAATAAAGATTTTATTCTCAACCATTGCTAAACTTGTGGCAAACGATACCATAAAGCGGAATGCCTCCAATGCGTAAGACGCATGAAGAGCCATCCACACTGCTCGGATATGTTCTTTTTCTGAAACTTTTTCGCCTAGTTCTTTACGGCAGTTGATAACATGCAATTCGTCATAGTACTTGCCAACTGAACTGGCCATGTCTACAATTTCTTTAGTGTCGTGAATGGTGTTAAACACATCTTTAGGTACGTTATAGATGTTGCGAATAATGTGACTGTATGATTTACTGTGAATGTTAGTTTCAAAGAATCCCCAGTTATACATTAGTGCTTCTACTTCTGGTAATGAACACACAGGGGTGAATACTTGTGTTGGTCCACGACCTTGCAAACTATCTAGTGCAGTCTGACGCAGCAAATTACTGGTAAAGATATGTTTAACTGCATCACTGGCTTCTTTAAAATCGTTAGCATCTTTGGTAAGACTAATCTCTTCTGGTTGCCAAAAGAATCCACGTGCAGTACTGTCAAAATCTGCAATCTTCTTGTATTTGACTTCTTCAAATCGCTGAATAGTCACTGGACCTGCTGGGTCAAGAAACATCTTGCGTCCAAGGTAGTCTGTCTTTGTGTTTAAATTATATTGTGCTTTGCTCATAGTATCTCTTAAAGTTTACAACTTTCGCAATCGGCTTCTTCATCAAAGTCAATTGGAGCTAGTCCCATCGGTGGCGTTTCTTCTGCTGCTGCCTTACTACCTGCTTTGTTAATCAAACTGTAGTAGAATGTTTTCAATCCCCATACATGTGCCTGCATCAAATTACGAGCAATTAATGTAGTCGGCACTTTACGATCTGCAAAGTGTGCAGGATTGTAGAATGTATTGGTACTAATACTCTGATCAACATAGGCCGCTAACACAGCCGCAGTCTTTAGGTAGCCATCACAGTCTTTCTGTTCCCACATCAGTTGATACTTGTTTTTTAATCTATTGTATTCAGGAGCAACTTGTGTAAACGATCCTGCTTTAGATTCTTTAGTAGTAATCAGACTCATTGGCATTTCAATGCCGTTAGTCGAGTTAATAACAACACTACTAGACTCCACTGGAGCAATAGCCATTAGGGTAGCATTACGAACTCCGTACTGCTTCATTTGTTCGCGGAGAGGTTCCCAGTCAAGTTCGGGGGCAAAGTCGGCGAGTTGGTTGACTCCTGCGGCTCTTCTTTCCCAGGGGAAGATACCCTGACCATATCGAGTTTTATGGGAGTCCACGCAGGGTCCTCTTTCTCGGGCCAGTTCGACTGTGGCTTCTGTGAGGTAGAATGCCTGATGCTCCATCCATGATTTAACTTCTGCCAATGCGTCTTTGTCGCCATATTTTAAGCTCCTTTTAGCATGCCAATAGGCAAGGTTAGTAATACCAATACCAAGAGGCTGTATCTCATCATTTGAAAGTTTACTTTGAATTGATAAAAAGTCTTGATAGTCTAGGATATTACATAAACTGCGTTGTAATATGCGACAGGCTCTACGCATGTCTTCTGGGTTTCGGAACGCACCCCAGTTGATGGATCCCAGTGTGCATAACGCTATGCGTCCCTCCTCGTCGTCTAATCTCTTAAATGGACGGGTTGGCAATAAGATCTCACAGCACAAGTTACTTTGATAGATAGTATGGTACTCAGGATCAAAAGGACCCTGATTCATAACATTATCAATAAACACCAAATAGATGCGACCTGTATCTGTACGCTCCTTAAGAATGCCGCTTTTAAATACTTCTTCAGCACTCATTGTTTTCTTGCGTAAGTCTTTACGCTTTTCATACTTTACATATAATTCTTCAAACTTTTCTACATTACTGTAAAATGCTTCATATAGTTCTGGCACTTCATTAGGATCGAAGAATGTAATATCTTCTTTGTTCTTAAAGCGTCTCCAGAAGAATGCCGAAAGGACAACACCGTAGTCCATGTGACGAACACGGGTTTCTTCTGTGCCTTGATTGTTTTTAAGAACAATAAGGTCGTCAAACTGATGATGCCAAATAGGATAGAATACTGTGGCACTGGCATTGCGGATACCGCCCTGCGAGCATGAACGTAGATCACCAAACCATTTTTTTAGGAATGGTATCATACCTGTGTGCATGATTTCGCCACCTCTAATGGGACTACCTAATGGGCGTAAACGACCAATCTCTAAACCAATGCCAGCACGTTTGCTGGCATACTTGGCCATCATCTCACCAGAAGCAAATATGCTATCCAGATCGTCGTCACTGCGGATAAGCACACAACTAGAAAACTGCTTAGTTGGAGTGCCAAGACCAGCCAACACAGGTGTAGCAAGAGTAAACAAACCATCGGATGCCGCGTTATAGTATTCTTTAATATAACGCATTCTTGCACTATTCGGTTCTTCTTTATGGAACACAGTCGCGGCTGCAACCATGTATCTAATTTGTGGAGTTTCATAAGTTTCCTTAGTGGCACGATTGCGAACAAGATACTTTTCAATTAACTGTTCAATGGCTGCGTAAGAATATTCTTCGTCTTTAGCATGCTCTAGCATGTCGTTCATCTTGTTCCAGTCATCTTCAGTGTACCACTCAAGTAATTCTGGTGTATACAGTCCAACCGATACGTTCTTTTTTATAATATCATATAGGTGAGGAACATCATATGATCCATAAACATCTTTACGCAACATTGACAGTCGTTGCTTACCTGCTACATATTGATAATTGGTATGACCTACATCTGGATTATGTTCAACATCGATAAGATCAACTATAGCACGTAGCGTAATGCCATCAATATCTTCAGTGGTGATTCCATCATAAAAATGTAGTTGAGCTTTAATTTCTATCATCGACTGACTAACGTCAGCAATACCTTTACATACTTTTGCTACTTGGGCTTGCCACTTTTCGATCATTAGCGGTTCTTTCTGCCCATTCCTTTTAATTACTGTTATGCTCATCTATGTCTCTATTTTAATAATTTTTCTAATGTGGTATTTATTATATCTTAGATTTAGACCATATCATGCTGGTGTTAAATCTTTTTAATTCTTCAACATCTACTACTGTTTTATATTCTAAATTAAGTACGTGTTTATTGTCTACAATCAATAGGTAAGCAGCTTCTTTTTTATTAAGAAGTGTAGATGTATGTATCTCACAATGAATATCCATAAAACGACGTGTTAATTTAATAGTGTACAGCATTCCTAACACAATTGCAAGTTCATCTAGTCGTGAATCTAGAATTAAATGCCAAGGGTCGGGCCATTCTGAGGAATTTTGGGGATCTAGATACGGACTAACAAAAGGAGCATGACTCCACAGTTCGGCAACATCTTCTAAGGGAGTCGCACTTGTTTCTAAACTATCTCTAAACTGCTTCCATTTTGTTAATCTATCTGTGCCGTAGCTATCAAACACCGTAGGCGACATCAAAAGAGATGTTACCTGTTGCGCCTGTGGCAAGAGGATTCTTATACGCCAACACTATTGTGTCAAGGTTAGGTCCTAAAGTTGAATCATCGCCAGTCCTGTTGCTAGATAACGATGCTGTAAATTCAAAATTGGTCATAAGAGCTCCTCCAGTGGAATTAATAAAATTAGGTGAATACGTGTAGCTGTCTGTGATAGTAATTGGATTGTCTACAGCGCCTATGTCGTCGCTGACTGCCATATGCAACGAACCAAATCGTGTGTGGACCCCAAGTCTTAAGCAGTAGTTAATCACTGTAAATTTATTCAATGCAGAAAATACCGCCAGTGGTCTAAAACTGTCTGACAGATAAATCAATGAGTAATTTTTATCTATAAAATCAACACCAACTGCATTGTACGCTTCAGTATATGAGGTCACATTGTTAGTTGCTGTCATATTGGCTAATTGTTGTCTATCGCTGCTGCATGATACCAACACATTGCCAATCTTTTCTCCAAAATATACCATAACATCGTCTGGGCTAGAAGCAGTTGATGTATTATTACCTACATTTTTAAATTTAGATTGCTGAATTATAGTGCCTTGCCCAAATGTTGACCGAAAGGCCTGATTGGCTACTTCTTCAAACTCGCATTGTGAAATTGTCCATTTGTTGCCTTGTGTTTCAACACCTTGAATATAGATTGCGGTGTCGCTGACAAAAAATTTACACTGATCGAATTTTATCTCAGTATTATATACTGAGGATTGTAAACACTTAATAGAGACACTGTTGCCTTGGAATAGGCAATTTTTAAACTGAAGGTTTGTGACTCGTGTGCCTATTAGACCGTTTTCCCAAAATACAGCAGCAGGTTCCGATGCCAAAGAATTAACGGTGTTGCCAAGAATATATTCTCCAAGCACAGTAACATTTTCAAAAGAGGAATTTGCTATACCGGATAGGGTAATTTGACCTGTAGTCCGTTGTATGGTAAGATTAGAAATATTAATATTTTGAGGTCTATTAGTGCTGGCAAAGTCTGCTAGTTCTAAACCTGTACTGGTAATAAGTCTAATATTGTTATTGCCAATATTGAGCACAGCGCCTCTCTGTGTTTCGCCTTGAATTATAGCATTAGATGGAACAGTCAAGTCGCTGGTAAAAAGATATTCACCATTGGGTATCACTAGTACTTTTCTATAATTTAAATTAACATTGCGGAACAGTTGTGTGAAAGCTGTCTCAAAAGCTAATACGCAATCTGTAGATCCGTCGCCTATTGCGCCAAAGTCTGTAACTGACACATACTCGTCTAATTTTGATTGTAGACTTCTTGACACGCTAAGTGTTATAGAAGTGTCATTACTAGCGTATTGGTATCCGCGAGCTAGGTCTAGGATATTATCATGTTCTGTGATAATCTTAGTGTTGCCTACGTAAGGAGCACCTTCTAGCACACTGCCGTTGCCAATAAACAATTCTTGGCTATCAACAGCCCAAGCAAATTCAGCCGAACTTAATTGTGGTACTCCACTGTTGGAGTTTTTCTGCCCTCTGCGGACTTGGATTTTTGAGATTTGGACAACGGCCACTTTGATATCCTCTATGCGTTATAGAGTATTTATCTGCCTAGGTTGTAATATTCTTCTACCTTGTTGAGCCAAGCATCCTGCCATTTATTAAAGTCTTTGGGTTCTAGCGTAAACTGTTGATATTGAAAGTCTCTTGAACACATAAAAATAACACCTTTTTTAATGTCTGTGCCGTAGACTTCATTATGTGCTAATATATAGGCCATTAGCTGTAGATAATAATCTTCTACCCACTCTGCTTTCTTGGGTTTATTTGTTTGTTTATGATCGGCAACAACAGGTTCGCCCTCATGCACACCTACTAAGTCAGTAGTACCTGAATACAGCCCTGGGAAGTATAGGCTTTGTTCCATAGCCCATACTTCGTTCATTTTACTTAGACCGTTTTCAATAATAACGTCAGCCATTTTATTAGCCTGTACATGAACTGGATTATTTCCTGGTTGCCGCTGTTCGCCAATTAGGAAACGTTCTAAGTTGGCGTGCATGGCTGTGCCCACTCCACTTGCCTCAGTCACGATCTGCTGTGCTTTAGCTTCACCTATGCGTTTTTTCCATTCGTTCAGGTGTGTCATGTCTTTGGTAGCAGATAGGATAGTAGTTACCGATGGAAGACTTTCACCGTCTGGAGTTAGGTAAACTCGTTTGCGTGTCACAGGGTCATTGACCTGTTTGCAATTTTTGTATTGATAACGCTCAATAAAAGGCGGAGGTGCAATTATATTTTCAGTCATAGTGTATATATTACACTAAAAAATTGGAAAGGTCAAGCCTGGGCTAGTTGTTGAGGAGCCGCAGACGCTGCTATTTTATCTACGGCCGCTTGGCTGTCTTGAGGAGTTTGGGTACCGTCACCTTTGGGTTCAGCATCGGGTGCTCCAGGAACATTGAGCTCAACCCCGCGATCGTTAAAGTTTTTAACTAGATTTTGGATAGCTGGGCTCGAATCATAGATTGATTTAAATGTCTCGTAGTCAGCGGCAAATTCAAATCCGCTGTCTTGAGCAATTTTCTGTAGTGATGCCCAATTCATACTAGCTGGCGCATTTTTACTTGCAGCTCTGCCTACAAAGTTTCTAAGTATCATTACAAACTTGTCTAGGCCTGTATCTGAGTCAGCAAATTCAAAAAATCTCATCGTATCTGTGCCAGTTGTTTTTGTAAGTCTTGCAGTTCTTTTTGTTTTTGACTAATAGCATCTTGAATTTGTTTCTTTTGATTAGCTCTGTCTAGGGCCTGCTGTGCCTGCATTTTAGCCTGTGCCTGTGGATCAGCAGCTACCTGTTGTCCAGGAGCCATTGTAGTAGCACCTGCTGCAGGAGCAGCGCCAAGCATAGGAGCATCAAGCTCCTGTAGCCTGGCAAACTCTGTTTCTGAAACAATAGCAGAAAGTTTCATTAGCCTGCCAACACTCTTAGTAGACTATTTTGACGGTCAATGCTTTCACGTTGAGCACGTCCTGAATCACCTAGTCCGCCTGCTGCTGGTTCTGCTGCGGCAAATTCATCATCTGCTGGTTCTGCATTCATCATATCTGGCTCTGCTGGGGCTTCTAAGTCGGCACCCAGATCTGCTTCTGGTTCAGCACCAAGCATACCTGCTGCTTGTTCTTCACCTGTAAGCTGACGAACACCAGTTGATAATGTTTCACGTGTAGCTTTAAGATTTTCTAGAGCAGCTTGAATTGCTGGAGCACAAGCTGAGATAAAATTCTTGGCCTGCTCTGCACCCATCTCGTCACGGATAGAATCACCTAACTGTAATAGAGTATCATTCTCCATACCAGAAAGTTCTTCAATCCAACGACCTACTCTGTCAACCATTGTTTTAGCTGTGACAATCGCAGACGCTTGCTGGATTTCACCTTCTTGTAATTTAGTCATGTCTTCTCCTGTTTCGACTGATTCATTTTTTTCTTTGTTGTGTTGCTTCCATGCTGTTGCATAGGCAATACCTTTTTCTTTCTTAGTTAGCTTGCCATCATCAGCATAGCCTTTCTTGATGTGTTTGACCATGCGTTCAGCTTTGGCTCCTGGAGGTGCCTTTTCTTCAATGCTTTCTGGAAAGGTTCCGTAGTCTTCGTCTGACCCAAAGCCTGCTGATGCCATAGCATAGTCGTCGTCTGTTTCGCCGCCTTCGTCATCGCTCTGACCACCAAACTCTTGTTGCACAATATCCATTAACATCGGTTCAATTTGTTCAAAATCGTCTTTAGGGTGAAGACCTGTTTCGCCAGTGATTTCTTCGATCTTATCTTGCAGATACTGACCCACTGGTCCTGGATCACTTAACAGGTCATACAGTTTATCGTAATCTTCGTCGTCGGCAACTTGAGCTAGCTCAATTGCAATTTCACTCATAGCACCTTCATCTGTACTGACTTCTGCTGGACCAGCATCTACAACAAACTCTTCACGCTCTGCAATTTCTGCATTGATAGCATCTAGCATCCATTGTGCCTGTGTTAGTGCTTCGTTTTCAATGTTTTCATTGAATCCGCTCTGACTACGTGCATCATGAATCTGTGTGCGTAGTTTGTTTCGGGCATCTTCTAACTTAGGCAGATCAAACGACTCTAAGTTTAAACGTTTGCCGAATGTTTTTTCAATAGATTCGTTAATACGTTTAGCGGATCTTGTATTTTTAAAAAGGTCTGTTGTTTTCATATTTTCAATGTGTCCAGATTGATACTATATTTATTCAGATGTTAGCCAAACTCTCTGTGCGTTTTTTTGCTGCAACTGCTCGATCTCTACTTTCGCTGTACTTGGCCCATAACATATCTGCTCGTTCATTATCATGATTATTAACAGCTTTTTGATACTGTGATCGCAACAACTGACTGTCAACGAACCAACGTCCATACTCCTGATCAGCTGTATATATCTGATCTGCAAGTATGATAGAGCTTCGCCTGGCCAGCAGATTCGCTATGCGTATGGCTGCACAATTTAGGCTAATCTCTCTATACTTGAATTCGCCGTTTTGTTTTAGGTGTTTTACAGTGCCTTCATTTACGATCAACACGTCGCCCACTAGAATACCCTCCGCTACTTTAACAGGCAGAATAGGGGTTTTCTGGATTGCTGAGCGTAATGTCTGCTCAAGGCGTCGTGATATATTAGTCATAAAAAAAGGACCTATGGCCCTTATTTAAGTGTGTATATTTCTAATGAAATATTTTTACAATGGCGGAAAAGTGTCCGGATACGAATCCTAGTACTGCTAGTCCACCTAGGATCATATACATCCATTTTTGTTTGAATTGTTGTAGCTCAGATATCTTTGCATCTAATTCTGTGTGAGTACTTTTGATTGAACTGGCTAATTCGGCATGCTGAGTGCAAGATGCATCATACATTTGATCTAGACGCTGAGTTATACCAGCTCCAAGCTGATTAACATCAAGTTTAATATCATCTATTTTTTCGTCTAGGTTAGCTACCTGTACTTCTACAACGCTAACACGTTCCGCTACTGTCGGCATCTAGCCATCTCCTTGGTTAAGTCAAGTTCCCGCAAGGGACATGTGCCTAATAATGAAATGCCTTGTTTGTTTGCCTGTTAAGTTTATTTATCCAACTTAGAGCGATTCACTTACCCAGATGTTGGTATTCGGACCTTGTGTTTGAAACACCGCCGGATCAAGGTCTATACTATTATTTAGTTGTCCAATGACTGGAACACCGTGTAGGTCGTCTAACAGTAGTCCTACCGAATTTCCATCTTTAGTGAATACCTGATCACGCTCTACTTCAAATGTCCATGTCCAATAATTGGCCTTGCCTTTTAAAGGATAGGGCAAACTGCCTGAAGACTCCACAGGATCAACTGCCCACTCAACGTTAGATCTAAGTCCGATCGATTGCAACAATGTATTAAAATTGGCCTGTTGGGCCAATAGGTATTGATCAGTTTCGGCTCTTGAGGGATTGGTCCGAGTAATGTCAACTAAAGTTACAATTTGGTAGCGTGGCATAATGTGCTACTATTTATGGTCAATTCATACTCAAAAATAAATTTAAGTCATAGTAAACAATAATAGATGTCCGCATTGGCTTTCTATGTTGCAAGGTCCTGTAATTTCTAGGCTATCACCTTCACTTAGGGTATATCCTGCACACTGACTAGATCCTTCTAGCTGCAGAAGATAACTCAGTCCTGCAACTGTGTATTCGCCTGTTAATATTCCTGCACGAATATCCAATCGTGTGTTTTTTAACTCCAAAGGCAATAACTCAAACTCAGAGTTTCGATCTACTAAAGTATATTTGGGTTCCCATCCTACCATCAATTGATTGCTGGCTATCCATATCTGTAGGTATCGGTTATCCTCTGGGCCAGGGTTGGATTCTGTGTGCCATATGCTCGTGCCGCAGCTCATGTGTTGTACCTGCCCTGCTTGTGCTACAACATCATTGCCTAGGTTGTCATGATGTTTGACTTTACCTTTAACCACATAGCTGAGTATGTCTAGATTCTTATGTTCATGATAGGCAGTCTCAAACCCAGATTTAGTAGTATCATCGTTAATTGTGACAATGGGACCCCAGTTCAAGTATATGCCTGATTGATAACCTTCAAAGTCAAAACTACGACGGCTAGTATAGTTGTCTTCACCTAATCGACTACAGCCTATGTAGCCTCGTTCTGCATTAGTTCTATATTTCATACAGTTATTTACAGAGGTAAAAAAAGCCCAGGGTTTAATCTGGGCTCGCATTACCAAGTAAAACTATTAGCAGTCGTGACTGACGCTAGAACCTTGAATTTTACCGTACCATACACGACAAGTAATGCCCAATCGTGAGTTGATTTCATCGGTAAGTAAATCAACGTCGCTGGTGTCATCTGGTTCCTGCTCGTCACCGTCATCCTTGGGTGTTTTTTCCCAGTTAACCAAAATAGTTACTGTGTTGCCGCTGACCTGTCCTACACCGTAGATCTCAACTCCACGACCTTGTAGATAATTGAGGACCTTAAATAAGTCACTGTTTGCATTTGCGTGTCCGCTCCAGTTAGTACCGTGTACTAGAACTAATGGATACACACGTGGTGTACCATAGTTAAATGTATCGTGTCTTACTTTTCGGTTGTTAGCACCTAATGTTGTTGCTACTTCACCACTAATTGTTTGACTATATGCGTCTGCCATAGTAATCTCCTTAAATGTTTATATTAAAAAAGGACGGCAGCTTTAACTGACCGCCCTTAGTTCCCATCCCTAGGAAATTATAGTGCTGGTGTAAAGATTGCTTCAACAGTAACAGTTGCGCCTGTACCTGCTGCTGCGTCTGTTGTGTTGAATGTACCAGTACCTTGAACACGCATGAATAGTACGTCTGTTACGCCGCTTTGGAAAGCTGCGCCGTTAGCTGTACCGATAGCTGCTACAGTGAATGCATCACCTGTGTCTGCTGGTAGAGCACCTGCTGCTCCGCCTGCTAGTGTGATTGCGTTACGGATTGCTGTAACGTTTGCGTCTGTCATGTTTGTCAAAGCAACTTTAACGATAAGCTCACGTCCAACGTCAGCTTGGTTAATTACGTGCTTGCCAAAGTTAGCACCGAATGTTGCTACTGTTGAGCCTGAGTTAGATACTGTTTCTACTCTTGATAATACGTCTGCCATGATATGTTCTCCTAATCAATAAGTCCCGCTCAGGGACCGGCTATTTTAAGAATCACCTTGATTCTTATGTAAGTATTTATATCTTTTGGAAAAAACCGTGGTTTTAAGCTGTTAATCGGCTTTAAATGGAGTCCAACGATCTCTAGGAACTAGTTTTACGCTGTCTTTGCCTTTGACATATCCTTCGCCGCCCGCTTTACCACCTGTGTTAGCAGTAATATCGCCTTCAGCACTGTCTAGCTCACGTATAACTTCGTCTTTGGCTTTCATTAGCTCACGTACTAGTAGGAACATGTTATCCATGGCTCCTGCGTTGGCTTTGGATAATTCAGAGATCTTCTGTTGTTTAGGTACACTTACTTTGCTAGTCTGTAGCCAATTAAAGAAAGACTCAGTGTCTAGTTTATCTAATGCCTTGGCACGACTCTGTTGATTAACAAAAGTATAGATAACCGTTTGTAGATCGCTGAGACCAGCTTGTGGTGCTAGTAATCTGTCTATGGCTGCTGAACTAGTGTTGGCAGTTTTTTCGATCACTGCTAGATTGTCTGCGTTAACTGCTGGACGATGACTAACATAGGTTTGCCCAAATACCAGTAGCTCTGGATTAGCATCAAATATTTCTGGGTTAGTAAATGGTTCGCCGCTTTTATCTCCAAAATAACTATACTGTTGATGTGCCGCCACAGCCACTTTAGCTTTGGCAACTTTACGTCCAACTTCGGAATTGCCTTTGACAGCATAGGTAGTTTGATTAGGAGTAAATGTTATACGTCCATCTGCACCCTGATAAGGTTTGCCTGGATGAAAAAGGATATCTCCATAGACATAACCCTTAAAGTCTTTAGGAGTAGCACGCTCGAATACCGACCACATTGAAGCCATGTCGCTAGCAAACTTTTCACGCCAATCTTCGCCCTTGCCGCGACTCATGATAAACTGTTTGAGTTCTTCTGGGCTAGATGATTTACCTTCTTCACGTCCCCAGTTATTCTTACCAACCATACGGAAGGTACCGTCTTCGTCACGTCCCCAATACACAGTAGGATTGCCGTCCCATTTGATAGCAACGTCTGATGCATCTTGTGCTAAACTCTTTAGGATTTGCACAGCACGGATTGCACCCTTGGGCTCTGTGAATACCAGATCCTCTAGGTGATTGAATTCTCTACCTACCTTTTTAGGAGCAGCATCTTCTAATAATAGTTCCCAAGCTCTCACTTTACAATCTCAATCATCTGGCGCATCCAGCCAATGGTGCCGGGCTGATAACTTTCAACTTGATTGGCTTTGGGCAGTTCAATTCCCTGACGGCCTAGTGTTTCTCTAGCACCTGCAACCAGTTCTTCGTAGTTGGGTAATTTTTTAATGTAGTTTAGAATAGCATCAACACTCTTGATGTTTTTAACTGTAGCAGTTTGTCCTAATAACTCTTTGGCAATCTGATTCCAGTCATTGCCGTTAGGCAGTAGTTCATCTGTTGTGGCATTTAGTAGTCCGTGTTTAGGACTGTATTTCATACCACGGGCACGAGCAATTGAGCTCAACACTATATGGCGATGCTCACCACGGTAAGCACCCTGACCGCCAATCATTGAGCCCTGTTGAAACAAAGGATTAGCAGAGAACATAAAGTCAGCTTGCACAAAGCCGTTATCTGGACTGCCTTTAATAGGTACCTTCCAGTGTACGTTGTCACCACTTAGTTTGATATTGTCTTTGCCAAACTGTGCAATCAGTTTGTCTGCAAATTCTTTTTTGTTTACTTCGTTAGCATCTACGCTTAGATCTAAGTCGCCTGAGCTATTCTTTTCAAATGTACCGTCTGGGTCTTCTTTACGTCCAGTAGTACCTAACCATTTAACGGGCTTTTTATCGTCTAGATCTTTTTCTTTGGTAAAGTCTAGACCTGTGATCTTTTCAATGTAAAGGATAGTTTCTTCTACATCTGCTGTAGCGATACGCTGTGTCAGTGGTTGTTTATCGGGGCCCTTAAAAACATTGCCGCCTTCAAATAAATTACTCATCTTTATCTTTGCTTTCCAATAGCTTTTGTTGTTTTCTAGATTCTGCTATTCTGCGCACGCCGCGAGTAAATTTGGCTGAATCTTGGCCGCGGATAGCATTGATAAATCTACGCTCTAGCTCGTCGGCCTGTTCTGGAGTATAGTGTTTGTGAAGACTTTCCAGTAGATTGATAGCGGAATTTATGATGTTTGTGGCACGGCTTTCATAGAGCGCATCCATATTGCGCACTTCAGCCAGCTCATTTAATTCCTGTAGTATTGATCTTGTTCTAAGTTTCATCATTATTCCAGTTGATACTATATTTAACTCAAATTAAAACTATTGTACAGTAAATTTG